AAAAAATTTATTTTTGTAAAAAAAAAAAAAAGAAAATACAATTTAATAATATTATTAAAGTACGATTAATATTTAATATTTGTAATTATGTAAATATTGAAGATATTTGGTGGAATCAAAATGATATTAATAATTTTAGATTAAATTATAAATTAGAATTAAATAGTATTATTCATAGTGATATTATTAGTAATGATGTTGTATTAAATTTATAATATTAATAATATTATTATTTAAATATATATTATTATTATATAAATTATGAGTACTATAATTAAAGATGATGATGATGATGATAAAAAGACTGATACTAATACTGATACTAATACTGATACTAATACTGATACTAATACTGATAATGATAATGATAATGATAAGGATAAATATTCCATAATACCAAATGAATTAAATATAATACTTATTACAGGTGTTAATGGACATACAAAAATAAATTATAAACCAACTATGACAATACCTAATATAGATAGTTCTATAATATTATTTAATCCTTTAACTAATTTAAATTCAAAAGTTCTAAATATTATACCTAAAAAAAAAATACAATCTTTTTTTTTTAATACACAATTATTTGAAACTTTAATAAATTTTACAAATAGTATAGATTTAGACGATACATCTCAAAGTTCAAAAGATGAAAAATCAACAACAGATGAAAAATCAACAACAGATGAAAAATCAACAACAGATGAAAAATCAACAAAAGATGAAAAATCAACAAAAGATGAAACTGGTGATGATGATAAAATTAAACTTTTAACTGATGCTACTAATAATAAAGATATAGATAGTAATATTGGTATTACTGTTGATATGTTATTTCCAGAATATAGTATTATATATATTGATAACAAACCATATGTTATTACAGATGTTCAATGGGATAAAGGTAATTGGATTATTGAGAAGAAAAAAAATAATTCAACAGATCAAAATAGTATTGCTGATGAACAATTAAATAAAATTCCAAGTCAAATTAAACAAGGAGAAAATTATAATACAGACTCAGAATTTAATAAATCAATAACTTCTCAGACAAATACTTCTAATACTCAAACAACTAATTCATTATTATCATATTATATAACAGTCGAATTGTATTTATATCCGGGTACAACTATACCTGATGATAAATTAAGTAAATTAAAATGCAATCATCAAAAAAATGCAGTAAAAAAATCATATTATAATTTTATAGGTAAACCATATGTTATTCCAGCAGTATGTCAAGATGATTCTTCGAATGATTCTTCAAATGATTCTTCAAATGATTCTTCTAATGATTCTTCTAATATTCCAAATCAACTTATTTTAGAACTTTCAAAAAAAATTGCTGAAGATCTTAATTCTTCAGATAATATAAACGGTGGTGGTATTGATGACGAAGATTCAAATTTAGAAAATAATAAACATACTATTACACAAAAATCTAATTTAATAACATACAAAAATAAAACACGTAAACATAAACATAAGATTATATCTTAGTAAATTGAAAATTTTGAAAAGATTCTTTTTGTTTTTTTCTTTGTTTTTCTTTTTTTGCTTTTTCCAATACAGTAATAGCTGCGGCTAATTCGATTTCACTAACAACTCCATCTTCATTAGTATCTAATAATTTATGTAAAATTCTATAATCAGTAGGTACAATACATAAAGAACTTTCTTCATTAAATAAATGTTCAGATAAAATAGTAAATATAGCAGTTAAACCAAGTGCAGTATAAATATCACGAGTACCCATCCAAGCCATAGCAAATACTAATATTTGTTTGCTTACAGTATATTTCATATATTCTTCTGTCGATCTACTAAATTGAATTGTAATAAATTTAGAACCAATATTAAGAAGTATCATAATTATACCTGCAAAAAATTTACTATTATTTAAATACATAATATGATGATTAAAAAAATAAAGTCCTGATGAAAAAAAGGACATTCCTTCTCCACCGAATTGTGGTTGTTGTATTTTATCTTTATCTCTCATTATATAATAAAATAGAATATTATATTTTAAATTAATCCTGTTTTTCTAAAAATATTAGAAACATTACTAGATGTTTTATCATACATATTTTTGCTCATAATACGTGCTTTTCTAATATATGGTCTATAAAGCGAACGTATTTTTGGAGTGAATGCTTCTACACTTTGTTTTACATTAAAATATGCAAATATACAAATAATAAAAATTAAAAAACAAATATAAAAATATAAATATTTCATATATAATTATAATTTTATAATTAAAATTAAAATTATAAAATTAAAATTATAAAATTAAAATTATAAAATTAAAATTATAAAATTAAAATTATAAAATTAAAATTATAAAATTAAAAAGTAAAAAATATATTTATTTATGTTTATGTTTATTTTTATTTTTTAAATAAAAAATAAATAAATATTTATATAATAAATAAATAATTAAAATACTTATTATAACAAATAATAATTTGGAGAACGTATATATAATAGTAAATCCGGGTTCAGGAAATTTATCTAAATTTAATATTTGAATACTTTTTTTTTTAATATAAAAAATAACAATATTATCTTTTTCAACCCAAGTTTCTTTATTTTCCGTATCTGGATATGTTTGATAACACAATGGTATATAATATAAATATCTATTTTTGATATTATTTTCCATAATAACATCCCAATGTTTTAAATACAAATTTAAGTTGGTTTGTCTAGTTTTTTTAGAATAAATTATAGAATGCGTAGAACAAGATTTATATGATTTATAATGTTTTAAATCTAAAGTATAAGGAATAATAAAAATAGGATTACATCCTAAATAATATATAAATTGAGTTTCTTTATATTTATTTAAAAAATGATTTATATTTTGTAAAGTCTCTCTATTTTTTATATTAGAATTAAAAATAAAATCATCTTCCAATATAAGAATATTATTATAATTATTATTATTAGCGTGTTTAAAACATTGTAAAAATGCATCAGTTAAATCTTGATATGAGATTTGTTCTATTAATTTTTTTTTACAATTTTTAAATCCTTCATTATAAATTAAATATACTATTTTAGTAGGTTGATATATTTTCAATTGTTCATAAATATGTTCTAATCTTCCATTATCTTTTAAATGAATAATATAAGTAGCATCAACACTATCATCTAAAAACCCTTCTGTATATATTATTTTTTTAAAAGTGTAACATTGTGTATTATAATTAACATCCATTATATATTACTTTTTAAAATACTTTTTTAAAATATTTTTAAAACACTTTAATTTCTTTATTTTCATAAAAATCAATATTATAATTAATATTATTACATAAATGTTTATTTTTGAAATAAAATAAAATAAACTATATCCAGGTTCTGCGTGTTTATTCATTCCACAAATTTTATATATTTGTAAAGCCATTTTTGATGCCAATAAATCAAATAGTGATTCTTTACCCCAATTTGTAGAATTTTCAGTATCTGTAAATAATTGATAACATAAAGGTATATAATATGTATATCTTAAATGATTCCATAATTCTACATCCCAATCTTTAATTATATCTTGGTTTTTATTTAATATAATTTCTCTCATTTTAGTATTATAAATTACAGAATGTGCTGCAACACCTTTAAAAACAGTATAATTATAATAATCATATGGTAATAATATATTAGGAACACATCCTAAATAATAAATTAACGGATTCGTGTCATTAGATTTTATAAATGTATTTATATTATGTTGATGAAAATCACTTTTTATTTTTTCTGAAAAAATAAAATCATCTTCTAAAACTAAAATATTTTTATAATTATTATTATTTGCGTGTCTAAAATTTTGTATATTTGCATCAACCAAATCTTCCGCAGTATCTGTAATATAATTTTGTTTTTTACAAATTTTAAATCCTTCATTAAAAACGATATATACTATTTTAGTAGGATGATATATTTTCAATTGTTCATAAACGTGTTCTAATCTTCCATTATCTTTTAAATGAATAATATAAGTAGCATCAACACTATCATCTAAAAACCCTTCTGTATATATTATTTTTTTAAAAGTATAGCATTTAGTATTATGATTAACATTCATTATATATTACTTTTTAAAATATTTTTTAAAATACTTTAAATTATATATTTTCATAAAAATCAATATTATAATTAATATTAATAGATAAATGGTTATTTTTGAACAAAAATAAAATATACTATATCCAGGTTCTGCATGTTTATTCATTCCCAAAAAATTAAAAATGTGCATTGCTATTAAATTATAACTTGAAAAATAAGATTGTAAAGGTATTGATTTACCCCAAGTTTTAGAATTATCTGTTTCTGTAAATAATTGATAACATAAAGGTATATAGTATGTATATTTATATTTATTATTTATATACAAATACAGTTCTGCGTCCCAATCTTTTATATTGGATTGATCTTTGATTAATATAATTTCTCTTATTTGAGCATTATAAATTACGGCGTGTGTAACGCAGGCTGAAATGACTTTATAATTATAATAATCATATGGTAATAATAATGAAGGAATACAACCTAAATAATAAATTAATGGATTGTTGTCATTAGATTTTATAAATGTATTTATATTATGTTGATGAAATGAAGATTTTATTTTTTCAGAAAAAAAGAAGTCATCTTCAAGAATTAAAATATTATTATAATTAATATTTTTAGCGTGTTTAAAGATTTGTATATTGACATCAACCAAATCTTCTGCAGTATCTGTAATATAATTTTGTTTTTTACAATTTTTGAATCCTTCATTAAAAACGATATATACTATTTTAGTAGGTTGATATATTTTCAATTGTTCATAAATATCTTGTAATCTTCCATTATTTTTTAAATGAATAATATAAGTTGCATCAAGACTATAGTCTAAAAATCCTTCTGTATATATTATTTTTTTAAAAGTATAGCATTTAGTGTTATAATTAAATTTCATATATATAATGTTTATATAATATAAGAATATAATATATGATGAATATAATTAGAACTATAGATTATATAATTAATAAACTTTCTAATAAACAAAAAAAAACATTATTAGAAGTAACGAATTATTTTCATATATCATTAGATTTTTTTCTATATAGTTATTTATTTTTATTTAATCAAATGTATGATTTTTACTTTATTATAAGTATATTTTTACAATTTTTGCATTGGTTATTTTTTAAAAATGAATGTGTATTAAATTATGTTGAGAAAAAATTAATAAATAAAAAGTATAAATTAGGTAGTAATATCTCTCTTGTTCCTTTTGAGAAAAGATTTTATAATGATTTTTTTTTAAAAATGAAATTTGTAATAATATTATCTGTATTATTATATATATATTATAGAAATAAACATAAAAATATTAAATATTTATTAATTTTAACATTAAGTATATTTTGTTATATAGGTATAATTAGATATAACCATTCTAAAAAATTAAAAATATAAATTAATATAAATTAAGATATTTTATTTTTGGGACAGAAAAGTTGAAATATAACCATAATGAGATAGCCAAAATAGTTATAATTTTAATGTAATATTTTTTATTTCGATATATAATATAAATTAATCCTCCTATAATAAATAATATTCTTAAAGAATTAGTATAATTATTAAAAAACAATTGTCTATGTGGACTCCAAAATGGGTATGATCCTAATTCATAATTAGGATTAATAATTTTTTTTTCAATATAACTAATAATACATTCATTTTTCAATAATCCCCAATGAAAAATTTGTGATAAAAGAAAACAAATGAAATATATATCATATATAGAATTAAATATAAAAGCATAAGTCATAACGAATAAATCTACCAATAGATGAATGAACTGAGTAACAAATAATACTGTCATTATATTATAAATATATAATTTTTTTATACTTAAAAATAAGTATTTAAAATACTTAAAGAATTAAATATTTAATACATAGTTTAAATATTTAATACATATTTTAAAACTACTTAAAGAATTAAACACTCGCATAATCATTCATAAATATAGATTTATCAGTAGGTTCTACATTATCTTGTTGATTACGCGCATTAGAAAAAACAGGTATTTCATTGGAACGCTTACCTTTTAACATAACACTTTCTCTATCTATCATTTGAAAACCTTCTCTCCCACCAAACGTTTCAGTTGTCGTCGTTACAGGAGGAGGTGTAGTAGAAGCAGAACTAGATGTTGTAGTTGCAGTTTGATTCGCCATTTTATTTTGTATTGTTTGAATAACTTCATTTTTTTTATTTTGAATATTATTTACTAAATTATTCGAAGAATCGGTAAATCCTTCTGTATATATAAAATTATTTTGATTAAATATTATAATAAAAAATACTAATACTATACCAAAAATAGCATTAATACTAGTTATTCCTAAAATAAATAAAATTAAAACTAATCTACCTAAAGGAGTATTTATACAAAAATTAAAATAATGATGATTACTTAATATTATAATACAAGCTAAAGTAATGAAAGCAGTTACTACATTTTTATTAATTAAATTAAAACTCATATATAATTATTCTTATATAATTTATTTTAAAAATAATTGTTAGTTTGTTTTATAAATTTCAGTCTGTTTAATAAATTATTATCTAAATTTTTAATAAGAATGTCTTTAGCAATGTTTGCCGCTCCATTTGATGATAATATGGATACATTTTCAAATAATTCAGATAATAATATTATTAATAAAAAACGTCAAGCACATAATAAAACACAAAAAAAATATCCAAAGGAAAATTTTGACACAAATAAAGTAAATTCCGTGTTAGAAAAAATTCATAATAGTGCTGATGATGATAGTGATGATAATTATAATTTCCCACCTAAACCAAAATCATCCGGAGTTGATAAAACATTTGAACAAATGATGAATATAACTTCTAGCAATGATGCTACATTAAATACATTAGGTAAATCACCTCAACCCAATTATCAAAATGGCAGTAATTTAGATTTAAATGATTATAATAATTATGGAAATAGTAAATCTAATGATGATTATTATAAAAGTGTATTACCTGGTTATGTTCCTATAAAAAATACAAATTATAATATTCCTCCAAATATTCAAAATCAAGATATTTTATTACAAAAATTAAATTATATGATAACATTACTTGAAGATCAACAAGATGAGAGAACTAATAATGTAACGGAAGAAGTCGTTTTATATTCTTTTTTAGGAATTTTTATTATTTTCATTGCTGATTCTTTTGTACGAGTTGGAAAATATATTCGTTAATTTAAAATTAATACTTTTTCAGATTTAAAAGTATGATACGCAAAATTATAAAAAAAATAAGCTGTTGGACTTATTATTAATGGTTTTGTTTTTTGTACAATATTATTTATTATTATATTATTATGTGAAATATTCTCAATAGCTGCAAATCCAAAATTATTTTCAGCAGCTATTTTCCAAAATAAAATTTTAAAACCTTGAATAAAAATACTATCATCCGTATCAGATATCGACGCAAAACACGTTAATACTTCCATATTTTTCTCAATCTTTATACAAGACTTTTTAAAAAAATATGAACAAATTATATTATCATCAACTATTATAACATATATAAATATATTTTTCGTTTTTATAAGTTCTATTATATTAGATATTTCAGTATTTATTTTAATATCAAATCTAGAATTTGTTTTTTTTATAAAATCTATTAAAAAATGTAAATTTTGAGGATTTATTTCAATTAATTTATAATCTGCAGTTAAATTTACAGGTTTTACCCATTTAGTAACTTCAAATCCATAAGTGGAATACACACATAATGGAACTATACCAGTTAATTCTCCTTCTCTCTTAAAAAGAGAGACTACTATATCTTTATTTGTATGTCTTTGATTATAATGATGAGTTTGTATTAATTGTGGCGCAATACCCTTTTTTCTATATAATTTATCAACACATAAATAATCTACATAATATGCTTTAAATTCTAATAATTTTTTGGAGTTATAAATACTAATATGAATTGGTCTAGATGTCATTACTCCTATAATTTTATAATCCACTATAGTATTTTTATTTTTAACATCATTTATATTATTTTCTTCATTAAAAAAAGAAATAAATGATATATCATTATGACTATTAAAATAAGGAATTACATTATTTAATTGAGGAGAGAAAATATTATCTTTATTCTGAAGATAATTTAATTTTATAAAATTGACAAATTTTTGATTTTGTAATGAAGTGAGTTTATCAAATACAATTGTTTCTATATTTTTTAAATTACAATACTTATTTATTTTAGGTAATAATGTATCTATAATACCTGGCGGATTCAACATATATCCTATATCATATATATGAAATACTGGTTGAATTACCCAAAATCCATATTTTATTTTTATATAAGAATAAATTATTAATATTATAAGTATTCCAAAACATAATATATATGATAAATATTCTAACATATTTATATATATTATAAAATTATTACTAATATATAACTGCAAATTATATATTAGTAATATTCAAAATAATAAATATTATTATATATATAAATTTATTCTTACTTTTATTATGAAATAAAAATCCAATTTATAAAAAATTTATCTAGATGCTCTCTGGTTTTTTCCATATTGTAATCATATGCTTTATATATATCTTTTACATGAAAAAACCTACCAAAAAAACCAAAAAACATAATGAGTAAGAGAGAAACAATCAATCGAATATTAATGCTCTTTGATAATATTTTACCAAAAAATATATAACTAACTAAGTTTGAAAAAGAAGTGTAAATAAAAGTATGAAAAATAATAGAAATAATGATAACCATAAATATGGTAGGTTTAAATAACCCAGAAAAGGGCAATTTAGGATTTGTAGTTTCTAAATATAATTTAGTAAACATTATTTACTATATATATTATCAATATATTTTATACATTTTTTTACACTTTTTCTTATGTAAAACACACATTATACTTAGAAAGCATTTTTTGAAAATACTTAATTATTATATATAAATAACCATAATTATAATTATATTATAAATATTATAACTATATATATGTCTGCAATTAATAAACTATCTCCAACAATTACTGATCAAAATATATATGCAAATTGTTGGGAATATGCTACTGCTCGTTTGATTTTAAAATTTATTAAAAATATATTTCCAGAATTAAATATTCAAAAAAAAACAAATTGTAATGATTTATATAATTTAAATGCTTTTTATTTAAATAAAAATAGAATATCTCCTCATTTTTGTGGAGATAATATAGAATATATAAATCTTGTTTTATATATTTTTATAGTTATTTATTTAGATGAAATAATGAATCCTAAAGTTAGTATTTATAAATATGATCCATTAAATAAAGATCCTAAACATCCATCATGTATAAGAGGTGCTAGTACTAAAAATATTTATTATACTATTCATAAATTCTTTCATCAAATATCACATAAAAAAATAGATTTTAATTTAGTTCAAAATACACATTTATTTACTAATGAACAATTACAATTATTACGTAACTTCTTTAATAATAACACTTTAATTAATAGTTGTAATAAAAAAAATTATTCTATTAATGATTTTAATAATTCAAAAAAATATGAAATGGTTCTTAATAAAAAATTAATTCCTAAAATTAAAAGTATTCTTGATAAAAATTTATATGTATATTATGATATATCTAGTTTTAATCAACTTGTTAAAGGACAAAGCGCATATGGTCATTCTCTTATAATTATTCATTATTTTGTTGATGATAATAATAATACTGTTTTTGTAATTAAAAATTCTTGGGGTAAATTATTAAATATAATTCCAATATTAGAAGAAGATTTATTAAAAATAAAACATCATCGAGTTATATTTATTGATTTCACAAAAAATGATCGTGTTATATCAAAATTAAATATATCACAATTATTACAAGGAAATATAGCTCGTCCAATAGCTCGTCCAATAGCTCCTCCAATAGTTCCTCCAATAGCTCGTCCAATAGCTCCTCCAATAGTTCCTCCAATAGTTCCTCCAATAGCTCGTCCAATAGCTCCTCCAATAGTTCCTCCAATAGTTCCTCCAATAGCTCCTCCAATAGCTCCTCCAATAGTTCCTCCAGCTGCTCGTCCAATTGCTCCTCTAATTGATACTATTAATTTAAATGGAAGAAAAAAATGTCCTACTGGATATACTAGACATAAAACAGATAAAACTAAATGTGTAAGTAAAAGAAATTATAAAGTTCCAATAGCTCCTCCAATAGTTCCTCCAATAGTTCCTCCAATAGTTCCTCCAGCTGCTCGTCCAATTGCTCCTCTAATTGATACTATTAATTTAAATGGAAGAAAAAAATGTCCTACTGGATATACTAGACATAAAACAGATAAAACTAAATGTGTAAGTAAAAGAAATAGATAATCTCTTTAAATCGTTTATTATAAATATTCAACATTTATTCAATAAGTATTTCAATATATATATATAATTAATATATATATGAGTAATGTAAGTGTAAATATACAAGATATAAAATCTTTAACAAGAACCCATCAAGGATTTTATAGTAATTGTTGGGCATACGCATCAGCTCGTATGATTTTAAGATTTTTTAAAAAAATCATTCCACAATTAAATATTAAAAATAAAGAAAATTGTAATAATTTTTATGATTTAACTGCCTTTTATTTAAATCAAGATAAAATATCTTCTATTTTATGTGGTGATATTGAATATATAAATATTGTAGTATTTATTTTTATAGTTCTTTATTTAGACATTATAACAAGAAGAAATTATGAAATACATCCATATGACCCATTAAATAAAGATCCTAAACATCCTTCATCTAATAGAAAAAGTATAGTTTTTTTAACATTTGAAAGTATAACACTTTTTTTATATCAAATATCAACTAAAACTTTAAAAATTAAAAAAGTTAGTAATTTTTTTAATCCAACAAATATACAATTATTAACTAATTTTTTTAATAATTCTGATTTAATAAAAATGATGTCTTTTAAAAACGCTCCGCCTGAAAGAGCATTGGACTTTTCATCAGATGAAGAATCTATAATTAATAATAATTATGAATTAACGATAAGTTTCATTAATAATAATCCATCTTATCTTGAGAATAGATGTAAAATAGTAAAATCATTACTTGATAATGGTGCATATATATATGTATCATTTGATATATCTAAAATTAATCCATTTAAAAAATTGTATAACCGAAGTTCTACTACTACACACACGCACAGTATGGTAATAATTGGATATATAATGAAAAATGATAAATGTTATTATATAGTAAAAAATACTTGGGGTGAACTAATAGAATATTTTACTATTTTGGATGAATTTTTTTTTCAACAAGAACCATTTATTATATTCATTAATACATTAGTAGAAAAACAAATAATTATAAATATAAATTTAATAATACCATCACGAAAATCTATATTAAAAGTTCCATTGCTAGATGTTCCTATATTAAAAAATCCAGAACTTTCTGAAATTCCTCCACCAATCATTATTGATGCTCTTGAGGCAAGAGATAATTTGAATGAAAATAATGATATTATTATAAATTTAAATGGAAAAAAATGTCCTAATGGATATATTAAATCAAAAATAGATAAAACAAAATGTATAAAAAAAAATATAAATCATAAAAATAAAATTTTTTCTTTTATTAAATCTAAAAAAAATCTTTCTAAACAAGATAATATAAATATAATCGGAAATAAAAGTGAACAAAAAAAAATTCTTTCTTTTATTAAATCTGATGATATAATTTTAAATAAAAGTAAAACTAAAAAAAATAAAAATATTTCTCCTCCTTCTCCTCCTAAACAACAAAATATTATAAATTTAAATGGAAAAAAATGTCCTACTGGATATACTAGACATAAAACAGATAAAACTAAATGTGTAAGTAAAATAAATTATAAAGTTCCAATAACTCCTCCAATAGCTCATCCAATAGCTCCTCCAATAGCTCATCCAATAGCTCCTCCAATAGCTCCTCCAATAGCTCCTCCAGCTGCTCCTCCAATAGCTCCTCCAATTGATACTATTAATTTAAATGGAAAAAAATGTCCTACTGGATATACTAGACATAAAACAGATAAAACTAAATGTGTAAGTAAAAGAAATAGATAATTATCATATAAGTATTTCAAAAAGACATAAAACAGATAAAACTAAATATGTAAAATAATTTCTTTAAATCGTTTTATTATATTATTTATTCATCATAATTATAATATATACTATTCTCAAAATAATTACATATCTTAAATCCAACATTATTTGCTAATAAAGGCAAACAACTAATTATACAAATTGATATACATAAATTATATTTATTTCTAGTATCTAATATAGAATATACTATATCATTTGTAATAATACGCCACGGAATATATATACAAAAAAACCACATAAATAACCAAATATATGTATTTATTATATTTGAATAATTATACATAATTTCACAATTATTACTAGCTGCTGTTATATACATATGATATAATGACAACATATAAGGTACACTATGATGTATATAAGTTGATATATCCATATGAGATAGATTTAATTCATCATCTATTAATCTATCCGCATCTTCCAAATTAAACATTAATTTACACGCAAAATAACCTATAAATATTATAAAATGCACATTATGTGATAACGATAATAATTTATAATTTATGAATACCATGCAAGAAGCAATATGTCCTGTATCTGTTAAACGAATAAATTGTTTTATCCAATTAAAATTAGGATTTTCAAAAATAGATAGTTTTGTTCCATACCAATAAAAATAATTAATTGAATACAATTTTAAACTTATAAATAAAGCTATAAATATATTATAATTATATAATAATACACAAGTAATCAAATAAATATAATAACCATTTTTTAATATATTTATTTTATATAATTTTATAAAATCATTTATTATTTTATATAAAAAATAATAAAATATGTTAAAATTATATACCCATTCATAAATTATATGAATATATAATATATATACTATATATTGTAATAAATCCAACCATGAAGTTACCCAAGATGTTAAAGTTGTCGTCACCATTTCAATATATTTAATAAATTATTTATATTTATATTATTATAATATATTATATTTTAAGATGGTTTTATAAATATATATATAAATTGATGTTCATAAGCACATTTCACCATATTAATTTTACCTTGAAGTATAAAACCACACGATTGTGCAATATTTATAATTGCAGAAGTATCTTCCATATATAATTTCTGTTGTTGTTTACGAACTTTTCCATCCTTAAATTTAAATTTTTCATCAAATGTTGCTATATCATTATTATAATCTAAATTAAAATTGGCTTGATATACAAAATTATTAAATGTTACTTTTGTTTTCGTAATTCTATCTTTAGCATATTTTTGAGGAGATACTATATATAAAGGATTACCAGGTGGTAATATCGGATCAAATGATTCTCTATCGACTAAATGAACTATTAAATAACCTCCAGGCATTAACCATTGCATACAATTATTAAAAAAATTACTTTTATTTTTAAAATAATAAATCGTAAAATAAAAACATAAAATATGTGTTAATGAATTATTATTAAATAAAGACTCATTTAATGCATTACCTATTTTAAATTTGGATTTTGGATAAGTGTGTTTTGCTAATTCTATCATTGAAGGAGATATATCTATTCCTATCACTTTTAAATTCTTATTTGTTAAATCATTCACATGATGACCTGTTCCACAACCAATATCCACTATCATACTGGATTCATTTGGAGAACTATTTTTTATAATTATATCTAGTTCATAATTATTTTTTAAACCACTATACACTAAATCATCATAAATATTTGCATAAAATTCATCATATACTGCTTCATCTTCTAAAAATGTAAATCGATTATTTGTTGTCATATTTTCTTTAAATCGATTTTTAGATAATATTAATATTATTAAAAATATACCTACTAATAGTAATATTTTTCCAAAATTGGATAATTTTTTATAACAATTCGTTATTGATTTTATTATTTTCATTATATATAAAAATAAATATAATAATTTATTTTTATATATTTACTTCACTTTCATATTGACAACAATTATAAATTATATCAATATTTTTTTTATATTAAATTGTATATATGGAAGATTCTGAAATTAATGATATTAGAAATTATAATAATTTCAAAGGTATATCATTTTCAAATTTTAAAAAAACTGATGTTAAAAAAGAATTGCTAAATAGTTTAATTAAATGTAAAATTGAACCAGCTTGTTATTGGAGTGCTGAATTAATTTGTTCCGGACATTATAATGATTTATGGGAAGTTATTATTTTATTTTATACAAAACATATTCATTTAGGTAATCCTAAAATTTCTATATATCTTGAATTAAGAATTAATAATTTTAAAGCAATTATTAATAGTGGATATTTAAATAATGAATTAATATTGAGAAATAATTCTAAAATTAGAAAAATATTTGCTGAAATAATGTGTATCTTATGTGATGCTAAACAAAAACATAGCTTTGATAGTATCAAAATTAAAAAAGAAGATTTTGATATGACTCAATTAAGATACAAATTTAAAGCTAATAGTAATAAATTCGCATCAGATATTTTTAAAGAAGATGACCCAAAAGAATTATTTCCAGCAATTAATGAAATCTCTTATAATATCTCTCTTGAAGGTAAAGATATAATGAATGCTTGTTATTGGATTGAATGGATCATAGAATTTGAAACTATTTGTAAAAATAAAAATGAAAATATAAAATGTCAAAGAAGAAATTTTAAACAAGTAGATTCTAAATATCAAATGGATATTATTTGGATAGTATGGGATTTATTTTTAAATGAATCATCTAAACGTTCCTTATTTTTAAAAAAAATTATGGATTCTTTATTTAATTTATTCACATTAAAATATACTACTGGTTCTCAAAAAAAAAAAAAATATGTTTTATATTTTGCTATTTCATTATTATGTGAAAATGTTATTAATAATGAAGAAATTATGCGAATCTCACAACAAGAAATTATTCATAATATTTTAAAAAAAACCGATCTTATTTATAAACAAATTAAAAAAAATGAAAAATCACCTGGAACTGAATATTTATTTAAAGATGTTAAATCTGCAAATTTAGAAAAAACTATTGAAAAATTAGAAAAAATGAACACTTTTGGCGAAACATTTGTTCCTCGTATTTAATAATTGATCTGTTGTATTTTAGAGTTGTATTAATATTTTTAATATTTTTAATATTTAATATTATGTAATTATATGTTAAAAACTAAAACTAAAAGTTTAAAACCAAAAACTAAAAGTTTAAAAACTAAAACTATTACTAAGAGTTTAAAAAATAAATATATCGATAACAATTTATTTTCTAATTTTCAAAAAGAAATTACTATTTTATTTTTAGAAATACTTTTAATGATAAAATTATTTCACTGGAAAACAACCAGTTATGCTATACATAAAGCAACTGATGAAGCATATAGTAAATTAAATACAAATATAGATAGTTTTATTGAAGTTCTTTTAGGAAAAACAGGAAAAAGAACCGATTTAATGAATCATAAAAATATACAACTTATTGATTTAAATTCTGTTGACAGTTTTAAATTTAAAATTTATGAATTTAAAAAATATTTAATCAATTTAAATTTTAATAAAGCTATGTTGCAAATGTCTAATACCGATTTATATAATATTCGAGATACTATTTTAGGTGATATGAATCAATTATTATATTTATTGTCTTTAAATTAAATATGCGAATTAATATTATAATTAATATATATTTTAATTATAATGGAAAATTCTACTTTAGCTAATGATAATACTAATACATTATTTCAAAATACAAGTTCTTTAAATAATACCTCTTCTAACAATAATAGTTTTTTTGATTATTTTAAAAATATGACTTTTACTACATGGATTCTTATTATTTTTATTTTATCATTTTTAGGTTTTAATATTTTTACTTATTTAGCTAAAGGTACTCAAGATATCACTAATATTTTTAAACCATTAGTTGATAAAGTTTTTGGATTATTTTTATTAATTACAGGTAAAACTATTAATGTTTCAGCTCAAGGTGCTAATGATGTTGTTAAAGGAACCGCTGATGTTCTTGAAAAAGGATTAACTGAAATTGAAAATGTCACATCACCTACTTCTTTAAATAAAAATAAATCTGAAACAGTTCAACCCGTTCAACCTACTACTTCAACTTCAACTAACACTAATATGAATACATTAAATAAAGCATTAAATACTTCTAAATCTCAACAACCATCACAACCTGATTATCAAGCATCTGAATCATCTAGCACAATTAATTCATCTAATCAAACTGGATGGTGTTTTATTGGTGAAGATAGAGGATATCGAACGTGTGGTCAGGTTGGAGTAAATGATAAATGTATGTCTGGAGATATATTCCCAAGTCAAACTTTATGTATAAATCCAAATTTAAGAACTTAAGATAAAAACTTAAATTATATAATATTTAAATTTATTATATAATTATTAAATACTTATAGTTAAACTATTCGAACTAGCAGATAAAATAGTTGTACTTATACTTTTTATATAAAAAGTATAATTAGTTTTACTAATTAAATTATAAATTGTTATTGAAGTAGTTGTATAAGGTACATTTTGTATTAATATATTATTTTGATAAATATTAAAACTAGAAATCGGGATACAATTATTATTATTATTTATACTCCATAATAAAGTAACTGAATTTAAATTTACCGTAGCAGATAATAAATTAGGTGATAATGGTGTAACAGCACTTACGAATCCTTTATATCCTTGTGGCCATTTATTATTACTATTATTCATAGTATATTGACTTCTAGGAAACCACGATTGCAGTTTAGAATTCCAACATAATAATTGTGGTTTTCCAGGAACATCCGAACAAGAAGTAGAATAACACTGTGGTCCTTGTGGTTGAAATTGAATAATTTGATTACTACAAGGATTAACATAAGTTCCACATACTAAATTGCCACCTACTTGTATCATATTACTAGAACAATCAAATGGATTTGGAACATTATATTGAAAAGGTCCCGAAATATTATTAGGTTGTCCTACAATTTGATTTGGAAATGGAAGTTCAGTATAATTAACACGTAACAAACTAGTTGTATTTGGATTTGTATAAGTTTGTGTTTGTGTAGCAAAAACCTTAGTTCTATTACACCATAATCCTTTAGAAATTTGCGTATATTTTTGATTTTTAGTTAATCTAGAACTATTTGCTTTATATTGTAAAATATTACCTTTATATAATAATTTTTTTTCATAATCAGCTTCAGCTAATGAAACGGTTTTATTTGTTAATGGTATAAAAATTGAACTATATGTATTATTAGGTATTGTATAAGTGCAAGAATTTTGAACTCTAGACCAAACTCTAGCTGGAATAGGTAAATAAGTATTTGACATATTAATATATAATATATTATTATTTAATTAATTTGTTTACTCACTGGATTATATAAATCTCCAGAATCATTAAAAAACCATCTTAAAGATAAATAACTAGAATCTTTATTATTTGTAGATGAAGTAGAATTAACAGGGGTAGTATTAGGTCCATCACGCACTAATTTTTGAATTTCAGTAGTTCCTAATGAATAATTAAAATACCATAAATTAGAAATATTTCCACTAAATCCACCATTCATAGCAACATACACATCTCCATAATTCTGTTTAGGAACACCAACTAAATTAATACTTCTAATAATGGTTCCATTAATATAAATATCTAAAGTAGTATGTTGACATCTAATAATAACATTAACCCATTTATTTAATGGTATATCTGGTATAATTATTTCTTCATTAATAACATTAAAAGTATTCATCATCACAACTAAATCATTACTATTTGGACGAATATATAATCCAGGAGCATTATTTGGAAAAATTAATCCATTCTCTTGTAATGTACTATTTCCTTTACTAAAAATATGTTTATAAATTCCTTGATTTACAGATAAATTATCTATATAAATCCATACAGACCATGTAAATTCTATACCATCAGTAGCATTTACCGATCTATAAACAGTAACAGCACCATTATAACTTGGATCTTGTTGAAAAACAATTAATTGTGAAGCATCAACCATTCCATTAATAAGACGTGGCGATTCACTCTTTTTAAATAAAGCAGTTATTACTAAAATACCTATTCTTAATAATATTACAAAACTAAAAATTATTAATATTAAAAATGCGAATTTAGCAATTAAAGAATTTGAATCTAAAAAATCTCTTGTGTTAAATCTTTGATTATTTGAAGAATTATAATTATTATTATTAGTCATTTATATATTAATTAAATAAGAAAATATTTTTTTTTTTATAATTTATAATCAATTAAAAAGTAACACTATTTTGAGTAGTTCCATTATCGATTAAAGATACTTCAACTTGATATGCACCAAATAAACTTGATAATGATGCAGTAGTATAACCTTTAGAATATATATTCCATGCATCTTGAGGATTTAATGCATTAGGATAATATTGTAATTTCGAAGTCCACCCATCAAACCCTCCTAGAGGAGTAACGTATATATTTGCACTATTATTTACATTAGCAATGCCAGGTAATAAACACGTTTTTACTAATTTTCCATCAATATAAACGTCCATTGATCTTCCATAAACACTCATTGTTAAATTAACCCATTTTTGAATAGGAACATTTGTAATAGAACATGTATGCACAACTGTAGTACCACCAGTTGTAGTTGGTTGTTGATCTACTCCTGGATAACAACCTAAAGAAATCGATATATTATTTTCAAGAGCTCCTAAAACAACTGATGGGCATGGATCTAAACCATTTATACCAGAAACAGAACCTTGACCTTGTGAGCTTACAGAACTCATTCTACCAAATATTACTTTTGGTTCTCCATAACGATAATTCCAATTATTTATATAAAACCATACAGAATATGCAAAATTAGTTGAAGGAACAGAAGTTCCATTTGTTGCTAAAGATGTAGCATTTATAATTGCTGCTGTTTGTCCATTTTGCAATTTTAGTATAGTATTAGGGTCTGACATATAATGTTTTACTAACATAAAAATAATAATAATTATTACTATAGTGATTATAATAGTAAGAACAGACATTCTATAATATAGATTTAGAAATTTTCTAGTTAATTTAATTAATTCATTAATTAATATTTTATTTATTTTAATATATTTATTAAAATAAATACAAATAAATAAATATTACAATACATATATCTAGATATAAATATAAATTATATTATAAGTTATTTACAAATTATATATATTATTAATATTTAGTATTGGAGGTGTTTTATTTTTAACCATATTATATAAATAATATATATTTGATGAATTTAAAGCACGATTAAAATATACAACATTACAAATATCTCCAATGATTCCATCATTCTCTCCTATTGTTAAATTATCTATTTTATAATAAGGAACAACTCCTATATCAGATTTAACTAATTCACCATTTAAAAAAACATCTAAAATACCTCCATTATAATTAATAATTATATTATTCCATTTTTGAAATAATATATTATCTTTTTTATACAAAATTCTATTATTATTTTCATCAAAATCCGTCAATTTATTTGAATTTGAACTATTTAAATCTTTTTGTTCTATTGTAATTAATAATGAATTTATTGAACTATTATAACTTATATTCGGTTTATTACCATAATTTAATAAAGTTGTATATTTAGAATAACTCGCATTTGTATTTGAAGTGGCATTTAAATAAAACCAAAATGAAATAGCATATGTATAATTTAAATTATTATTTCCATTTAATTCAAGATAATTACCTAATATTTTCTCTGAGTTAAGATTGATTGGATTATTAATTAATTGTTGTCCTCCTTGAAGATTCATTTTATTAAAAAGTATTGGTGTTTCATAATAAATTAATAATAATATTATTGTTAGTATAATCAAAAATATACATCCATATGTATATGTATCTCCTGTTCCTTCTGTTACTTCCGTATAGTGCAATTTTGAAAAATGTTTCACATTTTTAATATTATCATTAAATAAACAATAAATATATAATATAATATTCGAAATTAATCCATAAAATGCGTTTTTATTCGAATTTCCTACAGGCAACTTTGTATGAAATGTTTTATATAAAAATAATATGATTATTATACAAATAAATATCTTTAATAATAATGGCGAATAACCTGAAAAATTAATAATAATATAAATTAACCATATTATAATAAATGCACTAATTAAACATAATATTGAAAATAATAGTGAATGCAATATATTTTTATTTGTTGTATTATTATAATTTAATATAAAAATTAATAATCCAGTTATTAAAGATAATATCAAAGTAAATATAATACTATGTATTGTATTTTGTGTTAAATAATTATTAATATTGAAATAACTATTTATATTATTCATATTATAATATAATATTATTTCATTATTATTTGTATTTATTACATATTTTCACTAGCGGTTTTTTTACCGTGACAATTACGACATAAAGCGATTAAATTTTGAACATCATTTCCACCTCCATATTCTAAACGTATTTTATGATCAATTTCAAATGTATGATCTAATTGTGAAAAACAATTTCCACATTTCCATTCTTGATTAGAAGCAACATACTTTTTTTTAGTTTCACTTACACATCGTTTTGTTGCTGTTTTTCTCTCTTGAGAGAATTCTGGAAGAATTTTAGAAGAATTAATTCCATTTAATGATTGCATAAAAGAAGTATCATCTTGATGTGATGTAAAATCAAATATTGGACTTAATACATCCATAGATGATTTATCTATCGGCATAAATTTTACTATATTATTTGCATATAATAACATATTTCTACCTTGTGCTGGATTTCTTTTTAATAATAAATATATACCTATACCTAATAGAACATAAAATATCATTTTATAATATTTTTTAAATGACATTAACATTTTAGTATATTTACCATCTGAATAAGCATTATATACAAAAAATGCAGTTAATCCTAGTATAAAAATTTCTAATCTCATTATATATATAATTAGTAATTAAATATTATGACTATATTATCATAATATTTAATATTATTTATAAAATTTTATCTATTATTTAGATTTTGATGCACTTTTAGATTTGGAATTGCTAAAAGGTTCTCTTCCAAAAAGTCCTTGTAATTTTAATGAACGCATTATATTTTTTTCACTTGAATTTGTTTTATAAATATGAAATATCGCTAAAATTAATATAATATATGGTAATAAAACTAAGAACCAAGATATTTCACTATATCCTTTCTTACATAACCATTCTAACACACAGGTCCATATTACTGCAAATATTAATTTAATACATACCATCATTAACATATTTCTCTGAAATAGTCCACATATTGAAGCAAAAAGTGCAATAATTAAATAAACTTTAGCTGGAGTACACAAACTATTATATAAATGTTGTAATTTCATTATATATATTATTAAATATTATAAATAATTAAATTACTTAAGTTAATTTTTTTATTTACTTAATAATTATATTTATATAGAATGAAATTATATAATTATTTATCATATAAATAATATATAATTAATAATATTATTATTATTATTACAAAGTATACAACTCTTTTAATATAATAATTATATTTTGACATAATTTCATTTTTTGATTTATAATTATTATAATATTTAATAAAAAAGTCATTTAAAGATAATTGAGGCTTCTCTAGTTTTTCATTTATTTTATTATGAATAAAATGCATCCAACGAACAAAAGAATCTCGATTATCTAAATAAGGAGTTATTGGATACATTTCTATTAATTTACTTAATTCACCTGAAATTATTTCAACTGGAATAAATAAAGGCAAATTTTGAATAAATTCATAATATTTTTTTTTTGTTACTGTACTTGGATATAACGGATATGTCATTGATAATGTATGTAAAAAAAACCAATAATGAGGTCCCCATACTTTAGGATCTAAATAAATATTTGACATTACTATTTAAATTAAAAAATATTTATATTTTAAACTATCATAACAACGTATTTTTTATTTATAATAGTATTTAAATTATTATTTAAAAATAATACTTAATATTATTTATTATGAATAAAAATATTAATATTTGTAATAATTGTGGCAAATACGGTCATTTATTGCATCAATGTAAATTACCAATTACTAGTTATGGAATTATCCTTTTTAAAAAAACTCTAGATGGAAATATGTATATGATGATTAGACGCAAAGATAGTTATGGATATATAGATTTTATTAGAGGTAAATATTCTCCTTATAATATTTTTCAATTACAAAATATAATTAATCAAATGACGTTACTAGAAAAACACTCTATTTTAACAAAATCATATGATGAATTATGGAATAATATGTGGGGAGAAACTTATAATTTACAATATAAAAGTGAGGGACAATTATCTTTAAAAAAAATGGAATTAATTAAAACAGGTATTATGGTTGATGATAAACAGATAACATTACAAAATTTATTAGAGAATAGTCCAACACAATGGACTGAAACTGAATGGGAATTTCCTAAAGGAAGACGTAATTATAAAGAAAAAGATTTAGATTGTGCTTTGAGAGAATTTGAAGAAGAAACCGGTATATCTAAATTTAAAATTAAAATTATTGAAAATGTATTACCATTTGAAGAAATTTTTATTGGAACTAATCATAAATCATACAAACATAAATATTTTTTAGCTTATATATCTGACAATACTATGATATCTTTAAATAAGTATCAATTAACAGAAGTAAGTAATTTAGAATGGAAAAGTATTAATAAATGTTTAGAATCTATACGACCATATAATTTAGAGAAAAAAGAATTAATTACTAATATTGATAATTTATTAAATGAAATTATATTATATTCATAATAATAATGTAAAAATATAATATAAAAATATTTATATTTTTATATGATAACATCAAATAAAAAAACGAGTAAAAGTAATACTGTACCTTCAATAAATCCGGATCCAAAATCGAACCCAGAACCAATTCATTCAATGTCTCATCCTAATCCTAATCCTAATCCTCCACCAATTCATTCTAATCCTTCACCTCCTTCACCAATTCATTCTAATCCTTCACCTCCTCCACCAATTCATTCTAATCCTTCACCTCCTCCACCAGTTCATTCTAATCCTTCACCTCCTCCACCAATTCATTCAATGTCTCATCCTAATCCTTCACCAATTCATTCAATGTCTCATCCTAATCCTTCACCAATTCATTCAATGTCTCATCCTAATCCTCCTATCTCTCCTAGTCCTCCTAACTCTCCTATCTCTCCTAACCCTCAAGATTTAGATACACAATTAAAACAACTTGCAGAAGAATATTCCAAACTTGATTGTAATAATGAAAAATATTTCTTAACTGATTGTAATAAATTCTTACTTAAAAAAGAATTAATGGAAAAAAGTTATTTATCTAATCATAATGATGAAAACTCTTATTTATATCCTAACTTAAATGATAAAAATTTTAATATTAAAATATCAAATAAAAAAGAATTTAATGATACAAAATATGATGGAACTATTTACGATAATATTAAAGAACAATCCGATATTTTGGCTAATGCTGATTTCGAATTAGCTCCACATCAAGCATTTGTTAAAAATTTCTTATCCTTTCAAACACCATATAATAGTTTATTACTATATCACGGATTAGGAACAGGTAAAACGTGTAGTGCTATAGGAGTTTGTGAAGAAATGAGAGATTATATAAAACAAACAGGTAATACAAAACGAATTATTATTGTAGCTTCTGAAAACGTACAAGAAAATTTTAAAACACAATTATTTGATGAAAGAAAATTAAAATTAGTAGATGGATTATGGAATTTAAAATCTTGCACTGGAAATAAATTGTTAAAAGAAATTAATCCAATGAATATGAAAGGAATGACTAAAGAAAAAATTGTAAGTCAAATCAAAAATTTAATTAATAATTATTATATATTTTTAGGATATATACAATTCGCAAATTATATTATTAAAACTATGAATTATGATGAAGAAATCGTTAAACAAAGTTTTATTAAAAAAAAAGAAATAAGAAAAAGCGGAGAGAAATCACAAATACAAATATTTAAAGATGCTAAATTAGAACTTAATTCCAGAATTATTACACGATTACGCAATGAATTTAATAATAGATTAATTGTTATTGATGAAGTTCATAATATTCGAAAAACAGATGAAAATGAAAATAAAAAAGTCGCTATTAATCTTGAATTATTAATCAAATCAGCATTAAATATGCGGTTTTTACTTCTATCGGCAACTCCAATGTATAATAGTTATAAAGAAATTGTTTGGCTTCTTAATTTATTAAATACTAACGATAGAAGAGGACGAATCTCTGTTAAAGATATTTTTGATAATAATGGCAATTTTAAACCTAATGGAGAAGAATTACTTATTCAAAAAGCTACTGGATATGTATCATTTGTACGTGGTGAAAATCCTTACACATTCCCTTATAGAGTTTATCCAACTGATTTTTCACCACAAAATACATTTCCTGCTATACCTTATCCTTCTTATCAAATGAATTTAAAAAAAATACAAAATGTAGATAAAAATCGCATTCTAAGTTTATATTTAATTCGAATCGGAGGATGTAATAATTGCGGAACATGTCAATATTGTTCTTATAAATATATTATTTATAATTTAAGAAATAAACAATTCTCAATTACAACTAAAACTGGAATTGTTAAAGATATGCCTAATTTTCAAAATATGGAATCATTCGGATACACATTACTTCAACTACCTTTGGAATCTCTTATTATTTCATATCCATTAGCTTCATTAAAACCTATATTAAGTGAAATACACGAAACAGTATCTGAAGAATTCTCTCATAGTTTTTCAGAAGAAACTACACATCAACCAGAAAAAGAACAACACGAACCAGAAGAATTAGAAGATCCAGAACAACCAGAAATAGAATCAATTGGAATTATACCAGAAAAAAGTACTGAAGAATTAGAATATCCAGAACAACCAATTGTTACAAATCCTATTCAATCCACTTCAACTAATAAATCCAGATTTATTGATCCACGACAATTAACCGGAAAAATCGGATTAGAAAGAATGATGCATTTCATAGATAGTAAAACTCCTCCTATTAAAGGCGAATTCGAATATAAAAAATCAACCATTGATACTTACGGTAAAATTTTCTCTCGTGAAATAATTGGCAAATATAGTGGAAAAATAAAATCTATCATAGATAATATTATTAATCCTCAAACAAATGTGGTATCAGAAGGTATCATATTAATTTATTCACAATATTTAGATAGTGGATTAATTCCTATGACTCTTGCTTTAGAAGAATTGGGATTTACCAGATATGGAGCACACGGTATTAAACCTTTATTTAAAAATAAACCATGTGATATTGTTGATGTTAGAACAATGCAACCACCTATAGATAAACAAAACTTTTTACCAGCACGTTATGTAATGATTACTGGTGATACACGATTATCACCTAATAATGATTTTGAAATAAAAGGATTAACTAATGAAAATAATAAATATGGCGAAAATATAAAAGTAGTATTAATATCTAAAGCTGGATCAGAAGGAATAGATTTAAAATTTATTAGACAAGTACATATTTTAGAACCGTGGTATAATACAAATCGTATTGAACAAATTATTGGGCGTGCTGTTAGAAATTTCTCTCATAAAGATTTACCTTTTGAAAAAAGAAATGTAGAAATATTTATGTATGGCACTATTTTAGATGATAATGTAGAAGAAGCGGCCGATTTATATGTATATCGAGTATCTGAATATAAAGCAATTCAAATTGGTAAAATTACACGAATCTTAAAAGAATCTGCTGTAGATTGTATTATTAATCATGATCAAACCAATTTTACACAAGAAATAATGAATGCTAATATGAAAGAATCTATTACTCAAGAATTATCCAGTGGAATTATATTACATAATTTTAAAATAGGAGATGCTCCATTTTCTCCATCTTGTGATTATATGGCAGATTGTAATTATTTATGCAGACCATCCGCACAAATTGATGAACATAATTTAAATGAAGATACATATAATGAAAATTATATTATTATAAATTCAGAAAAAATATTACAAAGAATCCGAATGTTAATGAGAGAAAATTTCTTTTATAAAAAAGATGTATTATTAAAATTAATTCGTATTCAAAAAGAATACCCTTATATTCAAATTTATTCTGCTTTAACACAATTAATTGAAGATGAAAATGAATTTATTGTTGATAAATACGGCAGAAATGGCAAATTAATTAATATCGGAGATTATTATTTATTTCAACCAATTGAATTAAGAGATAAAAACGCATCCATATTTGATAGATCTGTTCCTATTGATTATAAACATAATATGATCAATTTTGAAATTAAAAAAGGAAAAGAAAAAGAAAAAGAAAACGAAAAAGAAAAAGAAAACGAAAACGAAAAAGAAAAAGAAAAAGAAAACCCTGAATTAATTGTTAAACCAACTGAACCTACATTTTATAAAGGAAAACAAATCATTGATTCTATGATTGCCAATTTACAAATTACACGTGAATTTTCTAAAGAAAAATCTGTTGCAAGAGGTGATGATAATTGGTATAAACATTGCGGTATTGTTGTTACACAATTAGTAAAAGAATATCCATTAATTGAACCATATATAGTAAGTTATGTCATTATTCATATGATAGAATTATTAATATTTGAAGAAAAATTACTAATAATGAATTACTTATATTCATTAGAAAATATTACAAAAGATTCATTAGAATGGTTTTCAAAATCATATTTCGAAAATAATAGTATTATTATACCAAACTTTACAGTATTTATAATGTATAAATTAAATATAAAAAAATATATGATATTAAATGAAAATAATATATGGGTTGAATCTCAACCAGAAGATATAATTGATATAGAAAAATCACCTATAATACAATCCTATTTATTATTTAAAATAGCAGATTATAATAATATTATTGGCTTTATTGGTTATGAAAAAAAAAATCGTTATTTAGTATTTAAAACAAAATTATTATCTTCTACTCGAGATACCGGAGCAAGATGTGATGAATCTGGAAAATCAAAAATAATTACAAAATTAAATGATATTATTGGTGAAGTAAAATATACTAGTGAAAATACTAAAACATCAATAGTAATTGAATTATGTATTATTCAAGAATTCATTTTAAGGTTTTATAATAGCACTAAACGAAATAATAAAAAATGGTTATTAATACCAGAAATAGCTCTATTATATAAATTATATACAATATCTGTTTAATTATAATTAATAAAATTGAATGAAACATTATTAAATATAATATATATATAATAATAACATATGTCAGCATCAATTCAAAATCCGTTATCTTTTAAAAAAAAGAGAGAAGTTAAAATTCAATCTGTATATTCTAGAGGGTTAATTACTAAAAAAATTATTTTACCAATTACTACAATTGGATCAAATTTAAAAGAAACTATAGAAGAAAATATTGTCAGCAATTATGAAGGTAAATGTAGTGTAGAAGGATATATTAAATTAGGATCATCTAAAATAATAACATATTCAAGTGGTATTATAGAACGTGGAAGTAATATTATTTTTGAAGTAGTATTTGAATGTGATATATGTTTTCCAGTTGAAGGAATGCTTATTTCTTGTATAGCCAAAAATATTACAAAAGCAGGTATTCGTGCTGAAAGTTCTATGTATGTTCCATCACCTATTGTAATATTTATTGCAAAAGAACATCATCCTAATGTTTCCTATTTTTCAGAAGTAAAACAAGGTGACAATTTAAATGTTAGAGTTATAGGTCAACGATTTGAACTTAATGATAAATATATTTCAATTATAGGCGAACTTATTAAAGATAAAGAAAATTATAAATCATCCAAACAACCTATTAAAATACATTAATTCTTAATTATTCATTATTCATTATTCATTATTCATTAATATATTAAACTTTTCACAATATTTTTTTTTGTAAATTAATTCTTAATTATTCATTATTATAAAAATATATTATTATAATAATTTAAATAATACTAAAGTATTATTTAAATGAATATTAATGTTAATTCTACAGTTGAGATAAATAATTATTCAATTAATGAATTAAATAATATTAGAGAAACAATTGAAAATATGAATAAATTTAATCAAATTGAAATTTTACGAATTCTTAGTAAAGAATCTAATGTTATATTAAATGAAAATAAATATGGAATTCATATTAATCTTACTGAATTAAAAGAAGAAATTATTAATGAATTGTATTTATATATTAAATATGTAAATACTCAAGAACAAACACTTAATACAATTGAATTACAAAAAGAAAATTATAGAAATACTTATTTCTCAAAAGATACAAAAATAAAAGATATTAAATTAAAAGATTTAAAAACAAAAGATATTAAATCAAAAGATATTAAATCAAAAGATATTAAATCAAAAGATATTAAAGATAATAAATAATTTATTTATAAATAATTTAATAATGGTATCAAATATATTTGATAAATTACAAAATTATATGTTAACTGAAACAAATATACAACAATTATTAAAAACTATAATTAATCATAGTAATACGATTAATTATAGTAATACTAATAATAATAATAATACTAATAATAATAATACTAATAATAATAATACTAATAATAATACTAATAATAATAATAATAATAATAATAAATCTACTCTTTTTATTCCAAATCAACAAGATACATTATTTTGGTGTTTTTATATTATAAAAAATGGCGAGATTAATTATCAATTATTAAATAATAAAAATTTCATATTAGCAATGCAATTAAAAATAGAATTAGTAATTGAAATACGAAAATATAAAGATATTTTTAAAAAATATAAATTCGATACTATATCAAATATTGAAAGTAATTTAGGTATTGATAAATATATAAATATAAAAACATTTTTAGTATTATGTAGTGTTTCAAATATTAATATTATTTATATTCATAATAAAACATATTATGAATTATTAATGAATGATTCTAATAAAATTTATATTATTAATCAAATACAAAATGAAAATAAATACAATTGTAAATATGGATATGAATTAGCTTCAGAGAATTCATTAAATAATATAAAAAATACATTATTTAAAATTGAAAATATTAATAAACCAATTAAATCAATCACATTTTATAAAATATTAGATTTAATAAATATTTGTAAAAAACTAGAAATTGAAATAATAAATAAAGATACTAATAAAAATAAATCAAAAAATGAGTTATATGAAATAATTCTTACAAATTTATAAATAAATAAATATAATTTATTTATAAATTATATTTATAAATAAAAAAAAATTGAACTATGATTTAAAAATATGTCTTATTATATATAAATAAGAATGAGTTCTTTTGAAAAATCAAAAACGGACGTTTTAGAAGAAACAATTGATTTTGGTAAATCATATTTAAATGATTTATTTAAAGAATTAGACATAAAATCACAAAGTCAAATACTTAAAATGCAGAAAAAAGAAGATCAAATAGAACTTTTAAAAGATATAAATCATCCTGAATTACAAACATATTATAATAATTTACCTAAATCAACACAAGAAAAATTAGATGCACAAAATATTCGTGATAAATTTAGAATAATAAAACAAATTGTAAATAAAAAAAAATTAGCAAGTTCACAAAAAAAAGAAGAACGAAAAGAAATTGAACCTGAAGATGAAGAACCTGAAAAACCCGAAAAAGAAGAAAATGATGAAGAAGAAGAAGAAACTGAAGAAGTTATTCAAAAAATAAAAAAAGAAGGACCACAACAAATACGTTTTGAAAATATGATGAATTCATTTTATGCTATGAAACCATATTCATATTCTACAATAAATCACGAATTAGAAGTAAAATTTGGCACAAAACATATCCGACCTTTAATGCGAAATGATTATGATAATGTAATAAAAAAAATTAAATCATCCGGATTTATAATTAAAGGAAATAATTCAGGAGATTATTATTTACGCATAAATTGCGAATTTTTAGATAGTGGAACAGGCAGAATTAAATTATCTGATGTAAGAACTGAAATTAAAGGATTATATAATATTGAAGAATATTGTAAAAATAATGATATCAAATCATTATACGCAAATAATGTAACATGTATAGATTTTATTCATAAAAAAATGGGAAATATCAATAGAGAAAAAATATATCCTGTAGATTTTGATGATTTCAATTTTAGAGTATCTTATCAAACTGAAGAAAAAACCAAACACGGAATTAAAAATTTTATAATAGATAATTGGAAAAAATCAAAAAAAGAATTTAGATTTATTAATCGTGTATCATTTCAACATGAAGATTATCCATTTGTAATTGATGTTAGTATAGTAAAATTCGGTAATAGAACTACAGATAAATATGGACGTGAAAATAGAGGACAAACTATTAGAGTATATAATTTAAATGAATCTAATATATTTAATAATACAGAAGTATTTGAAATCGAAATCGAAATCGATAATACTAAAATCGGACCAAATACTCAATTTAATTCTCCATTATTAATATTAGAATCCTTAAGAAAAGTAATTAAATTAATTTTATCAGGACTCCAAGGAACTAATTATCCTGTTTCATATTCAGAACAACAATATGTTTTGGATTCTTATATGAAATTAATTTGGGGTAGCGATTATGATGTAAAAAAACATATTACTAGTAAAAATTTTATCGGTCCTAATTCTATTACATTACAACTTATTAATATCGCACCATTCGATACAAATTCAAATCAACCTAATATTCGCACAGACTTTATTGTCACTGATAAAGCAGATGGCATTAGACATTTATTATATATTTCTAAAGAAGGCAAAATATTCTTAATTAATACTAATATGGATATTATATTTACTGGTGCTATAACAACTAATTTGGAATGTTTTAATACATTATTAGATGGAGAATTAATATTACACGATAAACACGGGAAATTTATAAATTTATATGCTGCATTTGATGTATATTATATAAAAAATAAAGATGTCAGAACATTTTCATTCTTGTTATTACAAGAAGAAAAAGATATTACTAAATCAAGATATCAAATATTACAATTCATTAATAAAAACTTAAATCCAGTTTGTATTACAGATAACCGTAAAAAAGAAGAACAATCTATTACTAGTATAGTAAAACGTAATAAAAAATTAAATGAATTCATTTCACCAATTCGAATTGTATCAAAGGATTTTTATCCTAATAATAATAATCAAACTATATTTGAAGCGTGTAATTTAATTTTAGAAAAAGAAAGAGAAGGTAGATTTGAATATAATACTGATGGATTAATATTTTCACATTCATTATTTGGAGTAGGATCTAATGAAATCGGCAAATCTGGACCAAAAACAAAAATAACTTGGGAATATTCATTTAAATGGAAACCACCTCAATATAATACAATTGACTTTTTAATTACTACCGTTAAAAATTCTAATGGTATTGATACAATTCATTCTTTATTTCAAGATGGTATGAATAATGCTGAAACTACTCAATATAATCAATATAAAACTATTGAATTAAGATGCGGATTTAGTGAAAATAAAGATGGATTTATAAATCCTTGTCAAAATATTATTGATGATAATTTACCTGAATTTATATATAAAACCGATGATAAAACGGATGATTATTTACCAAAAAGATTTTATCCTACTGAACCATATGATGTTAATGCTGGATTATGTAATATATTATTACGATCAGACAGTATAGGTAATCCTAAAATGTTTACAGAAGAAAATGAAGTATTTGAAGATAACACTATCGTAGAGTTTAGATATGATTTAGATAAAGATGATGGATGGAAATGGATACCTTTAAGAGTTAGATATGATAAAACCGCTAAATTAAAAAGAGGCGAAAAAGAATTTGGAAATTCATATAAAACGTGTAATGAAAATTGGAAATCTATACATCCTACTGGTAGAATTACTGAAAATATGTTATCTACTGGATTAAATATTCCTACCATCAGTGTCAGTGAAGATAAATATTATAATACAACTGTCGGTAAATTTAAAACAGAAGCAATGAAAAATTTTCATAATTTATATATTAAAAAAATACTCATTACTGGAATATCCAAACCAGGAGATACATTTATTGATTTCGCTTGTGGTAAAGCAGGAGATCTTCCAAAATGGATTAATGCTAAATTATCTTTTGTATTTGGAATTGATTTATCTAAAGATAATTTAGAAAATCGTATTGATGGCGCTTGTAGCAGATTCTTAAAATTAAAAAAAACAAATAGACACGTCCCAGATGTGTTATTCGTTAATGGAAATAGCAGTTTTAATATTAAAGATGGCAGCGCAATGTTAAATGAAAAAGCAAAACAAATCACTAATGCTATTTTCGGAAAAGGAACTAAAGATCCAGAATTATTAGGAAAAGGAGTTATCAGACAATATGATAAAGGAATTGAAGGATTTAATATTTCTTCTTGTCAATTTGCCATTCATTACTTTTTTGAAAATCCAGATACTTTAACCAATTTTATTAAAAATGTTGCTGAATGTACAAAACTAAATGGATATTTTATTGGAACTTGTTATGATGGAAATTTAGTGTTTAATAAACTTAAACAAATTCACCAAGGCGAAAGTATTCAACTATTTGATAATAAAAAAAAAATATGGGAAATAGTTAAAGGATATGATAATGAAACTTTTAATGATGATTCGAGTTCTATTGGATATAGAATTGATGTATATCAAGAATCTATTAATCAATTAATCACTGAATATTTAGTCAATTTTAATTATTTAAATCGTGTTATGCTCAATTTTGGATTTGAAATTATTCATCAAGATGAAGCTCGTAGTTTCGGTTTACCTGAAGGTTCTGGATTATTTAGTGAAATGTTTTCATTTATGATGGATGACATCTCTAAAAATAAAATTAAAGCAAAAGATTATGGTAAAGCACCATATATGACACATAATGAAAAACAAATCTCATTTTTAAATAGATATTTTGTTTATAAAAAAATAATTAATGTTAATACAGATACAGTTAAAATTGATATCGAAGAATATGCTATACAACTTCCACTTGTTCCTATTGCTGTTGAAGAAGAAGTTGCCGCACCAAAAATAAAAGTTAAAAAACCCACTATTAAAAAATTAAATAAATTTATATTAATATCTGATGAAGAACCTTCTGAAGTTGCTCAACAAAAAGAAACACCTGTTGTTGTCGCTCAACAAAAAGAAGAAAAAATAAGTAAAACTGAAAAAGCAAAAGCTGAAAAAGCAGAAAAAGCTCAAGAAAAAGCACAAGAAAAAGCACTTAAAGCACAACAAAAAGAACAAGAAAAAGCACTTAAAGAACAAGAAAAATCACTTAAAGCACAACAAAAAGAACAAGAAAAAGCGGAAAAAGTTGAAAAAGCGGAAAAAGCAAAAACTGAAAAAGCGGAAAAAGCTCAAGAAAAAGCACAAGAAAAAACCGCAAAAACCGCAAAAGCAGAAAAAGCAGAAAAAGCCGAACTAAAAGCTCAAGAAAAAGTAAAAGAAAAAACGGAAAAAGCCGAACTAAAAGAACAAGAAAAAGCACTTAAAGCCGAACAAAAAGAACAAGAAAAAGCACTTAAAGCACAACAAAAAGAACAAGAAAAAGCCGAAAAAGCCGAACAAAAAGCACAAGAAAAAGCACTTAAAGCACAAGAAAAAAAGAAAAAATAAAATTAATATTATAACCTTAATGTGATTAATATTTACAATTTATATAACTATAATATTTTCTAACATACTTAAATAAATAAAATATAATAATAATAAAGAATGAATACTTATTTATTACCAAAAATACAATCTACAATTATAATATCTCCAACAAGTAATCCAGATAATATAACCAATCCATATATTTCATTTAGTCTTTTTAAATATCATATTGAAATACTTAATGAAATTACTACTATATGTATAAATAAAAATATAAATTTAAATGATATGCTAAAAATAATGAATCCATATGAATACATTTTTAATAAAATACCTGGAATAAATATATCTGTTAGCAAACTTAATTTTAAAACATATCTATTTTATGATTTATTCGAAATATTTGTAACACTCAATATTTTTAATATATATAAATATCCTATTAAAATATTACATTTAACCAATAATTATGATAGTATAGAATGTATTAAAATGTTACGTGACAATTATACTGATGAAATACATATATATGATAAAATTAATAATACAATTATTAATTTAATTGAAAATACTAAATTTCATTTTTTATATTTTGAATCAATAGAAACTAATTTAATTAAATATATAAATTCTTTAATTGAATTTATTATGATCATTTTTAAAAATCAAGAATTTAATGGAACATGTATTCTTAAAATTAATACTATTTTGTTTAAACCAATTATTGATATTTTATATATATTATCAACTTTATATAATAAAGTATATATTTTAAAACCAACTACCAGTAATTTAACTTCATCTGATAAATATATCGTTTGTAAAAAATTTGAACCATCTGAAATAAATAATAGTCATTTGATGCTAAATTATTCTAAATTAAATATTATTCTATCTGATAACCCTAATACAAATATTATATCATTATTAAATTATGATATTTCATTATATTTTAAAATGAAAATTAATGATATCAATATTATAATGGGAAATCAACAATTAGAAATTTTAAATTCATTAATGAATTTATTAATGAATAAAAATAAAAAAGATAAAATAGAATTAATGTCCAAAACAAATATTCAAAAATCAATTCTTTGGTGTGAAAAATTTAAAATTTCATATAATATTTTATCTGATAAAAATAATATTTTTTTACCACAATTTAAACATGATAATTTAATTGAACAATTTATATAAATTTTTTGTTATACATTATTTATATTATTAATATATAAAAATGAAATACTTTTCATTCTTTTATTTATATACATTGAAGAGAAAACTAACGAAACTAACGAAATGGACAGACCATACAATCAATTCTTTGTCAAAGAATTAGTGGAAGCGGATATACGCCATTTCCAACCGGGACCATTTGGGTGTCAAGGAGGTAAGGTATATAAAATAAATTTATATTCAACTGGAAATTTTGATATTTTTGAAAAAATATTACCTTGTTCTATGATGCGAATGGATAGGGCAGAAATATTTCCTGTTTTAAAATTTTATGCTAGACAAAATAATGAAAAAAATGAAATGAATAGAATGAACCCAATTGAAATGGACCAATATGACATTTATTATCAAAATCAAGCCCCATATTATAACGAAATATTAGATCGATGCACATTTGTACCTGATGAATTTATGATGCGATTTAATACTACTCAAACAACACCACTTGATAATCACGCAGAAATATTAAATTTAATAGAAAATATATTTCGAAAAAATAAAGGTAATGTTGTATTAGATGATTTTGAATCAATTAAATATATTATTCAACAACAACAACATATTTCACATAAACAAAAACGTAATGATGAATTAGAAAAAATGAATATATTATCTTCAAAACGGTATGATGTATTAGAAAAAATGAATATATTATTTTCAACACATAATGATGAATTAGAAAAAATGAATATATTATTTTCAACACGTAATGATGAATTAGAAAAAATGAATATATTATTTTCAATAATTTTATTATTTATAATTATTATATATCTAATAAAAAATTTTCGAAAATAATAATATTAAAAGTGTATAATTTATTTATATATATATATTAATAAAAAAAAGTTTATAAAACTTTTTTTTTAAACCTTTTTATTTAATTTATTAATTTAATAAAAAAATGAAATACTTTTCATTCTTTTATTTATATACATTGAAGAACACTAACAAAATGGACAGACCATACAATCAATTCTTTGTCAAAGAATTAGTGATAGGAGATTATTTTAAATGTAATGGACCATTTAGACGACCAATTAATAATAATTATTTAAGTATATATAAATTTAATTTATATTCAACTGGTAATTTTGATATTTTTGAAAAAAAAATACCTTATAATGGAAATATTTGTAGTCTTATACGGGATATATATCAATTTCCTATTTTAAAATATTATAATAAAAATGAAAGAAATCAAGATGATGAAAATTATTTCTTATTACATCTACACGATCACCAAATAATACAGCGTTGTACATTTGTACCTGATGATTTTATGATGAGATTTAATACTACTCAAACAACCCCACTTGATAATCAAATACAAATATTAAATTTAATAGAAAATATATTTCGAAAAAATAAAGGTAATGTTGTATTAAACGATTTTGAACCAATCAAATATATTATTCAACAACAACAAAATATTTCATATACACAAAAACGTAATGATGTATTAGAAAAAACAAATATATTATTTTCAATAAGTATATTTTATATATTTATTGTATATCTAATAAAAATGTTTCGATAAATATAAAATATAAAATTTGTATATATATTAATATTAATTTATATATTAATTAATAAAAAAAGTTTATAAAACTTTTTTTTATTATATTTCATAAATAATATAGAGTTATTTTTTTTGTGTTTTTTATTATATTTATAATAATTAAGATGTCAATTCATACATTTGGCGATAGTCATTCACATAATGGGTGGTCTGGAATAATTAATCATCATTTAAATGCTAGATTATGTTATAGTTTTGGTAGAGATAAATTAAATTTTTGTGATATTCGTAATTTTAATGTCAAAGATGGTGATACGATTATTTTTTGTTTAGGTGAAATAGATTGTTGATGTCATATTAATAAACATATAAATGAAACAAATACATATGAAGATATAATAGACAAAATAGTTTGTAATTATTTTGAAGCAATTAAATTAAATGTAATCACTTCTCAACTTAAATTAAAAAATGTGTGCGTTTATAATGTGGTTCCACCCGTTCAAAAACATAATACACAAGAAGATTCAAGACAGCCCTATTTAGGTAGTGACGAAGAACGAAAAAAATATGTTTTATACTTCAATAAAAAATTAAAAGAAAAATGTAATGAAAATAATTATATATTTTTTGATATTTATGATAAGTATATAGATGAAAATGGATTTTTAAGAAAAGAATTAAGTGATGGTTTAGTTCATATAATGGATGGAGTATATATAACTAATTTTATAAATGAAAATAATATATAAAATAATCGGCATTTGAAATGTTTCGATAAATATAAAATATAAAAATTGTATATATTAATATTAATTTACAAATTGAGCAGTTCCACTTGTAGTATTATATGTATTTGGAGATTGAGAGAAATGATTAGAACTGAATACAGCAGATGGATAATATCGATATGGACTTAATTGAGAAACCTGATTTTGATACTGTGGTAATGATTTATAATAACACAATTTTTTATTTTGAAATGGATATGTAGTAGGTGAATTACAATTAGGTGCTTTATTTTTATATAAATTAGCATAATTAGGATTATCTCCAGCATATAACTGATTAGCAGTAACTAACATTTGTCCTGTATTATTATAATTTTGAATTGAAGCTGCATTAGTTGAAATAGTATCAACATTAAGTTTTAGAATTCTAGTAGAACTATCAACAGCACCTTCTTTAGCATATTGAAAGTTATTAGGTTTATACACAACCAATTGACAACCAGCAGGATTAGATGGTCCAGAAATAGGCATACCAGAATATGGATTTTTAATAAATTCAGTAAATACAATTAATGAATTACTTTTATGTGGTTCTTGTAAAGTATTTAACCAATTAAAAAATCCTGGAATAGAATTAATATTAAGAGTATTAAATGTATTAACTTCACTTTGAGTTAAAATATTTTTATTAAACATAATAGTTATCATTTGAGAAATAAGAGCATTTTCAGTTGCATCAAATATTTGAGCATTCGGTTGACAATTTGCTAAATAAGTATTAGTTAAAGATAAAGGACTTCCTGGTATAGGTCCTTTATTTCCATCTACAGAAATATAATAAGGATTTGATTTATAAACAGAATTATCCATATTTGTTTTATATGATAAGAAATTAAATGCCTTTTGAGTATAAGTTTTACATCTATTTTGAAGATATTGAGTATGTGTAGTATAATAATTATTTTTAATATTAGTACTAGCATAAATTGCTCTGCGTTTTGCTTTATATTCATCATTACAACATAAAATAGGATTTGTAGTATTTGCTTGAGGATTCTCTTCTAAAAATGTTTTATTAGGAAAATAATTAGCAATAATTCCAACACCTTGACACGTTTTACAATCGGTCAATAATTTATTAATATTATTATTTTCATTAGGTACATTCTGTTTAACAGTATATGCTCCAGGTTTATCTTGCATATCATTTAATAAACCAGAACCTCCAAATCCTCCACCGAGAGAAGTTCCTTTACTAGATGCTACAAATCTATTCATATTATAATTTATTAAAGCTGCTTCATTAATAGTTATAGAAATATTACTATTATAAGGATCTTTACCATTTAAATTATTTGCTTGAATTGGCACAGATGGTATAACTCTACCTTTTCTAAAATGTTTAATTGGTCTTGGAATAAATACTCTTGTATTTGAATATGTTCTTGAAGGAAATGAACCGGATTTAAAAACATTTCCAACATCATTATTTGTTAAAGGTCTAATGTGTCCTGGAGCTGTTCCAACTGGATTACTATTAATACCTGTTCCTTTCCATGAAATATATTGTTGATTATAATATGTGCTATTATGATTATAACCTGATGCAGGCATAGATCTCATTCCTAATGGATAAACCGCTGTTGACATTTATAATATTATAAAAGAAAATAAAAGAAAATAAAGAAATAAAAAGAAATAAAGTAATATATTATATAAATGGTATCATTTATATATATTTTAATATTATTTTTTATTATATTAATTACTTATCAAGTAATTATTAATAATTCTACTATAGAAGGATTAACCACTTCAACCGTAACTGGAACTGGAATTGCTGGAACTGCCGTTGGAACTACTATCGGAACAGGTACATCATATACTCCATATGATACAACTACTGCTCCTACGAATGCTTTAACTTTAGCAATACAAAATGCTGAAAATATTGAATACTTATACCAATCTATCGCTTCATTTCAAAATATGAATACTGAAATTCAAGATTTAAGCGGTAATGTAACCACTTTACAAAATCAAGTTAATACTTTAGTTCAAGCTAATCAACAATATACATCTAATATGCTTGGAACTACACCCCCTGTAATTACAGGTTCTACAGCTTCTACAACTTCTACAGGTTCTACATCTTCTACAACTTCTACAGATACCACTTCTTAATAACACTATTTCACTTTTAATATTACTATTTACTATTCTATTTAAATTAAATTATATAAAATATTAATATAATTTAATAATAATGTCTAATATATTTGAACAAGTATTAACTGATGCAACCGGCGTAGAAACTAATTTACTTGGACCTACATATCCTTATTATCAAAATATAAAATCTCCTTCAGAACTTGGAATGAATGCTAATGGAACTATACCACAAGTCGGTAAAAATATTACTGGATTAATACAATATGTCGATGTATTAGTTACAGGTGATAGTTCCGCTTCTACAACAGGCGGACCTTTAGGAAATAAATTCTTTTTACAAACTGGTGCAAAATGTTCTGCAGGAACAAATTGCACTGCGGATCCTTCGAATTGTCAAACTGTTGACAGATATATTTATGTCAATAATGTACCAAATGGAGATATACCATTCATATCAAGTGGATTAGGAGAAAACTTTTCGGATTTTAAAGGATTAATTCCTGGCGCTTTGGGAAATTTAAATGTATTAAATCCTTATGCTATTTTAAGTTCTTTTATGTCAGGATCCACACCTCCTTGTCAAGAACTTACTATGCAAACAATTGATACTAATAATAATTCGTCTTCTGAAACTCATTATGTCACATTAACTGATATTTCTAATATGGATGCGTGTTCTTTTTCAAATGGAACTAATCCTGTTTCAAATTCTAAATGTAGTGAAACATTTCAAACTGGTGTTTTTAAAAATAATAGTGTTTCTAAAAATGCAGCACATATTATGTCATCTGATCCTTTAGATAAAATTTATTTCGCTTGTTTAAGTGCTATTGCTATTTATATCTTATATTGTTTTATGAAAAAATCCAATTAATACTTTTTAATACTTTATAAAAAAAATAAACACTTTCACAATTTATATATCTCTCTTTTAATTCTATTCTCTTGAAATATAAATATTTTAATATATATTATAATAGAGAGAAAAAAATTATATTAATAAAAATTTATACAATATTTTTTTATTAAATTTAATAATTAATTTATTAATCTATATTTCTAGATAAATTCTCTTTTAAAATTAATTGTTGAGTTAAATTTAATATAGCATTATATTGTTGTGATATAATGATTTTATCTTGTTGTGATATTGTGTTTTTATCTTTTTCTAATTGAGCTATTATTATTTTTTGATTATTTATTATTTCACGTAAATTTATATTTTCAATATAATAATTATGTTTATTTGCATTTAAACTGTCTATCCATTTAATATGAGATTTCGATTTTATATGTATTGAAAAACTTCCTTTATCATAAAATAAATGACTTTTTCTACTTCCACATGGACATCTTAATCCATTCTTAAAATTATTTATATGTATAATATTATCTACATATTGATGCAACTCATTTATACTCGGTTCGTAAATATCAGATTCACTTATTAACTCCATTAAATTGTAATTATTATAAATTTATATTTATAAATATATTTCATTTTTTTTTATAAATATAAATTATCATTTTATATATTTCATTTTTCTTTTACTTTTTCTATTTTTATTATTTTTTCTTTTACTTTTTCTATTTTTATTACTTTTTCTTTTACTTTTTCCTCCTTTAATAGATAAATTTTCTTGTATTATATCATTGTATTGTTGATCATCTAAACACTTATTATTATTAACACAATTTTGATTTTGAAATGAAGTGTATTGTTTTCTGCATTTAAACACACCTGATGCATTTGAAGTACATCTAATTTTAAATTTTAAATCCTTTAAATCTTGTTTATCTTGGTCATCTTGGTCATCTTGGTCATCTTGTGTTTTTTTATATTCTTTAAGTGTTGTTTTATATTTATTAAACTTATTTCCAAAATAATTCCAGGACGACATATAATATAATATTTTATTTAATTTTTACAAGATTTACAATGTAAATGATGGTGACGACGACAAAATTTCATACTTTTTCTTTTTCTACCACCTACAGTTTTACCTGAAAATGATGCAGCATTGTTTGCTAAATTTGTATGTGATGAAAATCCACCTTTTTGTTTTATAATTCCACCACATTTACCACATCTACCACCGGTTGTTGTGGTTAAAGTATAAGATGGTTCAGTATCATCCGTTAATGATCTACCCCAGTTTCGCTGTTGCTGCGGTTGCTCATATCTATTATTTGAGTGCTGATATTCATTCTTCGGATCAGTCGACGAATTATGAAATGGATTCAAACTATTCCAAAATGAAGGGGAACTATTTCTATCCTGATTTTCTTCCCCAGTTCCAAAAATATTCCAATCTCCTCCTCCTCCTTTTTGTCTTTTGCGTCTAGTGCGTCTAGTATGTCTTTTTTGTGTCATTTATATAATATAATAATAATATATATTATATGAATAATTATTATTAATTATTATTAATTTTTTAAAACGAATTTTTTAAAACAATAAAAAGCTGCTAAAGCACCTAGAATTTCAACAATAATATATGGAATTAATTCATACTTAGCGATTTTACCAGAAATATAATAAGAGATAGCAACAGCTGGATTATATGCTCCTCCAGAAATTTTGCCTCCTAATAAACATCCTATGGATAATGCTGTTCCAATAGCAATCCAATTATTAGTTGCAAGAATAACATATACAAGGAGCATTGTTCCTAAAAATTCAACTAAATATTTATTCATTATAATATTAATAAATAATTTAATATTAATAATTAAATATAATTATTTCTGTTAGGAGGTATAGGACCAATAATTTTTTGTAAAAACGAAAAATATTGTGGTCCTTGTCCGTGATTTTTCATCCAAGTATAAATTCTGTTTTGAGAACCGATTTTATTACGCGGGGAACCAATAAGTAATGCAGGTCCAGTTCTACCATAACTTCCAATTCCATAAGAAGGAGTTAAAACAGGATATCCAACATTTTGCGTATAATTTGACATATTATAATAATACTAAATATTATATTTTTAAATTTAATAATTTTGTCGAACAATTGATCCCCAAGCACATATTTTCCCATTAACTAAATTAATATTTTGTATAGCTCCTTTTTTTTTGGGAGCAACACATCCGCCAGAACGAGCTCTTTTTAAAGTAGTCATAGTTCCACTAGGATAATAACTTTTAGTACCGATTGGTACATTATTAGGTAAGTTAACTTTATAAGCGCTTTTACCTATAGCATTACTTTTAATAGTATTTAAATGTAAAGATGATGAAATAGGTGGAATATAATTTGTATGAGATGAAGTAGAAACCATTCTTCCAGATGAATTAATTTGATATCCTAATGGTGTAGATAATTTACCAGAGATGATTTGATTAATAATAGATTGTTGATTTTGAGCAGTTCTTAAATATTGATGTCTCGCATTAGTATTCATTTCAGAATAAACTGGTTCTTGCATTGAATAGAATTGAGGTGGTGTAGGTCTTAATCCCGTTAAAATTCCATAATTATGATATGGAATTTGAGGAGGTGTTTGATTAGTGCTTAATGGTCCAGTAATAGGAGCATTAACATAATTATTATATGATACAGAACCTATATTTCTAGATACTGCATATGGAGTAGTCATTAATATTAATATATATATTTATTATTATTTTCTCTATTAACAGAATTGGGATTATTACAAAATAAACAATATTGAATAAAAATATGTGATTCAACAAAAATATTATTATTAGATTTGCATTTAGAACATTTAAATATATTAGGTAATTGGCAGATTAAATGTTTATTAAAATCTGTTTTTTGATATATTATATTGTTTTTAATACGTTGCATAATATAATATAATATAATTAAAATCTGTTTTTTGATATATTATATTGTTTTTAATACAATTTATTATATTATATATTATTTACATTACTTAAATATAAATTAATATCTACGTACTGCTTTTAGTGCTACTTGACTAGCATTAGATTGATCGCCACCATATGATAAATCATTATAGTTTTTATTTACAGCTCTTTGTTTTAAATAAGTAGTATAATCTGAACTATCATAAACATATTTTACATTACATGCAGCAGCAGGAATATCTTTAATTAATTGAATACTACTATAAGTAGCAGATGGAGTACAAGAAACAGAAACAGAACCAAAACGTGTTTTTAATCCTTTAAGATTTGGTCTACTTTGGAAACTTTGACAACTTCCACCACACGAATAATTTTCACGACTTAAAAGGTCTCCTGCATTATTAACAGCTCTAAAAGGAGTAGTTACACTTTGTTTTAAATTATTACGTCTTAATTGACTAGGATAAGTTGTATTCCAAGCTTGTTTTAAAGTGAATCGAATTTGTTCATATTCTGGATATCTTTTATCCACATTTTGAGTCGGTTGAGGAATCCAACCATGTATAGCTCCTCCAGAACTTTTTTTACTTGTTGCTAAAATATTAAAAGCAACATTACTTCCATTAATTGCACTAGTATATCCTATAGATGTCATTTATATAATAGTATAGTAAAAAAATATTATTAATAATTTAATCTAAATAAAAAATAAAAAAAAAATAAATGAATATTATAAATGTTAAATAAATCGTTGTTATTAAGTGGAATAATTTTATTATTAATTGATAGTATTTATATAAATTTATCAAAAAAGTATTTTATAAATCAAATACAACGTATTCAAAATAAAAAACCTAAATTAAATTATATAGGTATAATATTATGTTATATATTTTTAATTATTGGAATTAATTATTTTATAATTAAACCAAGTAAAAGTATATCTGATGCGTTTATATTAGGTATAGTAATTTATGGTGTATATGAAACAACCAATTATGCATTATTAGAAAATTGGTCATTTTTAACTGTAATTATGGATACTTTATGGGGTGGTATATTATTTGCATTAACTACTTATATTATGATTAAATTACAAAAGTATTTGAATATTAATAAATAATTAATTATATTAAAATTTAGTGACATATATAATATGTCACTAAATAAAAAAGATATTATTATTGAAATAAAAGATACTTTAGATAAAAACAAATTAGATGACTTAAAAAGATTTTTAAGTAAGCGTCAATGTTTAAATACTAATAATTTATATTTAAATTACTTATTTCATTTAGTTCAAACGGCTGGAATATTTACCACTTCATATGCTACAGGAAATAATAATATAAATTTAATATGGGTAGGCATATTTTTAAATATGTTGGCAACACTAATTAGTATTTATGAACAAACTAATAATTCAATTTTAAAAAAAATAATAACTGATATTAAATTAATAAAAGATAATAATTATATAGATGAAGGAGATATAATAGATACTAATACAATGAATTTATCAAATAATCCTTTAAGTTCTAGTTCTAATTTAAATGATACTTCAAATACTAATAATCTAAATATTAAATCAGATAATTTACAAAATAATACAACAATTACAACACCATTATTAGATAAATAATTTATGTATTTGTGGTCATTATTCGTGGAGCAATATTCATTGTATTTAATTCTTGAAATAATAATTTACAAGCATATGGAATTTCTACATATGCAAAATCTACACGATTATCACACGTTCGGCAATGATGAATATGCATTTTTTCATTGTATGCAGCAATAAGACCACATTTTTTACAAACGTGTACTGAATATTTATCTGAAGCATCATATATTCTTCCTTTAGTAAATCTAGATGCACCGTGTGATACCATACAATTATGTGCAACTATTCCATTAGCTAAGAATGAATGTGTATTTTCAACTTCAATATCATATACTTTATGTATTCCAATAGGTCTAATATCTATAACTGTTAAATTCATAGTTGGTAAACCATCACATTCTCGTTTAACTCCATAACTTGATAAATTTAATGTATTATTTTCATCATCAATATCATTATTATTTAGAGCATCTTCATCATCTTCATTTTCATCTTCATAAATATCAACTTTTTTAATTTGTTTACGAATTGTATCATTATTTAAGAACCATTCTAAAGCACCAATTTCTGTTAAATATTCTTCTGCTGTAGGAAATAAATTACTTGAAAATTTTCCAAATTTAGTTCCTTTAATTAGATGATCTGTAATATCGTGTGCTGATGGAATAGCATATATATGTATTAAAGGTTCTAATAAATTTAATTCATCAATAGCTTGTTCAATAGCATTTTTTGTAGGAACAATTTTATTCGGTGTTTCTTTTTTAATTCGTGTAAATTGTGTAATTTCATCAACTCGTTTTACAATCCAATTATGTTGTCTAATAACTTCATTTCTTAATCTTTTATAAGAAACACCTGCTTCTAATCTTTGTGATTTATGACAACAATATCTAAATCCGATTTGATCGTGAAATTGAATTAATTCATCAATATCTAAATGTAAAATTAACTGATAATTATTTAATTTTGTATCACTATTTTTTTTATTTTTTGAAAAACTAGTTTCTTTAAATTGTTGAATAGAAACTTTATTAATATTAAATTTTTGTAGTAATTTTTTAATATCATTCATCATTTCAGTAAGAGATTCTAAATGTAGTTTATTTTTAGTTTGTGAAAATGAGATTGAAGATAATAAATCTCTTTTTCCTCTATGTAGTCCAAGAACACAAGTATGTCCGTCTCCTCCGAATAATCCTCCTAAAAATTCGCGAATGATTGGTTTAGGACAATTTTCATCAAGAATAAATTCTGGTAGTATTGCTTTTTGTATAACTTTTTTTCCAATAATTAAACCTTCTAATTGAATTATATGATTGAGTAAAACTACAGGAATTCTTACACTATATAAATTTTTATGTTTAAAATTAGTTTGTTTTATATTACATAAAAGTTTAAGATCGTTAATAAAACTATTTACATCAATCATATGTCCTAAAAATATAGTTCCTGTATATATATTTTTACGATAACCAATATGTCCATCTGTTATTAAATATCCAATTAATTTAGATAATATAAGTGTTTTTTTATAATTTTCAAGTGTATCAGTTTTAAATAACAAATCTCCAACTTTTAAATTCCATCCATTACATTCTTTGATTTCATCATTAAAATCAACTACAGGACATGTAATACTAGATTTTACTTTTTGTTTTCCAACTATTAAATCTTTTGCTTTTATCCATTGATTATCTGATGTTAATATAGGATGTTCTGGTGTACAACTTTTAGTTCTACCATCTTGAAATGTTAATTGAATGCATTCACGTTCTCCTTTATACATAAATCCAACTTGTTTAGAAGGTATCATTTTATTTGTTGTTTCATCCCATCCATATACTTCATTATTACAATCTCCCATATCTTGTATCAACATACTGAGACCATTAGTAAGTGTGATTTGCGTCGTACCCAATTCACAATCTCTTTCCATTTCTCCAAACCTTAACCCTCCATCTCGCGATCGTCCTTCAGCTGGTTGTCTAGTTAAATTCACCATTGGACCAATAGAACGACTATGCACTTTATCATTAACCATATGTTTTAATCTTTGATAAAATACAGGACCAATAAATACACTACATTCGTGTTGTTCTCCAGTTAATCCATTATATAATAATTCATTACCGTGAGCTTCATAACCCAGTTTTAATAATTCATCACAAATATCTTTAATATCAAAATTCCCAAATGATGTACCATCTCCAAATAAACCTAATTCTAGTAATACTTTTCCAAGAACAGTTTCTTTTAATTGACCTATAGTCATACGAGATGGAATTGCGTGTGGATTTATTATAATATCTGGTCTAACACCTGAACTTGTAAAAGGCATATCACATTCTGGAATAATATTTCCTACAGTACCTTTCTGACCATGACGACTACTAAACTTATCACCAATTACAGGTTTTCTAACAGTTCTAAGTCGAACTTTCGCAAAATTATATCCTTCTCCATTTCTATCAATATAATTTTTATCAATATATGTTTCTTCAATCGTTTTATAAATTTTACTTTGATCTTCATATTTAATAACTTTTGTGTGATCGTTTCTATTTTCTTTTATTGGGGTAACTTTCGCAATAATTACATCTCGATTTTCTACTAAAGTATTTTCAGGTATTACTCCTTTCGAATTTACTTTTGTATAATTACCCATTTTCATCCCTTTTGTTTTTGTAATATCAGGCTTACATCTAATTTCTTCATCTCCATTTATTTTTTGTTTATCTTCATCTTTTTCTGTATGATATACAGTTACTAATGACATACCTCTATCAATAGAACCTTGGTTTATAAGTAATGAATCTTCTTGATTATAACCAGTATGTGTCATTATTGCAACAATCACTTGTGTTCCTGATGGAATCTTATTCAGTTGTATCATATTCATAATACGAGTATCTACTAGTGGTCTCATTGGATAATTTAAAACATATGCTGTTTTATCCATTCTATTTTCATAACTAGTTACATACACACCCATCGCTTGCTTACCTTGGGCACAATTACTTGATAAGAAATTATTACCTGCTATAAAACTATGATTATCTGAATCTACTGTAATATCAGATACTTGTTTATTATCTACTAATTTTATAGATTTAATTGGAATAAAAAGCATATTATTTAATAATATAATTTGACTGTACCATTTTTCAATTGTATTTTCACCTAAATTTCTCATAGTAATTTTTCTATTTTGTTTATAACTTCTAATTATATCTGAAATATAACTTACTTTTAACTGAAATTTATTCGCAATAAATGTATTAGTTTCCTTCATATCATGTAATAATCTTATAGATATAATCATTTTTTTATGTTCTTCAAATAAATTTAATTTATATTTTAAATATTCTATAATTATAAATGAGTGATTATTTTTTGTTGAACAATATCTATATCCAATATTATCAAAATATTTAATTAAATTACTTTGTTTATCTGATATTTTATAAGCTACTTTTATTCTTTCATTTTCTATTTTACATGGTTTAATATTTAAAACTTCAATACCAAATTCCGTTAATAAATTTGAACATTGCTCCATAAATTTAATTAAAGAATTTTCAAATAAAGGATTTATTTGTTGTGATGTTTCAGCACATACGAAATTATAACCTTTATCTATTTTATTCCATCTAATTTTACAACCATCACCTCCTTGAAATCCACTTAAAAATTCTCGTTTTATTAATTTACTTCCATTTAAAATCCATAATGGAACTTCTTTTCTATAATGTTCTGTTTTTCTTCCATAACTTACATCTAATGCTAATAATAAACACGGAAATACACCATTATGTGTTACCGCATATGTCGTATGTGTTGTATCATTAAAAGATCTAGATGAATTATTATAATTACATTTATTAAAACCACATAATTGAATATCATTTTCAAACATCTTTACATCATCTTCTGTTCCAAAATTAAAACTACATGACGCAAATTTATTATTATATCTTTCATAAATATTTATTGAACCATCTGCTAGAATAAATCCAAACATTCTCGCAATAATAGGTAATTTATAATTTGTATTGTAAAGAGGTAATAAACCTATTTCTTTTAATTTATCTACATATTTATTTATTAATTTTAATTTAAAATTATTATTTATAAAGAAGTTTCTAAATTCTTCTTCTGTTAATATTATTTTTTCTTCTTCAATTGAAATAGGTAAATCCGATTGATATGGTAATATTCCAATTCGTGTTTCATTAACCATCATATTTTTTACTTCACACCAACCTTCATATGTCATAAATTTATGATCTTCTGTTGCAATTATTTCTCTTTCACTTAAAGTTGTTATTTTATACATTTTTTTATCTGTTTCTCTTATGTAATGATTTACAACACTTGTATAATTCATTTCCATTGTTATAGGATTAAAACAAACCACATTATCACCTATTTTTATTTCTTTAATTGCAATTTTACTTCCATTACTTAATAATACTGTTTCATTAATATCTAAACATTGATATGTGTTACGAGGTGATTGATTGTGTTCTGGAAATGGAATACACGATGCTAACACTCCAAATATAGTTGAAGGATGAATTTCACAATGTGTATATTTATATATATTATCACTTTTAACAATTATATCTTTAGGTTTAGTTGCAATTAATGTCCACGATTGTTCTTCAGGATCAATATATTCTATAACCGAATCTGGAATTATTGAACTAGTTAATAAATTATCCCAATTTAAAGTTTTATTATTTAATTTATCTAAAATAGATGGTGTAATTAAAATATTTTTATCTTTTACACGCAATAATGGTCTAGTTAATCTTCCACTATCATTACAAACACGAATTTCACCCATTTTATAATCAAATATTATAGAAGTATAAATATTAATTATACCTTTATATTTTTTATCTTTTAACGATAAATATAATTCTTGAGGATTCTCTGTAATTCCTATCCAGGCACCATTTATAAATACTTTTATTTTATCATACATATCTTCTGATAAAATACCTTCTTTATCAATAGATATAACATATGGTAATATATATTCATATAATGGTAATGAATCTGAATAAATAGTTATATGTGTCATATAACTTAAATTTTTTATTATTCCAACACTTGCACCTTCAGGAGTATTGTGTACAACCAGACCATCTTTCAAACAGAACCTTCCACGCTTATCGTGAAGTTGCCATCCTACGTAAGGACCTATTCCTACTTCATTTAAACTAAATTTACTGCACATAGAAGATTTACTTTTTAATAAATGTGTTTTATTTTCTATAGGAACTAAATATGGTTTCATTTCCACGGTCCAATTAATACCTAATACTTTAAATAAAACTAAATTGTCACGAGTTGTTTTATTTAATTTTAAGTATTTCTCAATAGTTATATCTATTGTATCATCATCATCAAAACTATTTACAAAATCTTCTGCTTCTTTTAAAGATGTAAAATATTTTTCTTGAAACTTTAATTCATCACGATTAAGAAATTTTACAATATGAGTATATTTTCTATCTTTTTTATCTTTTTTATTAAAATTTCCAATAACTTTGTGACCACGTATTTTAAGAGTTAGAATATGATTATCAGTTACTCTATGTTTCATAAAATTGTCTTTATTAGGAATAATATCATACATATTCTTCAATCCAGAACAAGTAGAACGAACCTCTGTTGAATTTCCCATATCATCAACAAGAACATCACCGATTATTATATCTCCAGCACGTTTTGAAGTTCCATCCCACATCAAAATTTGAGTTTCAGGATCGAAACATTCTGCAGGACATAAAAATCCCCAACTTGTATTATGTAATTTACGAGGTGGGATTAATTTTCCACTTTTATCAGTTGGTGTGGATATTCTTCTAGCGTGACTTAAACTAGAAACATAATTCAATCTATTATATACTTGTGCTACTCCAACTTTATTAGAATTTGTATGTTTAATTCCAAAATCTCCTGTAGAAAGTGCTCTTTTAAGTCCATTTTCAATTGTAGTTGATTTAATTACTTTATAAATATTAGTCATATTTATAATATTTTCATAATCATCAGTTGATTTCCATGAACCATTATTGATTTCTCTAATTACTTGTTTTTCCATATCTTTTACTAATTTATTAAAATAATTTCTATAAAGATTATTTAGCAAACTGCCTGTTAAATCTATTCGTTTATTTAAATAAGAATCTCTATCATCTTGTTTAATAATTTCAAATGATGCGAGTAATAATTTATGTGTCATATATCCCAAAAAATATATTTTTTGTTCTGTTGTATTACAATGAGGGAATAAATCATTACTTAATATTTCTATAGTGAAATCGTGTTTTTTCTTTGCTCCTATTTCTTTATCCATATTGATTGGAGTATACATTACAAATCCAGTTATATATTTTATACATTCTTTTTGTGTTAAATATTTATTAGCTTCAATAATAGAACCTTGTAATGCTTCAAGCATATGTTTATTTTTTTTATCATCTATATTTAGAATAATTCTCTCACATATTTCTTTATCAGAAATTACACCAATAGCACGAAATACTATAAATAATGGTATAGGTTGTTTTACACGTGGTAAATCAACACAAATGGCATTTCCGAATCCATTATTTTTAGAACTAATCATCATATTAATTTGTTTTGGTGAAATACATTTAAAATCTGGAACTGATTTTACTTCTGCTTTCCATGTATATTTTGTATCATTCTTAGATATATTAAAACAATATACTTTATTTTCTGCTGCACGTTCTTGTCCTAATACAATTTTTTCAGAACCATTAATAATAAAATATCCTCCTACATCAAATTTACATTCTCCAGTTTGAGTATGTTCAAAATGAGTATATTGACTTAATACACAAATATTGGATTTTATCATAATTGGAATTTTACCAATATGAATTTTAGGAATAACTTTATGAAATATTTGAATATTTTCTAGATTAGATCCATTACGAACTACATATTTAATATTTATATCTATAGTTGTAGCAGAAGCATATGTGAAATTTCTTAAACGTGCTTCATGAGGAAACATTAATTTAATCGCTCCATTATTTTCATGTATTTGAGGTCTATAAATATTAAAATTTTCAAATGTAATAAAAATTTCTAGTGAATAATTTTTAGAAACTGGGTCAAAATCTTGTTCTGAAACAATATGTATTGGATTAAACATATTGATTGTTTTAATCATTTGATATTCTACAAAATTATTATATGATTCTAGTTGATGTCTTACAAATCTAGTTAAAGGATCTCCACGAAAATAAGATTCTATAATATTCCATGGTGTTTCAATATATTGGTCCTTTTTTATATCAAATACCTCTTTTTCTTCTCTTGTTTCTTTTTCTTCTTTTGTTTTAAAACTTTCACAAATTGATGAACTCATATTTTCCATTATATTTGAATTTAATGATGTCATGTATAACTCTTATTTTACATTTCAATTTATTTTTAAATTGTTTTAATAATAATTCATAAAACAATTATTCAGTTATTATTTATTTCATCTCATTTTTTATTCAATTACTTATATATATATGTTGTGTAAATACAAAGATATATTAGGCAAAGTTGGAAAAGGAATTCATTCTTATAGAATATTTAATATCGCTATAATGGATGTTATTTTTACTATAATCGCCGCATTTTTAATTCATTTATTTATTCCAAAATATAACTTTTATTTTATTTTAATATTGCTATTTTTAAGTGGCATTTTTTTACATCGTTTATTTTGTGTTAAAACTACTATTGATCGATTTTTATTTAATTAATTTCTCTCTAGTTATATTCTTTCTTTTTTTATTTTATATTATAATAAATGTCAAATAAAACTATTAAAATTAATCCTAACTTATTTAATGTCGGCGGCAGTTTTAAAAAAAAAAATAAACCTAAAACTTCTAAATTACATTTAATCTCTTCTAATATCTCTCCTAATGTTTTAAAAAAAAAATTATTAAAAAGAATACACGAACATAAACATCGTGAAATTGAACATAATAATAACGCAAAAAAAAATAATGAAAACAAAACTAATATTGAAAATGATTCCAATGATTCTTTTTCTAATGAATTTAATGATTCTATTAATTATTTACAAACATTATCTACACAACAACACAAAAATAATATTGCTTCTAATTTAACTAAACAAAAAAAGGATTTAGAAAATAAAACTATTAAAAATCATTCTTTATTTGTTTCACCTGATGTAAATATACAATTAGCCGAAGAATTACAACCTTTAATTCCATTGAATACTACTCAATTTCAACCATTATATACACAACAACATAATCCTATACAATTACAACCAAATATACCACCACCACCTCTTTTCTCTATATTAAAAAATGGCACAAAATTAACAAAAAAAGAATGGACTAAAAAAAATTTACAAAATTATACTAATCCTCCAATTATACATGATAATGACAAAATAGAGAGAGAACAAAGATTAAATAAAATACGTTTAAAAGTACAAGCATTAAAAACTGACGAAAATAAACAAAATAATATTAATATTCATTCTAATAATTCTATTTCATCTCCTTTAGTTAATAATATCAATTCTATTGATTCTATTTCTACTCCTGTTATTCATTCTAATTCCAATTCTATTTCTAATATTTCTACTCCTATTGTTCATTCTAATTCTAATAATACTTCCACAAATATATCACCCAATTTATCTAAAATTATTAAAAAAATTACTAAACACAAATACATTTTAGGTAAATCTTCTTGTAAAAATACAATTGGAGTTTCATTAAAAAGTAAAGAAACATGTAAAAAAATAATTAACGCACAAAAAGAACTTAAAAAAAAACCAATTACTATTAAAAAAAAATATTTAAGAGATCATAATTTACTCAAAATTGGAAGTAACGCACCTAATGATGTTATTAATAAATTATATGAAACATCTATATTAGCAGGAGAAATCACTAATATTAATAATGATACATTATTATATAATATTTCAAAACAAGATACTGAATTATAATATTATCTTTTAATACTTTAATATGGAAACTACACAAAATAAAATGCCTTTATATAATAATTTATTCTTTACACGTTTAAAAAATTATTTAGATACTAAAATTTATTTCTTTGGAAGTATTCAAAGATTTGATTATTTCCCTAAAAAAAGTGATATTGATGTTGCTATATTTACAGATAATATTCATAGCACTATTAGTAAATTACAAGTCTTTTTAAATGTTAAACATTATTCATTTAAAAAATTCGTTTGGAGACTTAATTATAATAATGTTTTAATTAATGGATATAAAATTATGTACAAAGAACCTGATAATAATTTTATTACCGAAATTTCCATTTATAATGATAAATTTAAAGAATTTATATTAATAGAACATAATAGTAAAAGTAAATTACCTTTTTATGCTACTATTTGTTTAGTTGTTATTAAATACTTATTTTATACTTTAAATATTATATCCGCTGATTGGTACATTTATTTAAAAAAATATATTTTATCCACACTTATATTTAAAAAAATTGATGATTTTGTTGTTGTGGATATTAAAGATGATAAATAATATACACACTAATTATGCTAATGTATTTATTAATAATATAATATAAAGATTACGTATTATATTATATATATATTTTTACAATCGAAAATGGCACTTGTTACCGAATATTTTCAGCTAACTAAACAATACCAAACTGAATATGGTCCTAATACCATATTGCTTATGCAAGTCGGCTCTTTTTTTGAAGTTTATGGAAATACTTCTAATGATACTAAAATTTTAGAATTCTCTTCTATTTGTGAATTAAATGTTGTTGATAAAAATACTTGTGTTGGAAATCATAAAGTTTCTATGGCAGGATTTAAAGATTTACAACTCGAAAAATATATTAAAAAAATACAAGAAGTCGGATTTACTGCTGTTGTTTACGTTCAAGATGAATCTGCTAAAAATACTACACGCAGTTTAGCAGGAATATTCTCTCCTGGAACTTTCTTTCATACTGATTCTACTGTTCTTACTAATTCTACTACTTGTATTTGGATTGATTTAGTACAACAATCTATTCTACTTAAAGGCACATTTGTTGTTGTCGGAATCGCTAATATTGATATTTATACCGGTAAAACATCTATTTTTCAATTTAAAGAATATTATATTAATAATCCTACTACTTATGATGAATTAGAAAGATTCATTTCTATTTATAACCCTAATGAAGTTATTATTATCTCTAATTTACCTAATGAAAATGAAATCGATTATATCATTAATTATTCCGGAATTACTTCTAATTTAATTCATAAAATACATATACCTACTATTTCTAACACTTCTAATACTAAATATACTCAAATTATAAATTGTCAAAAACAAACTTATCAAAAAGAAATTTTATCCACTTTTTACAAATTTGATGATTTTAATGTATTTTATCAAAATTTTTATGAAAATAATATTGCTACTCAATCCTTTTGCTATTTATTAGATTTCATTTATAAACATAACCCTCATCTCGTACGTAAAATTAATGAACCTATATTCGAAAATTGCTCTACACGATTAATACTTGCTAATCATTCATTAAAACAATTAAATATTATTAATGATAATACTATTAAATCTAATAAATTATCTTCTGTTTCACAAATGTTAAATAATTGTTTAACATCTATGGGTAAAAGAAAATTCTTATATAATTTATTAAACCCTGTTTGGGATGAAACCTATTTACAAAGAGAATATGATATCACTGAACACTTCTTAACTACATATTCTAATTCTAATTCTGAAATTGACACTTTCTTTAAAAATAATCTTTCTACTATTAAAGATCTCTCTAAATGGGAAAGACAAATCTTTTTAAATAAAATATCTCCTAAATCTATCTCTAATTTATATTATAATATTTTAACTATCCAACAAATTTATTTAAAAATATCTACTGATTCTATACTCACTTCTTATTTCTCACTATTTGACAAAAATATGTGTGATATTCTCTCTTTTTGCACTGATATCTCAACCTTTATTCATACCAATTTAAATTTATTATTATCTAAAGATATAGAACAATTCAAAAATTTTGAAATCAATTTTATCAATTCTGGAATTGATACTGATTTAGATTTAAAAAATTCTATTTTACTCGAATCTGAACTTAAATTAGAAGCTATTAAAAATTATTTAAGTTCTTTAATCGCTAATAAAGAAAAAAATAATAATAAAGGCAATGATTTTGTCAAAATTCACGAAACCGAAAAAAATAACTTTACTTTATTATGCACTAATAGAAGATGTAAATTATTAGTTGAAGCATTACCTATTAAAGAAACGATCGTTCTATTAAATTATACAATTAATACACAAAATAAACAATTCGAATTTACTATTTCTAAAACACTATTCAAATACGATTCACAAACTTCTAGTAATAATTCTATTATTGATTCACAAATTCATACTTTGTGTAAAAATATTTCACTTGCTAAAACATCTATTAAAGATATTATTACCAGTGTATTTAATAAATTCATTTTACAATTCCAACTTTATCAATCTCAATTAGAAACTATTATTCATTTTATTACTCTTATTGATATTTTATATACTAAAAGTAGTATTGCTACTAAATATAATTATTGTAAACCACATATCGTTCAAAATAATAAATCATTCGTTGATGCTAAACAATTAAGACATTGCTTAATCGAACGATTCCAATCTAATGAATTATATATTTGTAATGATATTGTATTAGGTAATACTAATGTTGATGGAATGCTACTTTATGGAACTAATGCTGTGGGAAAAACAAGTCTTATTAAAGCATTAGGCATCTCTATTATTATGGCACAAGCCGGATTATATGTCCCTTGTTCTCAATTCAATTTTAAACCATATAAATACCTTTTCACACGTATTATCGGAAATGATAATATCTTTAAAGGATTGTCTACATTTGCTGTTGAAATGTCCGAATTACGAACTATATTACGACTCACTAATGAAAATAGTTTAATATTAGGCGATGAACTTTGTTCTGGAACTGAAACACATAGTGCAGTTAGCATTTTTGTCGCTGGAATACAACAATTACATCATTCTAACAGTTCTTTCATTTTTGCTACACATTTACACGAAATCGTTAATTATACTGAAATCACTTCTTTAGATACTCTTGTTCTTAAACATATGGAAGTTTTTTATGATAAACATAATGATACTCTTATTTACGATCGCAAATTAAAAGATGGACCTGGAAACAGTATGTATGGTCTTGAAGTTTGTAAATCATTAAATCTTCCACAAACTTTTTTAGATGCCGCATATGAAATTAGACTTAAATATCACCCTGAAACCAGAAGCATTCTTTCTCTCAAAACTTCACAATATAATTCTAATAAAATTATTAATATTTGTGAAAAATGCAATATTAATTTCGGCACTGAAGTTCATCACCTTCAACATCAATCTAACGCAAATAATACAGGCACTATTAATACTACCGATTCTATATTTCATAAAAATAATTTAGCGAATTTAATGACATTATGTGAAGATTGTCATAATCTAATTCATACCATATCTAAAAAAGGATCTAAAAAAATTAAAACTACTAAAGGCACACGACTACAAGAAATATAAAATATTCACTTTTATTATATTAATAATATGCATTTAAAATATTATATTAAAATCGTTTTAATTTTTTATTTATTCATTTATTTCATTTTATTTATTAATTCTGTTTTTTATTTAAATACTTTTTTAAAAATCGAAGGATACACTAAAATTCCGGTTAATTCTACTATATTAAATAAAAATGATGCTTTTTGTGAAAGTCATCGCGGAGCTAGTCAAGTTTTAGAAAAATCTTGTGGAAAACTTACACAAAATAATTGCAATTCTACTTCTTGTTGTGTTTGGACTAGTGATAATACTTGTTTAGCGGGAAATATAAAAGGACCTACTTTTAATTCTGATACTAATGGAAAAACTAAAAAATGGGATACTTATTATTTTCAAAATAAATGTTATGGTGCTAAATGTGTATCTTAAGGTATTGTAAACCATAACCATTAGATTTATATGAACCGTAATATATAATATCAGATAAATCTGTAGTACCTACTAAAAAATTGGTTGCCATTAATATATAAATATTATAATAAAAAATTGATTTAAATTTATAATAATATAAAAATAATATTTAATATATAGAAAGATGATTATTCCAGTGAAATGTTTTACTTGTGGATTGGTTTTAGCAGATAAATATAGATATTATATTGAACACGTGCGTATGAAAAAATTGGCTAAAAAAGGGAATAGTGAATCTATTGATATAGATAAAGTGTTATATTTAACAAAAGAATTTGCTGAAAAAACACCTGAAGGTGAAGTGTTGGATGAATTAAAAATGACAAAAATGTGTTGTCGCAGACATTTCTTAACACACGTTGATATTGAATAATATCTTAATATATATTATAATGCCTAAAGTTAAAAAATCTCAAAGACATAAAAAAATATATAAAATGAAAGGATGTAGTAAAAAAAATCTCAAAAAACGAGGAGGAGGAGATAATAATTTAGCATATACAGGTAGTACAAATAATATTCCTTCAATTCGTCCTCCTTTAGCTTATCCAGGAACAACTGGAGGTAATTATCCTTCGAATACTTTACCGAATAAAGGATTAAATGGTAGTATAAATTTTTTTAATAATACATCATCACAACATGGAGGAATGTCATCTTATCCGAATGGATTAATAGGTTCTCCTTGGACGAGTTCTCCTTCAAATTGGTCGGGTAGTGGTGGTGATACCAATTATAATCATTATGAATTAAATTCTTATAATAAAGGAGATCCAGTGGGATATCTAAAAAATATGGGTGCGAATAAACCATTTACAGGTGGTCGAAAAAATACAAAAAGTAGAAAAAATAAAAAACAAAAAGGTGGTGCTTATTCAAATACTTTTGGACAAGATAGACTTAATTTATTTAGAGAAACTTCTACAGGAATTCAAAATTTAGTTAATATACACAAAGGAAATGCACCTATTCCAAGTCCATTACCTTGGATGGGTCAATTGACGAATACTCCTAATTTTGCTAATTTATATTCATTTTTTAAATAATTTTTTTCTATTATTATTTTAGAATGGTTAATTTTACAAAAAAAATAAAAGAGTTATGTGTTCCAGCAATGATTTATTTTGTAATTTCAATAATAGGTTTAGTAGTTATATTATTACAAAATTTAAAAAATAATAATATGTATAATATAGGTTCATTTTCGTGTCGTGTTCCGAATACAGCTATTATTTTTATAGTAAAATTAATTTATATATTATTTTGGACATATGTTTTAAATTTAATTTGTAAAGATGGACATACAGGTATTTCTTGGTTACTGATTCTTCTTCCATGGATATTATTATTTGTAATAATAGGTCTTATTATGATAAATATGTGATAATTATAATAATTAAATATTATATAATGATAAAAATAAAAAATGGTTTATCATATAATAAAAATGGATGGAAGTATATTTCTATATATGGAAATGCGCGTGATAGAGGAAAAGCATATGGTGAGTTATGTGTAGATGAATTTATAAAAATACAAGAAATGTTAAAATTTTTAATATATGAAACATATGGAATTCAATGGGTTGATTTAATAGTAGATATTTCAAAAGATTTTAAAGAAATAACTAAAGAGAAATATCCAGAATTTTATGAAGAAATGGAGGGAATTGCTGAAGGTTGTTGTAAAACAAATGTGTGTAAAACAACTGTTGATGAAATAATTGCTTGGAATTTTTATTGTTCTATTTCTTATTGGATTAATAAATCAAAATCTGAATTTCACGTAGGAAAAGAAGGTGGTAGTGGTTCAAAAGATAGATGTAGTGCTTTTATAGCTGTAGGAAAAGATTGGACGGAAGATGGACAAATTGTATGTGCTCATAATTCATTTTGTGATTATATAGATGGACAATATTCAAATATAATTTTAGATTTACATCCAGAAGAGAGAGATGGAAAAAAAGGGTGTCGTATTATTATGCAAACATCAGCGTGTATGATTTGGAGTGGAACAGATTTTTTTATAACATCTAATGGTATAATTGGAACAGAAACAACAATTGGTGGTTTTATAGCTTATGCAAAAAAAATACCTATTGGTTATAGAATAAGAGATGCAATGCAATATGGTAGATCATTAGATAATTATTGTGAAATACTTTTAGAAGGAAATTCTGGAGATTATGCAAATTCTTGGTTATTTGGTGATATAAATACAAATGAAATACTTCGCATTGAATTAGGATTAAAATTTCATAATATAGAGAGAACTAAAAATGGTTATTTTATAGGATTTAATGCTCCTTATGATGAACGTATTAGAAATATAGAAGTGCAAAATTCTGGAATGTATGATATTAGAAGACATCAAGGAGCGAGACAGGTTCGTTTAAGTGATCTTATGGATTTACATAAAGGTAAATTGAATATTACAATAGCTCAACAAATTTTAGCAGATCATTATGATGTATATTTATTAAAAGATAATAATCCTTGTTCTAGAACTGTTTGTTCTCATTATGAATTAGATGCTAGAGAATATATGTGTCAAGCAAATAGACCAAAACCATATGCTCCTCATGGTGCAGTAGATGGTATGGTATGTGATAGTAATTTAGCAAAAAAAATGTCATTTATAGGTAGATATGGTAATTCGTGTGGTATTCCATTTATAACAAGTGATTTTGCAAAAAAACATAGACAATGGAATGTATTTACACCATATATACATGATAGACCTTCTCAACCGTGGACTTTATTTTCTATTACATTGTTAAATAAAAGTAAAAGTAAAAGTAAAAGTAAAAAAATGATTTCAAATAATAAAACAAAAAAAATATTAAATAAAAAGTAAAAGAAAGGTTTTCAAATAATAATAATAAAAAGATATTAAATAAAAAATCATATAAATTATATGAATTCGAAAGCAATTTGTTTAATTACTTTTAGTCCAAATGAATTGAATTTAGATTTTTTATCAACATTTATTAATTATGATATTTATGTAATAATTGATGATAATTTAAATACATATAGTGAATTAAAAACGAGATATAATAATAAAATAAATTTTATTCAAATTGAAAATATAAATTGTGCGAATTCTGGATTTAAAAATACAAGTTCCATTACTTTAAAAAAATCAGTAGCTGGTTGGGATAAAGCTTTATTTTATTTTGCGTGTAACCATGCATATAATTATGATTATGTATGGTTTATGGAAGATGATGTTTATTTTTATAATGAAAATACTTTAATTGATATTGATAATAAATATGATAAAACAGATTTATTATGTAATTCTTCTTTTAAAGAAGCTAAATTAAATGAATGGTTATGGTATAGAATAAATATAAATTTCCCAACTCCTTATTATTGTGGAATGGTGTGTATATGTCGATTTTCTAGAAATATGCTTGAATCTATAAAAGATTATACAATACAAAACAAAACTTTATTTTTTCTAGAAGCTTTATTTCCAACAATTGCAGTTAAATATAATTTAACTTATATTTCAAATCCAATAGAATTTATTACAGTAACTCATAGAGAAAATTTTAGTTTAAATTATGAATTATTAAATAAGACTAATTTATATCATCCCGTAAAAGATGTAACCGATCATATAAAAATTAGAGAACAGTAATTATAATAAATAAGTATTTAATAATTAATTATTAATTATTTAATTATTAATTATTAAATAATTAAATACTTATTTTAAATAATTAAATTTAATTAAATTATTTGAAAATAAGTATTATAAAAATTATATTATAAAAAAATATGATTATTAATATAAATGAATAAAGAAGATATATCTTGGAAATTAATTGATAAATATTTTAAAGATAATCCAAATAATTTAGTAGCACATCATTTAGAATCGTATAATGATTTTATAAAAAATGGAATTAAACGTATTTTTCGTGAAAATAATCCAATTAGATTTATAGAGAGAGAAGAAGAAGAAGAAGAAAATGAAAAAAGGAATGAATGTATATTATATTTAGGTGGAAAAGATGGAAATAAAATATATTATGGAAAACCGATAATTTATGATGATAATAATACACATTATATGTTTCCAAATGACGCACGTTTAAGAAATATGACATATGGTATAACAATACATTATGATGTTGATGTAGATTTTATATATTATGTTGGTGATGAAAGAAAAGAACATTCAATAGAATTACCACAAATTTATCTTGGTCGAATTCCAATAATGTTACAATCAAATGTATGTATTTTAAATACATTAAGTAAATCAGTAAAATTCAATATGGGAGAATGTCGAAATGATTATGGAGGATATTTTATAATAGATGGAAAAGAGAAATTAATAATTTCTCAAGAAAAATTTGCAGATAATATGATTTATATAAAACAAAATAAAAGTGATAATATTTATAGTTTTTCAGCAGAGGTTCGGTCTGTTTCTGAAGATACTTCAAAACCGATTCGAACCACTTCAATAAAAATAATAGCACCATCAACAGTTTTAAGTAATAATCAAATTGTTATTAGTATTCCAAATGTAAAAAAGCCGGTTCCTCTTTTTATTTTAATGCGAGCTTTAGGAATAATATCAGATAAAGATATAATTCAAACCTGTTTATTAATTGATTTAGATAATCCAAAAAATAAAAATAATTTATATATTGATTTATTTATACCTTCAATACATGATGCGAATAAGTTTTTTAATCAACAAACCGCAATTGAATTTATAGCAGAATTAACAAAAAGAGGAACCGTATCTAGTGTTATAGAGATTTTATCAGATTATTTTTTACCACATATAGGAGAATTGAATTTTTTAGATAAAGCGTATTTTATAGGTTATATGGTAAATCGATTATTAAAAGTATATACTAAAGAAGATAAACCGACAGATCGAGACAATTTTAAATTTAAAAGAATTGAATTATCAGGTGCTCTAATGTATGATTTATTTAGAGAATATTATTTAATACAAAAAAAAGATATAGCACGTAAAATAGATGAAGAATATTATTATCATAAAGGAGAATATATAGAAGATGATGTTCCTACAAAAGGAATAAAAGGGATAAGTGATACATCAAAAACAAATAAATATAAAGATAATTTTATAGGATTGATCGAATCTAATTTTAATCTTTTTTTTAAAGATAGAATTGTAGAACAAGGTTTAAAAAAAGGATTTAAAGGAAATTGGGGATCTCAAGCTTATACAAAAAGATTAGGATCAGTTCAAGATTTAAATAGGTTAAGTTGGAATTCATTCATTTCACAATTGCGTAAAATCAATTTACCTTTAGATTCTAGTGCAAAAATTATTGGACCACGATTATTAAATAGTTCACAATGGGGATTTATTGATCCACTTGATACACCTGATGGAGCAAATATCGGTCTTCATAAACATATTTCTATTATCACTTATATTACAAGTGGTTCTTCTGCAATTCCTATTATTCAATGGTTAAGAATTAATACTGAAATGCGAATTATATTAGAATCTTCTTATGAGGAATTAAATGAAAATTCTAAAATATTTGTTAATGGAAAATGGATTGGAATTATTAATACGCCGATTGAATTAATTAAATTATTTAAATTATATAGACGTAATGGATTAATTCCGATTTATGCAAGTATATCATTCAATTATAAAGATAATATTATATATATTTATACTGATGCTGGTAGATTAATTCGACCTATTTATTATATTGAAGATAAAAAATTAAGTTTTGATAGAGAACATATAATTACATTATTTTTAAATCAACAAATCACTTGGGAACAAATCATATCTGGATTTATGATTAAAAATGATCCTAATTATTTAAGTAATAATAATAAAATGTATGAATTAAATGAATTATATAATGATATTGGAATTGATAAAAAAGAGATTTTTGCAAAATTACAAGAGTCACAATCGGTGGTTGATTATATTGATACATCTGAAGAAGAAACGGCTTTAATCGCTACAAATATGGATGATTTAAAAAATAAATGGATGACTCATTTAGAAATTGAACCATCTTTAATTTTAGGAGTATTAGGAAATATGATTATTTATCCAGAAAATAATCCCGTCACACGTAATGCATTTTCTTGTGGACAAAGTAAACAAGCCGTTTCTTTATATCATAGTAATTATCAAATGCGTATTGATAAAATGGGAGTTGTATTAAATTATGGACAAATACCTTTAATTAAATCTAGATATTTAGAATATATTAATAATGAAGAACAACCTTATGGAGTGAATGCTATTGTAGCTATTATGTCTTATACCGGATATAATGTTGAAGATGCTATTTTAATTAATGAGGGTTCTCTTAAAAGAGGCATTTTTAGAACTACTTATTTTTCAATGTATGAATCTAAAGAAGAAAGTTCTTTAATTACAAAAACGACCAGTTCTAAATTCGCTAATATTGAAAAAAATATTGTTATTAAAAAAAAACAAGGATATGATTATAGTCTTTTAGATGATTTTGGATTAATCAGAGAAAATGTTGAGTTAAATGATAAAATGATTTTAATAGGAAAAATCAATTCTAATTTAATGAATAAAGATGTTTGGATTGATGATTCTGTTAAACCTAAAAAAGGACAACTCGGTTATGTTGATAAAGTGTTTATTACTTCAGGAGAAGAAGGATTTAATATTGCTAAAATACGAGTTCGAGAAGAAAGAATTCCATCACTTGGAGATAAAATGGCTAGTCGTGCAGGACAAAAAGGAACTATCGGTTTAATTATTCCAGAAGAAGATATGCCTTTTACTGAAGATGGATTACGACCAGATTTAATTATTAATCCACACGCTATACCATCTCGAATGACTATTGGACAAATCATTGAAGGATTGTTCGGTAAAGTGTGTACTACTTATGGAGCATTTGGAGATTGCACTGCTTTTCAAGTAAAAGGATCGAATTATTCTACATATGCTCCCCTCCTAGTTAAAGCTGGATTTCATTCATCTGGTAATCAAATTATGTATAATGGAATGTCTGGTCAACAATTAACTGCGAATATATATATTGGACCCACTTATTATATGCGTTTAAAACATATGGTTAAAGATAAAATTAATTATCGTGCTAGAGGACCTAATACTGTTTTAACTAGACAACCTGTTCAAGGTAGAGCTAATGATGGAGGACTTCGTATTGGGGAAATGGAACGTGACGGAGTATTAGCTCACGGAATGTCTTATTTCTTAAATGAATCATTTATGGTAAGAGGTGAAAAATCCGATTATTATATTGCCATTTGTAATAAAACAGGTGGAATTGCTATTTATAATCAATCCAAAAATCTATTCTTAAGTCCTTATGCTGATGGACCTATTCAATTCGTTCTTAATCAAGATGGAACTCAAAATATTAAAAATTTAAGCAGATTTGGAAGGTCTTTTAGTATATTAAAAGTTCCATATGCGTTTAAATTATTAATACACGAATTATTAGTTATGAATGTTCAAATGAGAATTATTACCGATGATAATGTAGATCAATTATTAAGTTTATCATATTCTAATAATATTAATAAATTATTAAATACAACTAATATTACTAATAGTATCAAATCATATAATGATAATATTAAAAATGTATTATCTAAATCTAAATCTATAATTCATAAATCTACAATATCACACGATTATACGAAAAAAACACCTGAATTCCCTGAACCTGTTGTATTAAATTTAACTGATTTTGAACATCCACCTGGTTCTCCTGTATATGCAACTGGATCTCCTGCATATAATCCTAATGCACTCGCACCTCCTGGTTCTCCTGAATATGCTCCAGGTTCTCCTGCCTATAATCCTAATACACCTCCTGGTTCTCCAGTATATAATCCTAACGCACCTCCAGGTTCTCCAGTATATAATCCTAATGCACCACCTGGTTCTCCAGTATATAATCCTAATGCACCTCCTAGTGCACCTGTAATAATATATGCACAAGCACCTGCTCCTCAATATGCGCCTCAATATGCCCCTCCTGAATTAGTAATATATCCTCCTAGTCAATTATCTTTACAAAATCCATCATCTATGCAAACAACATCTGTAGAAACAGATTCATCGTCTACAGGATTTAAACCAATACGCTTTACAGGTGGAAATTCTATTCTTGAGATAGATAATTCACTAAATAATAAATCAGACGAATTAACAAAAAATACGGATGATAATAATAAAAATAATAAAATAATAAAAATAAATTAAAATATAATTAAATTAATAAATTAATAAATTAATAAATTAATAAATTAATAAATTAATGAATTAAATTAAATATATTATTATTTAATATAATTTAAATAAAATTGAAATAAAAATAACTCATATTAATATTATTATAAGTTATAATGGCAAGTCAAAATATAAACGTTCAAATTTTGCATATTTTCAATTCTAGAAAAAATATTTTAGATTTAATGTCAAAACAAGGTTATAATGTGAATGATTATTCGCATTTTAGTATTTCTGAAGTGAATTCTATGAAACAAAATAATCAATTAGATATGCTTTTAGAAACAAATGATGAAAATAATAGTGTTGAACATATTAAAAAAAAAATGTATATTCGATATTATTTGTCAGTTAGACCAGCTGCTAAAAATATTCAAGAAATGATTGATGATTTATTTATATTAACAGAAACATTAACAAAAAATGATACATTATTTATTATAATTAAAGATGATGCAAATGAAACTTTAATAAATGAATTGAAACATATATGGGAAAATGATGGAATTTTTATAGTTATAGAAAGTATAAAACGTCTTCAATTTAATATATTAAATCATATACTTGTTCCACCGCATCGTGTTTTATCCGAAACTGAAGTTGTAGAAATAATGACAAAATTTAATATTACAAATAAAAATCAATTTCCGGATATATCTAGATTTGATCCTGTTGCTAAAGTGATTGGATTAAGACCAGGACAAGTGTGTCATATTATAAGAGATAGTAAAACAGCGATATCTACCAATTATTATAGAATATGTATTTAAAATATAATATTATTTATAATAAATGGAAATTATAAAACCATCATTAAATGGATTTACTATTTACAGTAAAAGTGGTTGTAAAAATTGTACTAAATTAAAAAATGTATTAAAAGAGAAACATTTAATTTATAATGTAATAGATTGTGATGAATATATTTTAGAAGATAAACATTTTTTTTTATCTTTAATTAAAGAAATATCTAATAATAAAATATTAGATAATACAATTATTTATTTTCCGATAGTTTTTAATGATAATATTTATATAGGTAGTTATAATGAAGCGAATAGATTAATTAATCGTTTTATTTCTTTTGAAGATATAACTTTTTAATTAATATATATATTAATAATATATATTAATGGAGTTGGAAAATAACGATATATTTCAAAATTTAAAACAACCGTTTCAATTTAAAGAGAGAATAGTTACATTACAATCGCAATTACCTTCTATTTTAAAAGATTATCAAAAATATTATGTATTTTATTATAAAAATCCTGAATCTCAAGAATATCATCAAATGTTTGAAAATATTCAAAAAAATTTGAATACAATAAACTCAGAATTATTTGTAATATCAAATGAAGTAGATAGTAATACAAATTTAATGAATAATCAATTATTTGAGTTGGATGTTGCAATACAACAAGAAAAAAAAAGTAATTTTAAATTAAAGTCGAGTTTAGGTATTGTAGAAAATAAATATAATGCATCAAATGAATTAATTACAAATTATAAAGAAATATATAATTCGAAATATTTAAGAAATTGGGGTTTATTTTTAAGTATTTTAATAATTGGTATAATTGTTATAAATATATATTAAGTTAAAAATGAATATTTAAATATTATTATTATTATATGTTTATTAATAAAAATATGTTTCATAATAATTTATTATTAAGAGAATACTTGAACACTTCTCTCAATAATTCATTAAAAAGAATTATTAATAAAGAGAGAATAAATATAAATATTAATTCTCAAACATCTAATAAAGATTTTTATGAGAAGAAAAATACGATAATTGTAGTAAGTTATCTGTCTATGTTATATTTTTTATATAATATATATAAAAATATAAAAATATAAAAATGTACAAATGTACAAATTGCTTTAAGTTAATTAAAAATATATATAATTGATATAAATATATAATTCTTATTATATAAATTATTTAATTTTAAAAAAAATGAAATAGAAGAATCACAGTATATTATATCAATTATATATATTACGATGATGGCATCAACATACCAAGATTTGAATGAGTTTTTAGCAAAACACAGCACAAAAAATACGAATTCTACTGTATTTACACATACGAGAATTCCCGATAAAGAATTAAATATATTTCCAGGTTCATATTTAATACCAAAAGAAGATGCAAATATATTTTATTCTTTATATTATGATAGTGTTTTTGTAAAAAAACGTAAAGAATATTTAACAGAAAAACAATTAGATAATGGAGGACCAATGGCAGTTGATTTTGATTTTAGATATAATTATCATGTAAATAGTAGACAACATAATAAAGAAGATATCTTAAATATGGTATGTGAATATTTAGAAAAAATCTCAGAATGTTATATATCAACACTAAATACCAAATTTGATGTTTTTATATTTGAAAAACCAACCATAAATAGATTAGAAGATAAATCTTTAACAAAAGATGGTATTCATATGATTATTGGACTACAAATAGATCATACAATGCAAATGATAATTCGTGAAAAAATGATTGAAGAAATATCATGTATATGGGATAATTTACCTCTAATAAATGATTGGAATTCAGTATTAGATGAAGGTATCAGTAAAGGACATACCAATTGGCAATTATTTGGATCAAGAAAACCTGGAAATGAAGCATATGAATTAACATATCATATATCTATTGTAGTAGATGAAAGCGATGGTGAATTTAAAATGATTGAAAAAGATGTAAAAAAATTCGATTTAAAAAACAATTATGAGAAATTATCAATACAATATGAGAAAAATCCCAAATTAGAAATGAATCCAAAAATTATAGATGAATATAATAAAAGAAATGAAAATAATAATTTAAAAAAAAAGAAATCTAGTAAAATTAAAATGAATTTAATAAATGATACAGATGCAGATGTTGAAAATGAAGATTATATTGCAATAAATGATATAAAAGATGCTGAAAAATTATCAAAAGCAATAAATATAATGTTAGATAAATTAGAATTAATCGATTATGAAATAAAAGAAACACACGAATTTGCACAAGCATTACCAAAAAAATATTATGAATCCGGGTCACACGCATTAAATAGACAAGTCGCATTTGCTTTAAAACATACAAATGATAAATTATTTTTATCATGGGTGATGTTAAGAAGTAAAGCAACTGATTTTGATTATAATACTATTCCAGAATTGTTTCAGATTTGGAATAAATTACATAAAAGTAATTCAACTGGAGAATGTGTAACACGAAAATCAATAATGTATTGGTTAAGAAAAGAAAATTTTGAAGAATATGAAAAAATACAACAAAATACAATAAAATATTATATAGAAAAAGCATTAGAAACTGGAACAGAATATGATTTTGCATTAATTTTAAAGCAAATGTATAAAGATAAATATGTATGTGTAAGTTATGAAAAAAAAGGTATATGGTTTCAATTTAAAAATCATAGATGGATACATGATAAGGGATTAAGTCTAAGATCAAAAATTTCTTTAGAATTATTTAATTTATTTAAGAATTTAACAGATAATTATCAGTCAGAGATGCAAGAATATGCTGATGATGATGCAAGAAGAGTATTTTTAAAGAATAAGATAAAATTGATATCGGAGTTAACCGTAAAATTAAGAAGAACTATTGATAAAAATAATATAATGCGAGAAGCTGCAGAAATATTTTATGATGGTGAATTTATAAAAAATATGGATACGAATAAATATTTAATGTGTTTTGATAATGGAGTGATAGATTTTAATAACAAAATATTTAGAGAAGGATATCCAGAAGATTATATTACAAAAACAACAAAAATAAATTATATAATGTTTGAAAATTTATCAGAAGAACAAAAAGAAGAATATAATATAAAATGTGATTTTTTGAAAGATTTTATGAATAAATTATTTCCAATTGTAGATTTAAATAAATATATGTGGGATCATTTATCTTCATGTTTAATTGGCACAAATAAGAATCAAACCTTTAATGTATATCATGGAAGTGGTAGTAATGGTAAATCAATCCTAGCGGATTTAATGTCTCTAACATTAGGTGAATATAAAGGAACCGTTCCGATAACTCTTGTAACAGAAAAGCGCGGTTTGATCGGTGGAACATCAGATGAAGTTCTTAAATTAAAAGGTGTGAGATATGCTGTAATGCAAGAACCATCTAAAGGTGTAAAATTGAATGAAGGTATAATGAAAGAATTAACCGGAGGAGATCCAATTCAAGCAAGAGGGTTATATTCGGAATCTGAGATATTTGATCCACAATTTAATTTAGTAGTATGTACAAACAATTTATTCGATATAGAAAGTAATGATGATGGAACCTGGAGAAGAATTCGAAATTGCGATTTTATTTCAAAATTCGTAGATGAAGGAGAAATCTATAATGATGAAACGAAATATGTATATCCCAAAGATAAATCTTTAAAAGATAAATTGCCTATGTATGCCTCGATATTTGCGAGTATGTTAATTAAACGTGCTTTTGAAACAAATGGAATAGTGGAAGATTGTGCTACAGTATTGAATGCTTCGAATAAATATAGAAGAAATCAAGATCATATAACAGCATTTATAAGTGAATGTGTAACTAGAACAAATAATAAAACAGATAAAATAAAGAAAACAGAATTAATTGGAGAATTTAAGAAATGGTTTGAAAATCATCAATCATCTAAAAAAATTCCCAAAGGCAATGAATTATTTGAATATATAAATACAAAATTAAAATTTACTCAATATAAAACAGGTTGGTCAGGTGTAAAAATAAATTATCCAGAAGAAGAACACGAAGAAGAAGAAGAAGATTAATTAATAAATATTATTTATATACATTTTTAGGTATAATATAATACATTTTATAAAATGTCCAAATAATAATACTTAAAATAAAAGTAGAACAGAATGGTAATATAATTAATAAAATAGATATAATTAATAAATATATCCAATTAATATTAGAAGGGAATATTAATGTGAATGCGACAAAACAAATAACACATAAAACATAAATAAAAAATAATAAATAAAAATAGGTGAAATTTAACCCATCGATTTCTTGATCTTCATAATAGGTTTTACGATGATTAGTAAAAACTTCATTTTTACTTTGTTTAAGTTCTTTAATTAAAGAAATATTTTCTTTTTTATATTTAGTGAAAAGGTCTACAACATTGTTAAAATTTATTAAAAGTCCAGCATATGTTTCAATAGACATATTAGCTTGATTAGCTTGATTATTAAAAGTATCGATAAAATTAGTAGTAATAACTGATGCTTTTTTTTCTAATTGAGAATCTAATAATTCATTATATGCTAAAGATCCTTCTGTATATGTAACATAATTTTTTTCAGCAACTTGGATTTCATTAGGTGCTGATACTAAATTAATTTTAGCATTATATAAATCTTGCTTAAGTTTTTCAGTTTGTTTTTGTTTTTGACAAGCAGAATCACATGTAATAGATTGAGATGCTTGTTTTATAAATCTATTAAATTGGTCTGTATTAGATGTCATATAATATACAATTATATAATATAACTATTAATTACATATTAATTGAAATACTTATTTCAATTAATACTTATTGAAATTATTACATAATTACAATAATTACAATAATTACAATAATTACAATAATTACAATAATTTAATTATTAATAAAGCTATTAGACATATTATCTTGATAATGTTTGCTCATATTAATATCCGAATTATATTTATTGGATTGTTTTTTTGTTAAAACATTATTAATCATAGATTCAGTAGCAAAAGATTCTGTTGTGGTAGAAGTAGAAGAAGCAAAAGAAGCAGAAGTAGGTATAGATATAGATGATGTTGAATTTAAAACACATATATTTAAACTGGCATCATAAGTAGCATTACTAGAACAACAATATTCTCCAACACAAGTACCTCCACCAGTAGATTGCCAAGGATCAGATGAAGATGTGCTTGTAGGAGGACCAGGAGCAGTAGCAGCATCGAAATACCAATCATATTCTTGATAATTCATAGTATCACGCATTAAAATTGATACATAACACCTAATACCAAAGAATAACCCGATTACAGTAATGAACGAAACTAATCCATAATATATATTTTGTGGTAATATTCTTTTATTATATAAAATAGCCAAAATTATAATTGGAACTAATGTAAATATAATTATTTTCATCATTTGAGAATGCTCTTGATATTTATCTCCATAATAATTATTTATTTCAACCAAACGTATTTTATCATTTTTATCATTTTCTAATAATTGTAATTGTTTTTTAGATTCATTTAATTCACTTTCCACAATGCTAATAGCAATAGTTTGTTCTTTTAATGTTCCAACCGAAGATTGTAACGCATTTTGAAAGAAATTATTGACACCATTTAAGGTTTGATATAAATTTATACGCATATTAGAAAGTTGATTCATTTTTTCAACAATTTGCTGTTGTTGTTGGAAAGATAAATTAGGATTTGTTTCTAAACTATTAAATAAATTTTGTTCCATTTGTTGTAACGACTGTATGTCATTGAGTATTTGTTCATTATTTTGTGAAATATTAGGTAATCCAGAAGACATATTATATAAATTATAACAATATAATTAATTAATTATATAATTAAAATAAAGATTTATTATTTTCGAATAATAATTAATGAAATTAATATAGTTCCAATTGCTAAAATAGTCCAAAATAAATAATCATAATTTTTTTGTAAAACAACTATATCACTATCTTTTAATATATTATCAAAATTTTTATTAAAATGTTTAATTTGTTTATTTGTTTTTTTTATATCATATACATAATTTTTAATACCGGTTACATTTGTTTGTGATTGTGATTCAGCTTGTTGTGTTCCTTGACTGAAACTATCAGTTAAAAAATTAATTTGATTAGATAACAAATTCATAATTCCTTGTAATTGAGATAATTGTTCTTGTTCTACGCTAGTAGCTTGTGATAATCCATATTCATTTGCAATATTACCACCATTAAAATAATTACCATACATAATTGAATTTATATTATTAACCGTATTAGGAACTCCAATAGGAGTACTGATCGGACCTTTACTTCTAACATACATATTATAATCCGGATTTATTTGTCTTTTACCAGTAGGATACATATTATTTGTTTTTGGCCAACACATAGTTCCATCAGTATTAGTAACAAATCCCGCACAATCTGGATTATTATTACATGTATCTTCACAAGAACTAATTGTGGCATTTCCAAATGATGCTCCAGCAATATCATTATTTGCACTATTAGTTCCCGTAAATTCAGTATATGAATTTATATATTGAACATTAGTAGATGGATATGAATGTAATTCGGAATTTTGATCAATATAACCGACTTGAGATAAATTACCAGGTATTCCAGTAACTCCTATATCATATAAAGCATTTGCATTTACTCCACCACCTGTATTACCATCATTCATTGTTTGACAATTAATTACATTAGAATAAGTATATAATACTAAATTGCCGTCTGTTCCCATAATTAATGATAAATTACCATTAGTTGAACCAACGAAATCTCCAGCAGCTAAAGTAGTTCCACTAGCAATCCAATTTTGTCCATATGTACTATTTGCTGCAGTATAATTTGGATTAGCATCTTGTTGTAATCCAGTGGTACCACTACTCCATATTAATCCTTGATTATCATTAGGATTAGTGCCTCTATAAATAGATAAATTACCATCATCTAGAATTAAATAATAATTACTAGTTGGTGTGCTATTATTATAAATTGCATTAGAATATCCTCCTCCACTATAAGTTCCATCAGATAATAAAGTGCAATTTCCTGCAGTTCCATATTCAATTGCTTGAGATAAATCATTACTTAACGTGCATTGAGCATTAGTTCCACTAGTAGAATTTTGTAATGCAAAATAAGTATTATTATTACTTGCTGCGATTTGTTGACATTGTTGATTATCATATTCTTGTGATCCACCATTATATAAAGTCATTGCTCTAGTAGCGGAATCTCCATAACAACCTAAATAATTGCTGGGTGTAGCTAATGAATTCGGTGTAGAAAAAACAGATTGTCCTCCAGAATTAATAACAGAAAGAGAACCTGAAGTATTTAAAATAGCTGTATTTCCAGTTTGTCCACTAGTTCCAGATGACCATAATACGACTTGACCACTTGGAATATAACTAGTGCCCAAACTAGTTGCGGTAGGTTGACTTTTAGTAATACCACAATAACCAGTAGATGTAGATGGATTTACATTTTGTAAAGAAAAGTATTGATATCCTGCATCAATAGCAGCTTCTTTACATTGTGAATATGTATATGTTCCTAAATCGGTTTGTCCTGTAGTTAATTGAATATTTTGTAGAGCAGTAGATTCATCAGTAACAGATGTTCCGATAAATGTTAAAGTTTGATTTCCAGTAGTTTGAACTGTAAATGTAGTTGTAAAAGTAGTCCAAACATTAACTGTTGCATTTAATGTATAAAATGTAACTCCATTTAAACCGATATTAATTGGATTTGCTAATCCGGAACCATCACAACAATCTCTACCACAAGCACTAAATGATAAACTATAAGTTACTCCTGTTGTAAAATTGATAGCAACAGAAGTTAATTCACCAGTCATTTGAATACAAGCACACTGGTTACCATAAGGATATGGCATAGTAAATCCCCAAGCGGTTGAATTATTAACTAATATACAATTAAAAACCCATCCTGGAACATTACTAGTGCTAGGTGTTAAATATGTATAACTATTACTAGTTAGTTGTGGTTCATCGAAATTGCCATTTTGAATAGAAATGGAAGCGGGGGGTGGTGCTCCCCCTATAAAAGTCATTAAACTGGTAGTTGAATTATCCGCATAACAACCATTATATGTAGCAGTAGTATTACTATTAATAAGTTCATTTACAAATATATTAGTTCCTTCATTACCTAAACTTTGATTTGCTTGAACTGGAGTTCCTGTTATTAATGAAGGAGTTGTTGGAATAGTTGCACCAGCTGTAGCATACGAATTATCCCACGGAATATTCAGTTCAATAAAATTATTTGGAGTATTAATAAGACTATCCATAATTGAAGTGCTTGGAATATATTTAGCAACACCTTGATTCGTTACATAACATTCTTGACCTCCCGAAAAACGAATAAATTTATTTAAATAAGGATTATTTGAATTTACTCTATTAATATATCCGGTAGTTGAACCACTAATATTAGCTAAAAGATTCTGATATTCAGTTAATGTATTATTATATTGTTCTTTTAAATCACTTATTTCTTCATTTTGTTCTGGAGATAAATTATTTTTACGAATAATTCTATTTGATTGAACTGTTAATCCGTTTTTATCCAAATTCATTTTTTTAAAATCAATATTATTATTACTTTGATATTCTGGCGAATTTTGAAATCCTTCTTTTGAATTAACATTCAATAAATTTTTCTCTAAATTACTTTGTATTTTTTCTTGATAATGTTTAAATTTCTCTCCTTGAGTTAATCCAGGAGTTAATGTATTTAAATTTAAATTAAAGTTTTTATTATAATTAGATGCATAATCTGTAATAGAGGTTGGTTTTAAAAAATCATCTAAATTTGAAAATAAATTTGATATACTTGTCATAATAATATAATAACATACAAAAATTATTAATTATTAATTATTAATTTTTTATCTTTGTCTTTTAATAAATAATTTTATTAATAGAAATATTAATAATATAACAATTAATAATAACACTACATAATTAAAATAATTTGAATTCACTTCAATATTTCCATTATTATAAGCAGCATTTAAAGTTTCATATTGACGAATCATTTCATTTATTTGATTTTTTTCTTGTTGTAATGTATAAAAATTATTATTTAAAGATTCATTTTGTATTGCGTTCTGTTGTTGATTTTGATTATATTGTGATTCATTTTGCGTTACGTTATTCATCATTTGATTATTAATATTTATTAATTTAGAATTTAATTGTTGTAATTGGTAACTATAATAAATAGCTTCTTGAACAATTGCAATAGATTGATTTGTTGAAATTAAACTACCTGTTCCATTACTTAATATACATGTATTTAAATCACTATTAAATGTAGCACCAGTACAACTAGTATTTGTAGAACAAGCCGTTTTACAACTTGTAATAGTAGAATTGCTTAAAGTATTTATATTACTTGTTCCTACAAATGAAGTATTTGGAACTGTTGTTAAATTAATATTATTTGTATTTAATGCATTAATATAATTTTGATAAGTATCTTTATATTGAGTTAATAATGAATTAAATTCACTATTTAAATTTTGAAATTGTGTAGACATTATATATAAATAATATATTTTTAATTAATTATTTATTTATAAAAAAAATTAAAATTAAAACGTGGAAAATATATAATTTTAATAATTGCAAGAATTAAAAATATTATAAAATAATATACATTTTTACCTAATTTACCCCCCGTTTGATGTCTTTGTTGTGTTGATGTTGGATAAAGTAATATACATAATATTGTACTAATTATAAAAACTATAAATAAAAGAAATAAAAAAGAAGAATAATTCGAGTTTGTTTGAATACTTCCTTCAATTACTTTTTGATCTACTGTTGAATATTCATTCAACATTTTATTTATTTTCTCTCTTTCTTTTATTAAATTAGTATATTCTTTTATTAAATTACTATTTTGATTATTACGTTGATTTGATTCTATTGTATAAGCACCTTGTCCTTCTGTTGTTACTTTTTGTATTTGTTTATTAATATTTGTAAGTTGACCATTTATATTTTCAACAATCATTAATAATTCTTTTCCTTTAGGAACAATAGCATAACTATTTGGTGTAACTACTGGATTACTATCACCACCTCTTAAAGAACACAGCGATTCTCCATTTTGATTTGTAAAAGTAGCACCACTACATCCTGGTGTATTAGAACACGATGCTTGACAATCTTGAATTGAAGATGAACTATTTTGTGAAATACTACTTGTTCCCCAATAAGCACTATTTTTTACCGTTACTAATGGTTGTGCATTTACATTATAATTCACTGAAGAAGTTGTATTATAATTTCCAGCTATATAATTCGGATTTGAAACAGTAGTTATATCTGTAACACAACAACTGCTATTTTCATTATTATATGGTCCAGACCATGAAGAACTAGATAAACTTGTATAATTTGGCATTGTATATAATTCATCATTCGTTCCAATTCCTATAAATGTACCATCTGGAGCAATAGTGATTCCTATTACACAACACGTATTACTTATTTCCGTCCAATTTACAGTAGATAAAGTAGTATAACTTGGTTTTGAATAAATAATTTGATTTTCTCCTATACCATATATACTTCCATTTGGACCAATACAAATGGAACTAATCCATTCTCCATTTGGACTTTCAGTATGTACCCAATTACTACTTAAATCTTGCATCGTCCATAAAGTATTTTGTGTTCCTACACCTATCATAGCGCCATTTTGACCTTGAGCAATAGAAATAACACAACAAGAATTCGAAAGAGGACTTTGCCATGTAGTTGCGTTCCAACTGGATTTTTGTATTATAGTTTGTGATGTGGTTGAAGCAAAAATGGTAGTACCATCACTACCAGTGCAAATAGATGTTAAAGATCCATTAGAATTATCATTTACAATAACCCACGGAGCATCTAATCCTTGTCTTGACCATAAATTACCACTAGTTCCAATACCAAGAATAATATAAGGATTACCTGAATTTCCATAACAAGATTCTCTTGAATTATAATCTGTTTGAGTTGCTAAATTCCATACATTGTCAATAATACTATTTAAGGTCATTGATGAAGTAATTGCTGTCGGTGTTGCAGTACATTTAGCATCAGTCCAAATTTGATTATAACAAGTTTGATCAATTCCTGTACTAGTTGAAGTATAACTACCACATGGTGTTTGAGTTTCTTGTTTTAAATAATTTACATAATTAAGAACTGCTTGTTTATATTGAATTAATAAATTATTATAATTACTGGTTAAATTTTCTAAATCTAAAGATATAGAATTTGTTATCTCGTATTCAATATTTATCTCTTTTTCTGTATATTCTGTTGGATTATTTACATAACTCATTCTTATTATTATAATAAGAAAACATATTTATTTCTTTCTAATCTAAATATTAAGAGAAAGAGAGAAAATATAAATATTCAAATGTTTTAAACATTTAAAACATTTAAAACAATATAAAAATATTGATTTATTATTATTATATTGATGATTGTTACAAGACAAACTGTTTCTAGATTATTAAAAGACATTACACAAATTATTAAAAATCCTTTAACTGATAATGGTATTTATTATATTCATGATAATACTGATATGCTTAAAGGATATGCACTTATTATTGGAACTACTGAAACACCTTATTTTGGCGGATATTATTTTTTTGAATTAACATATCCAATCGATTATCCTCATACTCCACCTAAAATTAAATATTGCACTAATAATAATAATATACGTTTTAATCCAAATTTATATTCTTGTGGAAAAGTATGTGTTTCTATATTAAATACATGGCGTGGAGAACAATGGACTTCTTGTCAAACCATTTCTACTATACTTTTAACATTATGTACTTTACTTTGTAAAAATCCATTATTAAATGAACCTGGTGTTCATATTACACATAAAGATATGTCTAATTATAATAAAATTATAGAATTCTCTAATCTAAATATAGCTATTTGTGATATTATTGAAAAAAAATCTCCTATTTTTTTACCTTTTTTTGATATATTTTATTCATATATTATAGAACATTTTCATAAAAATATTGATACAATTATACAGATTGCTAATGATAATAATTTATTATTTAATTCTACTTCTACTATTTTAACTACTGAATTATATAATATGTCTTGTATTATTAATTATAATACACTTATTCAACGATTACATAAATTAAAAGGTATTCATAAATTAAAAGATTTATAAATTATAAAGTTCATTATTTCAATTTATTCTTTTAAAGAAAATTGAAATAAATATATAATGTTATATATATTATATATAACAAAATGCATTTTTGTAGTAATTGCAAAAATATGTATTATATGCGAATTAATGTGGATGATCCCAATAAACTTATATATTATTGCAGAAATTGCGGTAATGAAAATGATGTTATTGCTATCGAAAATGTATGTGTTTCTAAAACATATATTAAAAAAAATGAACAATCATTTAATCAAATTATTAATAAATATACTAAATTAGATCCTACATTACCACGCATTAATACTATTTTATGTCCTAATTCAGATTGCACTACTAATACTAAAAATACTGAAAGAGAAATAATTTATATTAGATATGATGATATTAATATGAAATATGTTTATTTATGTTCTACATGTGATGTTGTATGGCAAACTAATGAAAATAATTAAATATATTATTTGTTATTATATTATTATATTATTATTTATTATTTTTTTATAAAGAAAATTGAAATAAATTATTTAAAAGTATCTTTAGTTAATATAATAATAATAATGAAACAACACACTTTTTCAGAAGTACAATTTAATGAAGATGAATCTGATTCAGATGATAGTTATCCTAATGACGATGAAGATGATTCCGATCCACCTTCTTCTGATGATGAAGAAGAAAATCCTATTATAGGAATAGGAGGTAGTGGTGAAATAAATAATTTAGCAAAAAATATATTAAATATAGATGAAGATGAGGTTGATATTGAGGTTGATGATGATAATGATGATGATGATGATGAGGAAGAAGATGAGGAAGAAGATGAGGAAGAAGATGTAGAAATAGATGAAACTGGAGAACTTACTACTAAATCTAAAAAATCTAAACATACTACAGTTGCGTCATCAATTGAAATGAATGATGATGATGAATATGAAGATGATGATGATGATGAAATTGATGAAAATTATTTACATAAATTTGATAATGAAATTATAAAAAATTATATTGATGAATTTCATCCAGAATGTTTAAATCATAATTATGATGAAATTTCTAAATTATCTGTTGTAACTAGAGATGAAGATGGAATTATTGTAGACCCTTTACATAAAACAATACCATTTTTAACCAAATATGAAAAAACGAAAATTCTAGGTAGTAGAACTAAACAAATTGAAACAGGTGCGAAACCTCTTGTTAAAATTCCTGAAAATATTGTAGATAGTTATATTATTGCTGAATTAGAACTTAAAGAGAAAAAAATTCCATTTATTATTAGAAGACCTATTCCAGGAGGTGCATATGAATATTGGAATATTAATGATTTAGAAATGATTTCATTTTAATATATTTAATATAATAAATAATTAATAATAATTTTAATATATTATCTTTTTCTTTTTGTTTTTTTTTTATTCTCTCTTTTTCTTTTTCTTTTTGTTCTTTTATTTTTATTATTTTTACCTCCAAATTGAGTTTTAAATATAGTTTTGGTTATTTCGTTTAATTCAGTTGATTTATTTATTATTTCTAATACTGAATCAATTGTCATATCTCTATTTAAATTTAATATATTTTGTGTATCTTCTATTTTTTCTTTTTGTTTTAATAATATTAAAGTATAATTATGATATCCGGTGTTTTCTGGAGGTGTAGGTGATTTATATGGTAATAATTCTATACCATTTAATATATTATTATTATTTATATTTACTATTAACCAATGTATATATGTTTTACTACTTGATACTGAATTTGGATCATACATTATTAAAGAATAATAACTATCTTTCACATCATTTAATTTCAATTTAATATTTGGTTTATTTATTGTATTTTTTTTTAATATTATTGAATTATTTGTAACTTTATTATTATTAAAATATATATCCATTATATAAATTGTTATTTTTATATTTTTAGTTAATATAATATTAAAATACTTATTTTATTAATAAATAAGTTAATATCATTTATCCTATTACAGTATAACACCATATCGATGGTTGTTCGTGTATATTATCGTAAAAAACCATACCATATACCTATTGCTAATGACATCTTTTCAGTAAAACACATATATAATATATTTTTATATTAACTAAAATAAGTATTTAAAATTATTAGAATATAATTAATTATTAATGAAAATTGTTACTGCTGTTGTAAATAATGTTGATTTTATTGAAATACAATATTATACATTAAAAAAATTTGTTAAAGGTGAATATGAATTTATCGTCTTTAATGATGCTAAAGATTTCCCTGATTTTACTAATAATAATGATATTACAATTAAAGACAATATAGAATTAATGTGTGCAAAATTAAACATACAATGTATTAATATTCCAAATCAACATCATAAATATGACAATAGTTCAACTCCTCATAGAGCTGCAGATTCAATGAATTTTATTTTAAAGTATCAAATACAAAATCCAGATAAATATTTGTTATTAGATAGTGATATGTTTTTAATAGATAATTTTGATATAAATAAATATTCAAATTATGATTGTGCTATTGTTTTACAAAGTAGACATAACTTTAAAACAAACTATTTTTGGAATGGAATTTATTATTTTGATATGACAAAAATGAAAAATATTAATAAATTATGTTGGAATTGTTCGCCAGGAACTGATACTGGTGGTAGGACACAAGAATGGTTACAATTACAAATGGGAACAACTCCATTTCCTACTACAGATGAATTACGTTGGAGTGATAAAACTTTTCATACTGATACTATTTATTTTATTCAACATTTATGGTCTAATACTTGGAATACAAATACTATTCCAGATAATATAAAAGATAATCAACCATTAATTGATTTTATTAAAACTGATTTTAGAAATACTAGTGAAAATTTTTATTGTGAAATATATGATAATGTATTTTTACATTATAGAGCTGGTAGTAATTATACTAAATATAACCAAGAATTACACAATCAATCATGTAAATCATTAAAAACTATATTAATAGATCAATCAGAAAATTAATATATTTATCTTTTTTATATTAAATATATTTTAATTATTATATTAAATGTATTTAATTTTATTGTATTGTTCTTTTTTATTAATTACAACAAATAATAGTATTTCATCATTTAATTTTTTTATTAAAAAATCATATAATACAATTAATACTATTCAACAACAATGTATTATATTATCTAAAAAAAATAAAATTTTATGCAATTATGAAGCAATTAAATTTATAGAAGATATCACAATTGTTAATAAAAATATAATCACTATTGCTCCTGGAGGATTTAAAGGATTATATTTACTTGGAACTTTAACGTATATTAAAGAAACATATAATACTACTAATTTTATTTATTCAGGAGCTTCTGCAGGATCTTGGAATTGTCTTTTTATGTGTTATAAAGGAAATAGTTGGGAATTTGTTTTTAAATTATTACAATCTATTCATAATACTAAATCTATTGTAGAATTAGAATATTTAATTAAATGTTTTTTACTTTCTACATATACAGATACTGATTTCGACTTTCAAAAAATATTTATCGGTGTTACTACTATTAAACAATTTAAACCTTATATTAATATTTTTTCAGATTTTAAAAATTTAGAAGATGCTATTAATTGTTGTTTAGCTAGTTCTCATATACCATTTATTACTGGTGGAATTATTCATAAATATTATAATATGTTTTCATTTGATGGAGGATTTAGTTATTATCCATATTTAAATAAATCTCCTATTTTACATATATCATCTAATATGTGGTATAATTATGAAAATACTAAAATTAATAAATTTAAAGAATTTATTAATACATTTTATAACTATAAAATGAGTTGTGTTGAATTATTTTATAATGGATATCGTGATGCTAAATATAATAAACCATATTTAGATTCTGTGTTTTTAAATTAAAACATAATTTAAGAGAGAACAATTATATATTTTTATTAATAAAATAATAATAGTATTTGAAAAAAAAATGATATTATTTTATAATATTTTGTTATATATTAAAAAGAAAAAAGAAATAATCATATCAATGATTTCTCGTCAACTAAAGTTGTCTCCTAAAAGAGGACCACTAATTAAGACGAAACTGAGTCCCCGTTATTATCAAACCGAAGCAGATGATAAAATATATGAAGAATTAATTGTTAATAATAAATGTATTTTAAAAATGTTTTGCGGAACAGGTAAATCTTATATTATGAGATATGGAAAAGCAATTATCAATCATCTATTATGCGTTTATGTATTTCCATCTTTATCGTTAATTGAACAATTTACAACTGATTATTTATATGATTTCCCTAGTGATGATATATTGAAAATATCATCTGAAACTGATTCTACAACAGACCCACTTAAAATTATTGAATTTTTACAAAAAAAAGAAAATAAAATTATTTGTATTACATATCAAAGTCTATCTACTCTTATTGATAATTTAAATGGTATCAAAATTAATATATGCTGCTACGATGAAGCACATCACGCTGTAGGTGAAATATATCAACAATCCATTTTTGAAAATCAATTTTGTGAAAAACAAATATTCTTTACTGCAACACCTAAAAACGCAAATGGAATTACAATGTATGATTGTGATAATATGGATTTAAATATGTGTGGAAAATTAGTCTATGATTATAGTTATTTTAGAGGAGTTATGGAAGATTATTTGAGTCCATTTGAAATACGTATTGATTTTTATACTGAAAATACAAATAATTCCATTTACGAAACAATCTCTCGCGCAATATTGGAAAGCGGAAATAATAGAGTATTAACATTTCATTCTGATGTTAATACTGACAGTCCTACTTCTGTTAATAATTTTATAAATGAATTATTATTTATAAAAGTATTTAAAGACTTGGTAGAAACTGAATTTCCAGATAAAACTGATTTTTATACAAATATTGTTATGATTTCATTAGACGCATCTACTTTTAAACGTGACCGAATACGTATATTAAATGAATTTGATACATCAAATACTAATACTATTTATATTATTGCATCTTGTGAAACTATCGGTGAAGGTATTGATACTAAAAACGCTAATATGTGTGTATTTGTAGATCCTAAATCTTCATTCGTAAAAATTATTCAAAATATTGGTCGCATTGTTCGTAAATCAGATTCTATTAAATCTACTATTTTAATTCCTTGTTTTGTTGATAAAAATAAATATTTAGAATGTAATAATGATAGAGAAAAATGTGATGAAATTATTCGGGAAGATATTAATAAAAAAGGTAATTTTAATGGTATTTTAAATGTAATGAGTGCATTAAAACAAGAAGATGAAGAATTGTATAATATTTGTCTATATTATCCCATCTCTTATTCACCATTAGAAATAAAAAATAATTTACAAAAACAAGGATATACTATAGTAGAAGATGATAATATTAATAGTATTATTGATAATGTAGAATATTTATTGGACACTAAATTAGATATTGATTTTGATGATGAATATTATTCTTTCTTAACAGATGAAGAATTAATTTTACAAATAGCAGAACATACTAATATATGTATTGAAGTTCATACTGATTCCTTTGAAAATCCAATTGAATATTATAATTCAGAATCTAATAATGGAGAAATAATTAGAATACATAAAATTAAAATTGTTAATGAAGAAATGGATGAAAATGAAATTATATATCAACCTATTATTAAAAAATGTGGTAAAAAAATAAATAGAGAGAAAATTAATAAATTAAATAGTAAAAATAGATTGAATATAAATGTTCATACTAATCCAGATATTAAAGTATTATGGAATATTACAAGTAATATTGATATTTTAACTGAAGTATGTAGTTGTGTTATTGATTGTGAAATTATAAAAATAGATACAGTTGAAAATTGGAAATTAAAACAGGATGAAATGATTGCTTATTTTGAAAAATATAAAAAACGACCGTCTAGAACTGATAAAGATCCAATTATTAAACAATTAGGAACTTGGATTCAACATCAAATAAGTAATTATAATATTGATATTACTCAATGTAAATATATTATGAAAAATAAAGAAATATATACTTTATGGACTGCTACATTAAAAACATATAAACAATATTTAGTAATTGATCTAGTTGAAAAATGGAAATTGAAACAGGATGAAATGATTGCTTATTTTGAAAAATATAAAAAACGACCAGTTGATACTGATAAAAACCCAATTATTAAACAATTAGGATATTGGATTCAAACTCAAATAACTAATTATAATATTGATATTACTCAATGTAAATATATTATGAAAAATGAAGAAATATATACTTTATGGACTGCTACATTAGATACATATAAAAAATATTTAGTAATTGATCTAGTTGAAAAATGGAAATTGAAACAGGATGAAATGATTGCTTATTTTAAAAAAAATACAAAACGACCAGCTGCTAGTGATAAAGATGACAATATTAGACAATTAGGAGGTTGGGTTAGAATTCAACTAAAAAATTATAATATTGATATTACTCAATGTAAACAAATTATGAAAAATAAAAAAATACATACTTTATGGAGTGCTACATTAAAAACATATAAACAATATTTAGGTGATGCTGTTGAATTATGGAAATTGAAACAGGATGAAATGATTAATTATTTAATTAAATATACAAAACGACCATCTACAATTGATAAAGATCCAATTATTAAACAATTAGCAACTTGGGTTACAAATCAACTAAGTAATTATAATATTGATATTACTCAATGTAAACAAATTATGAAAAATGAAGAAATATATAATTTATGGAGAGAAACATTAGATACATATAAACAATATTTAGTAATTGATCTAGTTGAATTATGGAAATTAAAACAGGATGAAATGATTGCTTATTTTAAAAAATATAAAAAACGACCATCTACAATTGATAAAGATCCAATTATTAAACAATTAGCATCTTGGATTCATCATCAACTACAAAATTATAATATTGATATTACTCAATGTAAACATATTATGAAAAATAAAGAAATATATACTTTATGGAGAGAAACATTAGAAAAATATAAAGATATTTTTAATTTAAAAAAAATAGAAGAAGGAGAAGAAGAAATAATAATTTTTATTCCAAAAAAGAAACAAAAGAAGTCGATGTCGTTAAGTAATACTAAATCTAAAAAAGGAGAGAAAAAAGAAACAGAAATAGAACAGAAAAAAAGAGTAAAATCTACTATTTCTCTCTTACATCAAAAATATAAATCAATGACATCTCAAAACTTAAATACATTATTTAAAGAAGATAAGTCATTATGGAAAACATATCACGAAATATCAAAAGAAAATGAAAAAACATTTCCAGAAGAAGAGATACCAAGAAATAAAATAATAGTAAAATTGAATAAAATAAAAACAAAGCGAACAAAAAAAGTAGTTGATATGGGATGTGGAGAAGGACAAATATCAAGACATTTTAATAATGATTCAAGATTTGAATTTATAAATTATGATCATATATCAGATAATAATGACTTGATTATAGAATGTGATATTTCAAATGTTCCAAAAGAAAATGATACAGTTGAAATTGTAATTCTTTCTCTCGCAATGTGGGGTTCAAATTGTAAAGATTATATTAAAGAAGCATCACGTATTTTAGAAAGTGATGGTAAATTATATATTATTGAACCAACAAAAAGATGGTCATCAAAAGATGAAAACGATAATATAATAGAAGGTGAAGAAGGTAAAAAATTGAGAGACTTATTAGAAGAAAATGGATTTAATATTATAGAATCTGATATTAATAAATTTTGTTTATTTGTATGTTATAAAATATAAATGTTCTTTAAATTAAAAAATAATATATATAAATTACTTACACAAATAATATAAAATTTAAAATATGAGAGAAGATTTAAAAAAAATTGAAATGCTTTTCTTTAATTTATATTAAAGTATTTTAGTAAAGAAAATGATGAATTCTCAAATTCATTTCTCAATGGAATCCGCAGCAGCAACCGAACCAGTAGTAGTAGCAGAACAAGAACAAGAACAAAAATATAATCATGCAATTGATGATGGTGATATTGGTGATGATGATGATGATAAATTATTTAATCCCTATTTTGGGGTTAAAGAAGATGAAAATGATCCTTATTTTATATACCACGGATATTATGGTTTTTCACGTAGTCTTAGTTGTCACCATCATGAAGGAGCACACGATATTGCTAAAAAAAAATATCCAGAAGGACAACCTTATGAAGAATGGGCTGGTTCTACTTATCAATATCATATAAATACAACAGAATCTTATTATTCTTGTAGAGATGCAAATGGTAGGTTATTTCGAAAAACAAAATATGAAATAATGAACCCCAATTATCCAAAACATTATGATTTAGATGCGAATAGTCCTTTTAAAAGACCATCACCAAGGTGGAGTCCTCCTACTAATTCAACACAAAATGAATCACAATCAATCATCCCTACTTTAACTGACAAATCTTTTCAGTCAGAAGAAATAATGATAGATAAAATTAAAATAATAAATAAATAAATAAATAAAGATAAAATTTAGAATATAATATTATAAATTTTATAAATTTTATAAATTTTAAAATAAAAAAAATAAAAAAATGAGTCTTAGGACTTATTTTTTTTTAATCAATTTATAAATTGATTAAATATTAATATTAATATGAATATAAAGTAATATAAATATTAATAAATTGATTAATAATATGAAAATAGCATTATGTTTTATAATAAATTATAATCATATATTAAATAAAGAAGATATTTGGAGAGAATGGATTGAAAAAAATAAAGATATAATAAATGTATATTTTTATTATAAAAATATAAATCAAATTAAATCAGAGTGGATTTTAAAACATACTATTCCATCAACATATATATATGAAACGAGTTATTATTATGTGATTCCAGCATATATATCAATAATGAAATATGCGTTATTACATGATACGAATAATGAATGGTTTTGTATGTTAACAGATTCTTGTTGTCCGATAATTTCTCCGAATAAATTCAGGTATTTATTTTATAAATATTATAATAAAAGTATAATAAGATGTAATCCATCTTGGTGGAATATTCAATTTCATAAAAGAGCGAATTTATTAAAGTTGCCAAAAGAGTTGCATTTAGCGAATGATCCGTGGTTTGTATTAAAAAAAAAGAATGTAATTCAAATAATAGATTTTATGAATAACAAAAAGGAATTAAGTGAACTGATATGTAAAGGTGGATTAGCAAATGAGAGTTTATTTGCAATAATTTTATATTGTAATAAAGAATTAAATAATAACGGTATAATATCAAATGTGACACATATAGCAGATTGGAATAGAATGAGTAGTGGTACAAGTCCGCATATATTTAAAGAAGGAAATGAGAATGATATAATTTTTATAAATAAAGAATTAAAAAACAATGAATATGTAATGTTTATAAGAAAAATAGGGATAGAATTTCCGAATGATATATTAAAATATTATATATATGAATATGATAAAACATATGAAAAAAGGAAAAGGTTATTAGAATATAGTGTAATAATATATATAAATTTGAAGAATATATTATTAATATTATTAAAAAATGGTATATTTTTCTATTGTTTAATAAATATATTGAATTACTTATATTCAATAAAATTGAAATAAATTTTATTGAATATAAGTATAAGTAATTCAATTTAAAGAAAGAAAAGAGAAATGTTTTCAAAAGAAATTAAACATAAATTAAAAGAAGTAGAACTAAAAAAACACAAAAAAGAACAAGGATTATTTTCAGAAGAAATAAAAAATAAATTGAGAGAAACACAATTACAAAAAAATAAATTACTTTCAATTTTAAAAAAAAATTGAAAGTAATTGAATATAAATTATGAATATTAAAAAAGTTAAAGTTAAAAAGTTAATAAAATGAACACAATGATTATTTCAGATATTGACCAATATAAACAGGAAATAATAGATGGAAATCTTATTCTTACCAAAAAAATTAAATCAATTGGTGAAGGACAATTACTCGAAAAAGAATTATCAGGAATGAAAATAGTAAAATGTAAAATCAATAATATAGATATAAATTTATATACTTTCAGAGCTATAATCATTAATCTATATCATCAAGTAAATAGAAACATTCTTTTACAAACTAAAACTTTGAATATTTCACAAGAAGAAAAAAATGAGAATGGATTTAAATATTATCCAAGTTTAAAAATTTCAGTACAATATGCGGACTCACCAAAAACTCTAAAAGCAATAATTACTATTATAAAATTACAAAATTATAATATGGAAATGACTTTAAAAATAAAAAATAAGAAAAAAATAAATGATGAAATAAATGATGATGATGACGATGATGATGAAATAGTTTGTTTACATATATAATATATAATATATAATATATAAATATTTATATTAACATTTCCAACGATTTCCACATGTTAAACATTGAATAAAAGTAGTCATAGGTTCATCAGCAGATCTAGTTTGCATTTGATAATAAGTGCATTTATTACAACGACATTTTTTACATGTAAATGTATCTGTTGCTGCAGAAATATTAGTTTCACATTTATTTTTATCTCTCTTAATTTTTGCGTCAATTAATAAAACCCATTTTTCAGGAAGTAATTCTTGATGTGTCATAAAAGCGATTATATTTGGTTTTAAAGTTTCATTATTAATATTTGTAATAAAATTTTCATTTAAATTACTCATAATAGTTCTTAATCTATCTATATAAATTTGCACAAAATATTTATTATCCCATTTTTTTAGTACTTTACGCTGTTCTGCTTCTTTTAATGCAAAATTAAAAATACCTTTTTCAATATTAGAACTATTTTTTGTATTTTGTATAATTTTATCTAATTTATTTTTAATATTATTACGAAATGTTTTTGGATTTTCAATTTTGTTGAAAGACATTTGATTTAATTTAATATAATTATTTACATTTAAATCAATTAATATCAATTTTATTTTAAATCTTTATTAGCGTGTTCAATTAAAATTAAAACGTTATATAACATTATTTTTAAATCATCTTTTTTATCTTTATCGTGAATATGATTTATTTTATGTTGAATTGCCATTTTTAATCTATATAAAGAATTTAGATAAGTATTTACTTTATCCATATATCCTTTTTTTTTTGCTAAAATCATCCATCCTAATTTTTCAAACTTTTCGTTATACCATTTATGTAGTCCGCAATAAGTTGTTTCACAAGAATACGAATGTTTTTTCATAGTATTACTTTTATGTTTTGTATAATTTTTTTTAGTATGTACCATAATATATATATTATTATTTATTATTTAATCTAAATAAGTATTTAAATTTATGTATTTATAATTGTAAATACATAAATAGAAGTGTAAATATAAATATAAATTGAAATATATAAATTAAATAGGTGGTGGAGGAGTAAAATCATATGATTCTTCACTTAATTCAGATCCTAATTCATCATCAATATTTTCTTCAAATGATTCTATGTTATCAAAATCTTCATTATCTGAATTTTCTTCTATATCACTACTACCATCAACAACAAATCCATCTTTTAAATAACCTTCTTTTGTTTTTTTATCTTTAGAAATATGAGTTAATTCATCTTCTTCATTTTCATCTTCAATAGCAGTTGAAGATAAATCATCAAATCCTCCAAATAATTTATCATGATATTGTTTCCATAATTGTATGGTTAAATTAGTATATATTTTAGTTCCATCTGTTTTTTTTATGTATGTTAAAATAACACAATTTCCATAAAATAATAAATTTTCAAATGGTGGTGGAAAATCATATTTATTTTCTGAATTAGGTCGTCCTTCTGTCTTACCATATACTTCAATATAAATTTTTTTTCCATCAAATTTTATATTCCATTCGCATTGTTTAATAAAATTATTACTTTTTTTAAATCCACATTTTTTATATAATTCTTCTATTTTAAAATCTTTAATAGATAATGTTTTTAAAATACTTGTTTTTTCAACGATGATTATTGTTAATGGAACTGACATTTGTTATATTTATTAATTTGCTACAAATGTTTAAATAGTTTATATTTATTTATAATATTAGGTTAAATACAATAAAGTGTATTTATTGTGTTTTATATCTGTGAAATAAATAATATAATATAATATGCTATATTATATTATTAGAATATCTATAATATCAATAATATTAATATTTTTGATACATTATTTAATAGTTTTTTTTAAAAATACATTAACTGTTCCAAAAATAAAAGATTTAGTAAATACTACAAATGCTAAATATGAAAAAATATACGATATAATAAAAAATAATCAAGAAAAACCAGAAAAATCTAATAATTATACATTAATAGATTTATTACCTAAACAAGAAGAAGATAGTTCTATGAAAAATGAATTAAAAAGTTTTTTAAAAAAGCAATTACAAAATTCAACAAATAATGAATTCAATTTAGAAACAAATATAGATTTTATATCTAATAATAATTGATATTCAAAAATTTAAATAATATAAAGATTTACTTAATATTAATATTAATATTAATATTATGTTGTGTGAAAAAGAAAAAGAAAATATTATTCTGAATTTTCCTGATATAAAACTTTCTTATGAAAATATAATACATAAGAAAGTTTATAATTATGATTATTTAGTTGCAATACCAGAAGGAAAAAAATGTTTTATATGGTTTACAACTATAAATAATGTGATTGTTTGTTTAATTATGAAATTACATAATAAAAAAATAATAAATATAAAACGTGTAAATACGTGTTTTTCACCTGATTTATCATATGGTATTGGTACTATACTTTATGGAACATTAATATATTATTTAAATAATATGTTATTTTGTAGTGAAGATATTTATTTTTATAAAGGAAATGAATTAGATAAAACTACGTGGAATAATAAATTAGAAATAATGTATTTATTATTAAAAAAAGAGTTAAATAAATTATCAAAACAAAATTCGATTGTATTTGGGTTACCTTTAATGAGTTCAAACAATGAAGATTTTGAACATAAACTAAAAAATATAAAATATAAAATAATGAATATTCAATTTAAAATACTAAATAAAGTGAATACGTGTTTATATATGAATTATGAAAATTATATAAAAATAAAAACGTGTGATTTAAAAAAAGCGCCAACCTGTATTTTAGAAAAACCATTTATTAATAAAGAATTTGTTTTTGTAGTACGTCCAGATATTAAGGACGATATATATTATTTATATTGTTTAAATAATGAATTAAAAGAAGAACAATATAGTATAGCAAATATTCCTGATTATACTACTAGTGTAATGATGAATAAATTATTTAGAATTATAAAAGAAAATGATAATTTAGATAAATTAGAAGAAAGTGATACTGAAGAAGAATTTGAAAATGATAAATTTGATAAATATGTATATTTAAATAAATCACATAAGATGTCGTGTGTTTATAATACTACATTTAATAAATGGACTCCAATTCAATTATCCGATAATGAAATTATTAAAAATGATGAACTTAAACATATTTATAAATTATAAATTATAAATATATTATATGTTTATATAATATATGTCAGCAGGTTCAGGTGCTTCAAATATGGGTTATTCAAATATATCTCCATTTTTTGGAAATAGTATAAATAATGTAAATTATGTAAATTCAACTAATTCTCATAATCCAGCTAGTTTTAGCAGTAATGTGATACCAACTCACGGATTAGTAGGTGCGAGATCTAATGTGAATGCTGCGGCAGGAATAATAGGAGGTAGTTCAAGAATTATAAAAAATAAAATAAAAAATATTACTAAAAAATATAAGAAGATGGGAAAGAAAAGTTATAAAATGCGTAGTATTAAAAGAAGAAAAAGTAATTTAAAAAGAAGAAACAAAAGTAAAAGAAATAATTATAAACAAAAAGGAGGTGCACAATTCTTAAATAATACACCATTTTCACCAACATATTCAACTCCCGGAAATAGTGGAATTACAGGGAATTTAGCAAATCCGGTTTCATATAAAATATTACCTACTAGTGGACAATGTATAGATAATTATAATCATTATACAGGTAGAGGATTTTCAAGTAAAAATTAAAATTAAAATTAAATGATTTAATTAATCAATTACTTTTTTATGAATAATAAACATTTACCACATAAATAATTATCTTTAGGATTTACTTTTATAGCATCATTATCTTCATCTGAATCTGTTGTAATACTTTTATCTGTTGAACTATCACTTTTTATAGAAATGTTTTTAATACTTTTTACATTAATATTTAAATCTTTAGATGAATTAATTTTTAAATCTTTAGATGGATTATATATTTCTCTCCATGTATTAGTATCACTATTATATAGCGCATTAGTTGTATAAATAATTTTATAATTTTCTTTTTTATAAAATTTTTTTCTTTTTAACCATTGATTTTTAAATAATTGATGACTATCAATTATATCTACTACAATTGGACGACTATGTTTTTCCCTAAGAATACGTCCAACACTTTGTTCTATATCAGTTTTAGGTGTTGCCATTATTAAAGTAGTTAACGTTTTTATATCTAAGGCCTCTGCTGCCATAGCATAAGTAGCTATAACCACTTGTTTAGTTTCGGTTTCTTTTAAAGCTTGTTGTTTCATACCTCCTACATAATATCCAACTGTAGCTATATTTTTATGTGATATCGAATCATATAAATATTTAAGTATATTTTTATTATGAGCTAAAATCATTATTTGTTGAGACGGATTTTTTATAAACATATCACTTAGAACTTTTATTATAAATTCATTTCGACGATTATATACACATAATTTAGATATCATTGTGCTATAAGCTGGATTTCCTCTATAATCTAATTTCACTTCATTAAAATCTTCATCATCTACATAATATTCTATTGCTTGAACGACTACATTCATTTCTTCATTACGACTACTTTTAAATATGATATCACCCAAAAACATTTTAAATACTTTTGTTGTTCCATCTTTACGATTCATTGTAGCTGATAATCCTAACATATATTTAGTCACTATTTTAAATAACGCATTCGAAAATACTTCACTTGATATATGATGTACCTCATCTATAATTGTTAACCCAAAACTGTCAAACATCGAAACTGGATATTCTTTCATTGAGAGACTTTGAAGCATTCCTATAACTATATCTTTGTTTTCTATATCAATTATAGGACCTTGTATTTTACCTATACGTGCATTTGGTAAAAATTGTTCTATTCTCTCTATCCATTGATTCATTAAAAATTCTTTATGAACAATCACTAGAGTTTTCTTTTTTAATTTTGATAATATATATAATGATGCTGAGGTTTTCCCCCATGCACAAAATAAATCTAATAAACCACCTCCATATTTCACATTTTTACAATGATCTATAAATTTATTCACTACAGGCTCTTGATAATCCCGTAATAATCCATTAAAATCTACATTTATATCATCTCCTTCTTTTATCTTATATTCTTTAGGATGTCCAAAATTTTCTATACCATAATAATGCGGAATATAAAATTTATTTATTGTTTCTCTATACACTGGAAATGATTTCTGATTATTATTTATTGGCGAACCCATAACAAATGGTTTTATTGTTAAATCATTTCTTATTTTTTTTTGTTCGTCTATATTTAATTCATTCTTTAATATTGTATAACCTTTTTGACCTAAATAACTGTTGTAATTCATACTATTTATATTATTTGTAAATATATGTTTATATTCTTTAAATTTAAATTATATACGTTATTTTTTTAATACTATATTATTTAGATGTATTTCATACTATTTTTATTTTTATAATATTCTTTTAATCTATCTATCTATTTTTATTTTTTATTTTTTATTTTTTATTAACTTTTTTATTATTATTTAGTAATATATTCTTTATTATATCCTTTGCTAAACTTAATTTTTATAAATAAAATATATTAATATGATATATGGAAAGTGTTAACAGTTTATTTCAAAAAGATCATATTGGACAATTAGTTTTAATTATATTATTCATTATTTATTTAATTATTGGATATAAAACACCTGAACCACTCGCTAATATGGTCGATTCTTTAATTGGTAAAATTGTTCTATTTATTATCGTTATTTATTTATTTATATATACTAATCCACTTTTAGCTGTATTAGGATTATTTGTTAGTTTTGATTTAATTCGACTTTCTTCTATGACTACTGGAATTGATGCTCTTCAACGATTTGCACCTTCAGAAGATAAAAAAATATCACATTTTACAGCATATAATCAATTCCCTTATACATTAGAACAAGAAATTGTTACTAAAATGGCGCCTATAATGCAATCTGGAACATCTATTACTAAAGCATCATATAGACCATTATTAGAAAAATTATATGATGCTTCATATATTTCAAATTAAATTACTTATTTTAACATTATTTCTTTAAATTACTTATTTTAACATTATTTTTAAGATTATTTTTAAGATTATTTCTTTAAATTACTTATTTTAACATTATTTCTTTAAATTACTTATTTTAACATTATTTCTTTAAGTTGGTTTTTTTACTGTTGAAATTAAAGTATATATTTTATTAAGTATTAATAATATTACTATAAAAAAAATACATCCAAATAAAATTTTTACAATTGAATTATTCATTAAACTTGATAAATTCAAATTTTGTGAATTCTTTGTATATGTTACTCCAGTTGTTTCTTCTGAAGAACCTGTTGGATTACACGATATATATATCTCATCATTTACCGTAGTTGTCATATTCGGACCTGAACTATTCACAAATAATGCATTACCTGGGGTTGGTAATGGAAATACTTTAATTATTTCACCTAATGTAGTTAATGTCGCACTACTTAATGGAATACCTAAAATACTTCCATAAACTATCCAATTACTATTATCTGTTGTATAAGTATAAAATGGCTTATTCGGAACTATATTTTGTAAAGTAAAATTCGGAATATTTAAAGTTGTTGAATCACCTTCTGCTGGAGCATTTGTTGATACACTTTGAATTATTTCTGTTATTATATTTGAAGCATATGAAGTATCAGTTGAAGATATAATTGGAATCGCTACATTCAATAATTTACCTCCTGAAACTGGAGTGTGTTCTATTATGATTTCTCCAGCCGCAACTGAACCATTAAATAAATGAATAGAAGGACACGTTATATATACTATTATTACTGAATATTTCTCATTATTATATAAAACTGGAGGAGATGTACTATTTTCATAACTTAATTCAATTAATACACCTTTATTTGTAGCAGTCGAATTACTTGAAGAATAATCATAATTATAAGAACACTTTAAATCACATTTACCTGAAATATTTGATGAAGATATATTTATATTTTCACTCATTAATATAAGTATATAAATAAAAAATATCAATTTATTTATATACTAATGAAATTAACTAAAGGTAAAATAAGAAAATTACTTAATAATAAAAAACAAAGTTATAAAAAAAATTATAAAAATAAAAATAAATTATGTAAAAGAAAAACATTTAGAAGAAATAATAAAATTAATTTACATAGGAATACATTAAAAAAAATGTATTATACGATAGGAGGAGGAGGAGAAGAAGAAATTGATCAAAATAAACAACCATTAAAACCTGATATAGAACTACAAGCAGTACAATCCGCTGCTGCTATTGAAGCAGAAAAACAATCAATAATAGATACAACTACAGATACAACTACAGATACAACTACAGATGCAGAACTACAGGCGGTACAATCCGATGCTGCTATTGAAGCAGAAAAACAATCAAAAATAGATGATCCATCTGGTAATGATACTGATGCTAATGCTGATGATGATGAGAATAATAAGGATGAGGATGCTAATGAGAATGATAAGGATGATAAGGATGATAAGGATGATAAGGATACTGATGATGATGAGGATGATAATGATGCTGATGCTGATGCTGATGGTTCTGGTAATGTTATTCCAATAATTTCTGATGCTAGTAATAAAATACTAAAAAATGCTCAGGAATCTACAGACCCAATTTTAAATATGGTTGCAACTGATCCATCTGGTGATGAAACTAAACAAGCGATTAAGAAAATAACTGATGATTTAAACTCAAATGAAGAATTACTAAAAGCGGCAGCAATTTTGACCAAAACAGCTCAAACTGTTGCTTCTAACACTAATAAAGCAAATGATATAACTGCGGTTAATCAATCTAATGATGCACTTAATAATATTACACAAAATGCACAAACTTTGAAAGAAATAGTTGATAAAATTGATAATGCACAACAAACCGCAACTACTAAATCAGATACTGATAATGCGGCAACTACTGCTACTCCTTCTATTTCGGATGCATTAAATATTATACTTAATTATACAGCAACATTAATTGCACAAAAAATTAATTGTGATGGAGCACAAAATGGAACCGCATCAATAAATGCATCAGCACTAGCCGCAGGACTAGCCGCAACACAAATGGCAACACCAGATACACCATCATCAACAGAACTAGATACACCAGCAGCAACAGAACCATCAGCAACACCAGCAGCAACAACAGATACAACAGATACAACAGATACAACAGCAACAGCAGCAGCAGCAACAGCAGATCCATAATTTATTTATCTGAATGAAAAATAACAGGATATATATTTAAATTAATTTGAGTTTTATAATAAAATTCCGGTCCATAAATAGGCAAAATATGATAAAAATTAATATTTTTATATTTTTTTTCTGTGTTAAGTTCTTCTAAAGTTTTAAATATTGTACAATTATAAGTAATATTTTTAGAAATATCCTCTTCAATTGTATCTTTATCTTTAATACAAAGAGCATAAACTTTAAATAAATCCATACTTAACTTATATAGATTATTCTATCTATTTAAATATTTTAATTAGTATTTGTAACAGGTGAACCTTTTAAACTAGATGACATTTTTTTTGCGATATCCATAATATTACCTAATCCTCCTCCACCAGTATCCATACTTTGCATCATAGATTGTGCTTGTTTAGCCATAGGCATAATTCCTTGTATAAGTGGTGTCATAGCTTCCATTGATTTAGCCAATTCCATTTGTTGTTTCATTAAATGTTGAGTATCATCTGTTAATCTTTTAATTCCATCACTTCCAAGTATTTTATTTAAATCATCATACGCATCTTCAATAGTAGCAGCATAATCAATACGTGAATTTTTATTTTTATGGCGTCCAACTTCAAATTGTTCGTCAGTTTTAATATTAGAAGAAACAACTCCTTCATTATCGACAGTTTCATTATCAGTGCTTATTTCATTTTCAGGATTTTCGGTTCCTTGTAAATGATAATTTTCTTTTTTTCTATTTTCATCATTTACTTTATTAATTGTTTTATTATGTGTTTCATCAGTTTCACTAGTATTTTCATCAGTATTTTCCATTCCTTCTTTATGAGAAGTATTTATAGACAAAAAATTTATACATATAAGAGGAATGCCTAAAACAATAATATAATTTTTAGTAAAAAATGAAATTAGTATAGCTAATACTATAAAATATATAACATTATTTAATTTACCTATAAGCATATATCCAATAACATTAAAAAATGCAATAATTGCTATAAATTTTAAAACCCATTTATTTGTAAGAAAATTTGATACAGATGAAGGAATTTTCATTATATATATATATTATTTAAAAAAAAATGATTACTATTTATTAATATTAATTATAAATATTAATTATAAAATGTCGCAAACCAATAGTGAATATTCGGATTCTTCTGATTCTTCTGATTCTGAAGAAAATAGTATATATTTTGAAGGAGAAGAAATTAGTACAACTAAATATAATATGGTATTATGCGAACTGTTTCATAAATCATTTCACGGAGAACCTTATGATGATATAATTCAGTTTCATTATTTCGTATCATGGAGATTTAAAATAATGAATTTAGCAAAAATAAATAATATTATTCATTTTCTAAATGAAGAGTATCTACAATTAGTTAATAGTAATCATCCTTTTGTTAATAATCATTCAATTTATAAAAATTATAAAAATATATTATCATCCCCTAATTATATCAAACTTGAAATCGCACAATGTATTTATTATGAAACTCATTGTGTTGCTATTTTAAAAACATTTTGGATTAGATTAATTCAACGTAAATGGAAAAGTATTTTTAAAAATATAAAAGAGATACTACTTAAAAGATGTCAATTAAGTGCTTTAAAACATAAACAAAATACAGGAAGATGGCCTAATGATTGCTTCAATGTTCCTAGTTTAAAAGGTATGCTTTATCAACTTAAAAATTAAATACATATTTAATTTTTAATAATTAGTATTATTGTATATATAAGTAATTAATAAGTAATTAATAAATTATTAGTTAATGTTTTCTATGTGTTTTTCTTTTTTTCTTTTGTGTTTTTCTTTTTGGTTTTTTAGTTTTTCTTTTTTGCTTTTTACTTTTTCTTTTTCGACGAGTTCCACCCAATCCAAAAGGTAGTTCATTAAATAATGTTTTTGTTTTTGCTTCTGACGATCTTTTTTGTTGATTATTTGTTAAAGGATTATTCTTTGTTAAAGAACTTTTTATACCCAATAATTTTCCAAAGTCCAATCTTGGTTTTGTTGGTTCGATTGGTGTTGTTGGTTCGATTTGTGTTGTTGATGTAGGTTTTGTGGGTGGGTTTTTTGAAGGATTTGCCTCATTAAAAGTTGAAGTTTGTGAATAAAACGCATCTATTGGAGATACAGTTGTTGTATTGTTTTTTGTTATTTTATCATTTATATTTTGTACTGAATCAGTTATTTGTTTAATAATAGTATTAATCTCAATTTGGTCTTTTTCGTTAATATTACTATTATTTTGTAAGTTTTGTAGTATTTCAATACTTTTTTGCATTATAACAGTAGAATCTTTTATTAATTTAGTATATTCTGCATTCTTCTCTAGAAGTTTTGTTATTTCAACAGTTCTATTATCTATGTCAGTCTTAATATCAGCAACAGCAGCAGGGTTTTCTCCATTATTGTTTACAGATCGTTTGAGTAGTTGTGCATTTAATATTGCAATTTGTTTTCGTAACTCAATTATTGTTGTTTCATTAGAAGATAACTCATCACTAGAACTAACGATTGTATTATGTAAAGTGGATAATAATTCGAGTATTTTATCAATTTGAGTTTTAATATTAGCTAAATCCGATTTTACTGTATTATAAAATTTTGTATTTTTTTCATTGTTCTTATAATCATATTGATTTAAGTCTTTTAATTGGTTCATAGTGTCTATAAATAGTGTTATAAAATCTGGTTGTGTTGTATCGCTCATATTTATATATTAAATGAATATAATAATATAAATACTAAATATAAAATTACAATATATGTTCAACTAATGTTGATGTAATTTGAGAAAGTCCTTGTTTAATAAGTTTAATTTCTTTTAATATTTTAGATTGTTCGAATTGTGCATCTTGAATATTATATTTGCTTAATTCTTTGGAAATAATTAATTGATTCATATATTGATTTAATAATTGTAAGGCTTGAATTTGGTCATTTTTTTGTTTTTCAATATAATTATGTAAATGATCATAATCATTTTTAACAACATGTAAGAATTCATTTTGTTTAAGTGTATTATTAAATTGAGATTGATAATCAATTAATATTTGTTTTTTAGATGAAATTAAATCTTGTAGGAGTAAGAATTGTTTTTCTTTTTCAATTAAGTTATAATTGGTAGTGTTAGTGTTAGTATTAGATTCATAATTTTTAGGAGATTTTAAAGATATTTTAATTTTCATTATTAAAATAAGAAATTATTATATTATATAAAAAATAAATTTAAAATCTATCTAATATATAATTTAGTAATGTCAAAACATCAAAACGAGCCATTATTAAATGAAGATGATAATAGATTTGTAATGTTTCCAATAAAATATGATGATATATGGGAAATGTATAAAAAGCAAATAGATTGTTTTTGGCGTCCGGAAGAAATTGATTTAACGAAAGATTTGATTCACTGGGAGAACTTAAGTGATGAGGAAAGATTTTTTATTTCGAGGATTTTAGCATTTTTTGCTGCGAGTGATGGAATTGTATTAGAGAATTTGGCGTGTAGATTTATGAAAGACGTACAAGTTTCAGAAGCTAGAGCATTTTATGGTTTCCAAATAGCAATGGAGAATATTCATAGTGAAACATATAGTTTATTAATAGAAACATATATAAAAGATAAAGAAGAGAAACATCAATTGTTTAATGCAATAAATAATTTCCCCTGTATAAAAAAGAAATCTGATTGGTCGCAAAAGTGGATACATGATAATAGAAGTAGTTTTGCGACAAGATTAGTTGCGTTTGCGTGTGTAGAAGGTATATTTTTTAGTGGTGCGTTTTGTAGTATATATTGGTTAAAAAAGCGAGGTTTATTACCAGGGTTATCTTTTTCAAACGAATTAATATCTCGTGATGAAGCGTTGCATTGTGAATTTGCAGTACTATTATATAGTAAATTATTAAAAAAATTAGATAAAAATCGAATTCACGATATAATAAAAGAAGCAGTAGATATAGAGATAGAATTTATATGTGAGGCGTTGCCGTGTAAATTGATAGGTATGAATTCAAGTTTAATGAGTCAATATATAAAATTTGTAGCAGATCGTTTATGTGTGCAATTAGGATATAAAAAGATTTATAATGTGGTAAATTGTTTTGATTGGATGGAGTTAATTAGTTTGGAAGGAAAAACCAATATGTTTGAGAGAAATTTATCAGAATATAGTTTAGCAAATAAAGTGAATAATAATGTATTTGAATTAACAGAAGATTTTTAAAGAATAATAATTATAATCTTAAATATTCTTTAATTTTTAAAGAATATTTAATTTTCATATAAACAATTTTGAATACTAGCTATTTGTCCTTTAATACCAATTTTGTCTAAATAAATGATATTATTTTTTTTGGGTAAATTAATAAATACTCCAAGTATATTTTCATATTCATAACATTGACGCATTAAATCAGTATTAGAAATTAAATATTCGAGTAATTCTTTAATATTAGAATAATATATTTTATAAAATGATGTATGAATGACTTTATAATTATCAGAATTGGTTAAGTTACCATTGATACAAACAATATTATAATTATTAAAATTAGAATAATTAAATTCTTCTGTTAAATAATATCTTCCTGTAATTTTAAAAAAGTGTTTAAAAATGATATTATTTTTTAAAATATATTCTAAAGCATAGATAGTCATAGTTCCTTCGCCTAATGATTTAGAATTACTATAAATATTAGAAACTTTATCAGGTTGATCAATTAAATTTAAGAAATAATCACAATTTTGAGTAAGATATAATAATTTATCTTGTTCTAAATTAGAGCATTCAACAATCATAATTTTAGCATTAGGTATTTTATCTTTAATAGTTTTAATAGTATTAACAGTTTGTTGAAATCTTTCTTCATTAGTATAATATGAACGAATATTAGAATAAGATAAAGGAATATCTGGTGTATTAATAATAGATGTTATTAATATAAAATTGTCGAATAAAATAGATGATAACATTATAATATTATAATATTATAATATTATAATTAAATACTTATATTATAATATTATAATTAAATACTTATATTTAAGTATTTAAAAAGTATAAAAATAAATCATATAATAGATATAATATGGTTTTTACAATAGGTATAGTATCTTTCTTTGTTTGTATAATATTTGTTTATATTATGTTATATGTATTGTATTAATAAATAGATAATATATGTTATTAATAAAAATGATAATTATATTAAAAGTATTTAAAAATAATTCATATAAATATTTATAATATGATTACGTGTCATTTAATGGGTGGATTAGGTAATCAATTATTTCAAATCTTTACTACTATATCATACGCAATTAAAATGGGTAAAAATTTTGGGTTTTTAAATGTAAAAAGAGTTGATAAAAGACAATCATTTTGGAATACTTTTTTTAAAAGTATAAATGTATATTTATATAATAATTTACCAGCAGATTTATATATTATTAAAGAACAAAATTGCGATTTTAATGAATTATCTATAATAGAATTGAATAAACCAAATGTATGTATATATGGATATTTTCAAAGTTATAAATATTTTCAAGAAAATTATACACAAATTTGTAATATTCTTAATATTACAAATATGAGAGAACAATTAATTAATATAACGAATCATAAATATTCTTTTGTAAATTCAATTGGAATGCATTTTAGACTAGGTGATTATAAATACAAACAACAATATCATCCATTAGCAACATATACATATTATGAAAATTCTTTAAAATATATTAAAAATAAAAATAAAAATATCAATTATACAATTTATTATTTTTGTGAAGAAGAAGATATATCTACAGTAATGAAAACAATCAATCAATTACAACTCAATTTTCCGAATTATATATTTTGTCGTGGAGGTGAAGAATTAAATGATGAAGATCAATTATTATTAATGAGTTGTTGTAGTAATAATATTATAGCGAATAGTACATATAGTTGGTGGTCGGCATATTTAAATGAAAATAAATCTAAAATAGTATGTTATCCATCAGTGTGGTTTGGTGAAGAATATAAAAATAAAAATACGTCTGATATATGTCCTTTAGAATGGATAAAAATAAATGGATAAAAATAAATGTTTCAATGTTAAAAAATATTTAATAATTTTTAAGTATATTTAATAATTTAGATGTATTATTTTTTGAATTAAATGCAGAATCGGAGTGTATTCTATGTTTAACAAGTATATCAGTAAAATTAAAGAATGTATATCCATTTTTACGTAATTTTAACCATAATTCATAATCTTCAAGTCCATCATTAGAAATCCAATAACATAATTTTTTTTTAATAATAGAACTGGAATTAATTATTGGATTAACTAATTTAAAATTAAAATTAGAAATATCTCCAGTTGGTATAGAAGAAATAATTCCACTTCTATCTCCAAACCAAATACATTGAGTTCCAAGAACATCAAATTTATTTAATAATGTGGATTGAATAGTTAATTTTTCATTAAACCAGATATCATCAACATCCATTAATGCAATAAAATCAAATTTGGCATATTTAATCAATTCATTTAAAGTATTTGATTTACCAGTAATATTATAAAAATCAAATACTTTAATTTGTGCATTTTCATATTTTGCTGCAATTTGATATTCATTAGAATTTTCTGAAAATCCATTAATTCCAATTAAAAGTTCCCAATTAGTATATGTTTGATTTAAAATAGATCCAACAGATTCATCAATAAATTCGATTCCATTAAATATAGGCATTAAAATACTTATCATATTATTATAATAAATGATATGATATATTTAAATTATTATAATATATATTAAATAATAATAATAATAATATATATTAAATTACAATTTAATTTAATATTCTTTGAAACATAAACCAATTATCATATTTAGTATTCTCTCTATAAAGTTGAAAATGATTAATATTTGAAAAAATACAATCAATAATAATAAGTTGATCATCTTTAACTACATATTTATGATTAAAATATAATTGTAATTTAGTATCATAAATGTATGACCACCAATTTATTTTATCTTTATGTATAATAAAAAATCCTCCAGCAATTGAAACTTGATCTAGTGGTATGTTAATATTAGGTAAATTGTATTTATTTTTATTATTAATAATTTTATACAAATAATTTATATAATTATCATTATTATTAACACATCCATATATAATTTTATTTTTATTTATATTTGTTATTATATTATAATTCGGCCATTTAGATAAAAGAGAAGTATTTAAATCATTATTTCTATTACGAAAATATCCTATATCACACCATCCATAAAATTCAGTATCAAAATATTTATTTTGTATAGTTTCATTTACAAACCATATTTTTTCTGACCATAACATATTTAATTCCCAACTAGAACAACTATTTAATAAAGTATTGTTAATATGATTTTGTATCCAATAATCTTTATATTTGTAGTTATAAAATTCAGTTAAAGGTTTAATAATAATTTTAATATTTGTATTATTTAGTGTATTAATATATTTATTTGTATTAGCATCAGTATAAATTACTAAATAAAAATTATTAACAATTGAAATAAGATATTTCATCCATTGAATATAAATATTTGCCTGATTTTTTGATTTAATAATATAAAAACAACTTGAAAATGTAATCATATATATATTATATTATTTAAAATAGTATTTAAATATAATTTTGTGAATTTATATTATGATAGAACAAGAATTTATATTACTTATTATGAATTGTAAAAAATATATTAAAAAAGCACAATTTCAAAAAATAACTTGGTTAAAATTACTTCCATCATATATTAAATATTATCACGTAATTGGAGATGATACATTAGATACTGATTATGTTTTTGATAATGATAATCATATTTTATGGGTAAAAATTGCAGATGATTATAACTCTTTACCATCAAAAGTTATTGCTTCATATCAAGCCATTTATGATTCATTTAATTTTAAATACTTATTTAAAACGGATGATGATCAAATATTAGTAAAACCACTATTTTTTAATATGATTACTAATTTAATTAAAAGTATGAATCCTATTCCTCATTATGGAGGATATATTGTTGATGTAAAACAACCTTATTTATCTCAGTATTATAAATTTCATAATGAGTTGCCAAAACATTTACCATTATATGTAACTAAATATTGTAGTGGTAGATTTTATTTTCTCTCTAAAAGTGCTATTTCTTTTTTAATTAATAGAAAGGAAAATATACAAAAAGAATTTTTAGAAGATTATGCTATAGGTTTTAATTTAGATGATGTATATAAACAAAATATATTAAATATCTCTACTAATACATTTTTTACAGATATTGAATTATCTGATTTTCCACGATTAATTAAAGAAAATAAAATATGAGATTTCATTATATTATTATTATATAATATAATGAGTAAAGAAGAAGAAATTACAATAAATGCCGGAACAATTCTATTTTCTGGTGGAGGATATGAAAACTGTATATATCCATTTAAATATATGGGACAATCACATATATGGAGTGATGGTAAAATAATATATTTAACTAATGATGAAAATACAGCTGCTAGATATGCTTTAGCACATAAAAATAAAATTATTAAAAAATTTAGTTTAAAAAAAGATTTAATATTAAAAAATATAACAGATGGATATATGCATTATGAATATGATGAACTTGCACAATTCTGTCATCCTCCTAGTAATGGATATTATTTAGATTGGAGTGGTGACAAATCAATTATTGAAATCGCATTATGTAATGCTGGTAATCATCTTAATTATGAAGGATGTAAATCAAGTAAATTGATAAAAGATATTGATAATAGAAAAATACCATATACATATGAATGTGCTCCATTTTGTAAATCAAGTCTTAAATCCAAAAGTAAATCCAAAAGTAAATCCAAAAGTAAATCCAAAAGTAAATCAAGACTTAAATCCAAAAGTAAATTCAGTCTTAAATCAAAAAGTAAATTCAGTCTTAAATCAAAAAAAAATTCTAGTCTTAAATTAAAAAAATATAATACACTTTAAATAAATATATATTGTGAAATTAAAAAATACTCATTTTAGGCAAAAATAATTGTCGTTGTTGTTCTTTTTGCATTTTTAAGAATTGTATTTTATCTAAATCTAACATTATATGATTATAATTTGTGTGTCTTTTTTCAATATCACTATAATCTTCTTTTTGTGTAACAGTTAAAGGAGTTATTAAATACCAATTATGTATACCTTGAATATTAAACCAATATTTATCAATAGCATAATATTTATGTAAAGTGGGATTATGTATAAGTTTTTGAATTCCTTCTTTAAAATTGTCAATAAGAGTATTAAAATAATGTTTTTTAACTAAATATCCAGTAGTAGTTTGACATTTATTTACTTTAATACATGAATCATCTATTTGTGTATATGGTGGAATATTATTTCCAGCAAATAAAAGAACATCAAATTTTTTATGATTAGAGAGAAATTTATTCAATTGATTTATAAATATGGGTGGATTTAAAAATAAGATATCATCTTCAAGAATTAATACATGATCTAAATTGTTTAATTGTGCTTGTTGTAAAATTTTTAAATGACTCATACTACATCCTAATGCTCCATTTTTTAATTGAATAGCTTTAAATCTTTTAGCTGTAATACCTAAATTAGTTAATTGTTTTTCCATATGTATTTTTCGATCAGGTCTTGAATCTAAATTTATATAAAATACGTGTTTTATATCAGAAATATGATTCATTAATATTAATATTAATATTAATATTTAATATTTAATATTTAATATTTAAATATATTAAATTAATAATATTATTTTCAAAATCTCTCATTTATTATTTTCGTGAATAATATATATATATATTATATATTATTAATATGAAATGTTGTATTGCTGTTTTAACAAGAGGATATAGTGATATAAATAAGTATTCTATGTTAATAAGTAGAAATAAACATATATTACAAAATTTAAATAATAAATCTATTAATATGTTATTTTTTCACGAAAATAATATAATAGAAGAACAACAATTATATATTAAAAATCAAACACCTGAATTAAATATAATATTTATTAATATATTAAACAACTCATTTAAAAAGGAAAAAGAATAAATTCATCATGAAGAAGCGGTTATTTATAATATAAAATATAGACATATGTGTTCATTTTGGTTTGTTGATTTTTGGGAAAATGTAAAAGAGTATGATATGTTATTAAGAATAGATGAGGATTGTGATATAAAATTTAATATTGATAATATTTTTAATAAATTTAATAATTCTTGTTTATTTATAACTGGACAAATGGCAAATGATGATGCTTGTGTGACAATAGGATTAAATGATTTATCATTAGATTTTATAAATAAAAATAGTAATTATATATTTAAAAATTATGATAGAAAAATTCCATCTGGTCCATATACGAATTTATTTGGTATATATCTAAGTAAAATAAGAGAGAACGATATGTGTATGAAATATATAAAAGAAATAGAGTTAAGTGAAATGATTTATAAAAGAAGATGGGGTGATTTACCATTATGGGGTGATCTTATTTATTATATATATGGTAATGAAGTACTAAATATTGATAATACTTTAAAATATTATCATGGTAGTCATAATATAAATATTAATTAAATATTATATAATAAATATTTAAAGAATAATTGGACATTTTTATATAATTGGACATTTTTATATAATTGGACATTTTTAAGGATAATTTATGTCATTAAAAACAGTAATTTATGTCATTAATTAAATGATGACATAAATTACCCAAACTAGATTTGTCCATTTTTTTATTTTTTTATCATAACAAAAATAATAATTTTATTTTAGTGTCCTTACCTTAAAAATATTTATGCAGTAAAAAATATTTTTTTTCAAGACTTTTTTTCAAAAATAAAATT